AAACCTTTCGGACAACTTTGCTTGGATTTACATACAATTGCTCTACCTGTTGAGCTACATCATGTGCACAATGCCCATGACGACGGGACTCGAACCCGCAACCCATTGTTCCTGGTTGTAGTTAAGTGCTGTAAGTTGTTTATTTTGTACTCAGCAAATATACCAAATTTCTGACTGAGTGTCAAGTATTTATTCAACGCGGCAAAGCGTAATAACTACTTTCTCATAGTTCTGGGTCGAACTTGTCGAAATTAATATTATACCCGTCTACTGCATCCTTCAAAACGCCTATTGGATCAATGGCAGTATTCTTAAGAACGGCCTTAAGAATTGTCGGACTAAACCCGGATACCAGAGCTACATTATCCCTGTTATCGATCGGACTACCTTTGTATCCACCTACCAGGTTCCAAAATACTAGCTTTGGAGCTTCATACCCATATTGTTTATATTTCTTTTGTATGTTGTCCAAATGTGTCGTATTGCTGGCGCATGCATCGAATTGCATATCTGATAAGATTATTAGTGTAGAAGGCATTTTATCTGCTGGTACAGAAGCTGCGTTTGCTAACTTTAAAATCAATTCATATGTACGCTCTACATTGGTATTACCTCCAACTTGAGCATGCCATAGTTGCATAATCTTCTGGTGAAGATTATGTGCTGGATCAATCTCAATCCATTGAGGACGATCAGAAAAAGTGATCACTTTATGTGAGAAAGGTCCAACGTTTCTTTCTGCAAGATAAAGCCCAAGAGCTAATGCTACATCAATGGGCTGACTACCTGCTTTATCAATAGCTACCCAAGTCATTGATGCTGACACATCAATCACGGCCAAAAAATATTGGCCCGAATCTGTGAACTCTGGTAGATTTGTCCACATTTTATCGCCTACATCAACGTCTTTTCGTGCGTGTCTTACTACTTCATGAGGATAATTTACTGCGGTATTAATTTTTTGAGTAGAATCGCCTAAAAAATCCGCGAAACGCTGGGCATCATTTTTACGAAAAGCACGGCTGTACTTTCTCATTGCTACTGATGGAACAGTAGAATAATTAATCGATTCCCAGTCTTTTGAGCACATTGCTTGCTCCACTGTTTCAGAATTATTTTTTAATAACTGACGATACCCCGCATTGGTTATCCCAAGCTCATCTCGGATAGCTCTTGCCAAATTACCTTTGCGTGGTGCCCATTTTGAGGCTAAGCGATCGCCTTTTTTAATCGCTGCTCCCCACTCCTTTACTACATCATTTAGATGTGTATCGGTTATATTTTCCAGATCTTTCCAGCGCCCATATTCTGCAATCTGGACGAGGTTGTCTGAAATAAAACTTGGTTGTGTTTCTGCCAAATGCTTTAGCAGTTTTATTCCTGCCGCTCTTTCTCCCGCCCCGGTGCGAGGATCACGAAGCCAAAACACTGTTTTAGTTGCTAAAACATAATCTTCGTTTTTTGCTTTTGTATACAGATGCACCAAATCATCTTTTCCTTCTAACACCTGCATTCTCTGTACTGCAGCCTGTGAGAAAAAATCAATCAGTGGCCCAGCACTTTCATATTGAAGTGCTTCGTTTTCTGTTTTCATGTAATTAGGCACAATTACCTCCTAAATATAAAGTTTGTCATTCTATATTTTTATTCCATAAAAATTATGAAACAGTCCAGATACGATGGAATGCACCGCAAGGACCACATAGGGAAGCATCACAACCGTTTCATAACTTCGAAAGATGCCATGGAGTTCGTCAACTCTGCCTAATCATGGACCGGTCTACATCTTTCTATTTCAGTCTCATCTAATTATTCACTGTAACCAGTGAATCATCTATTAGTAGTTAGTCGGGTTATAACCTTGCTATACTTCTACCCGAAGAAGTTTTGTGGGATGATGGTGGGGACAGGACTCGAACTCGCAACCTTCCGATTATCAGTCGGACGATCTACCTTGATCGGTTTTGAATTCGACATGGCCATGGTATCGAACACCTTTACCCGTAGTTGTCTATTGATCTATCCCACTCGTGGAGAGTGATGGATTTGAACCACCGTAGCCCTGTGGGCGCCAGATTTACAGTCTAGTGCAATTGAACCTCTCTGCCAACTCTCCATTAACCTATACATCTGATAAAATACTCGCCATTAACCCATGGACTGGCGTAGGCTTTCAATACTCTTTTTCCATCATAATTTTTAGTCTTTTTTATTTTTGCAAGCTCTTTATAATCCGTAGTATCCCAAGTTGTGCCGTCTGGTAACGTTATCGTTATGTTTTCAGCTTTTCTCCTTAATTTAGTTAATGAAAAGCATTCTGATTCTACTATGTTTAAGTGTTTCATGTCATTCTCTCCATTACATAAAACACCTTATAAAATATTCTTTCCATTTCCAAGGGCTAGAATATGCTTTCAATACTCTTTTTCCATTATATTGTTTGGTTCTTTTTATTTTCCACATTTCTTCAAAGTTGGGACTATCAAATTTCTGGCCATCAGGAAGTGTTATTGGTGCTGTTGGGACTTTCCTTCTTAATCTTGTTATACCAGGAGTTTCCGATTCTATTATATTTAATTGTTTCATGCTGATAAACTCCCTATATATTCTAAAAATTTTTTAGATGCCTCTATGTCTACTACTTTCTTATAGGCTCGTGTAATTATAGGATCGGTGTCTGGTACGTCACTTAAAAATACTAATTCTCTTTCTACTTTTATGAAAAATTTACGTTCTTGAAAATATGTAATACGCATATGGCGTCCATGGGGCAATGTTTGCACTTTAAGTGTTTTTTGACCATTATACAACATTGCCTTACGAATCTCGTCTATTTCATCATATCTTTTATAAGAAGTTGCTTCTGTTTCAATGTCTTCTTTATTTATAGAATTTGCTGGTAAAATACAAAATCTTTTCTTTAATCGTTTTTTCTTGCTCATAATGAGATCCCGGTCAGATTTGAACTGACGTACGAGGATTTGCAGTCCCCTGCTTAGCCAGACTCAGCCACAGGATCATAAAATTGGTGGGCGATTATCATCTTTACTGGATGAAGGGTCTCTCAGCGTACTGCGAAAAATTTCGTAACGATATTCTTCGCAATGACGGGTTACGATACAAGCGTCCCCTTAGGCTCTACTAAGATTTAATTGGTTTATAACCAAACCACATTACTTCAAGAAGCTTCCAAACATCTCCTCGAAGTGAACGCTCCAAGGTCCGGGTGATATTTTCTAATGCGCGCTCCGGACAGTTTCAAATCTCATCGCACAATCCTCGTAGGTTATGGCAACGTATCTTGTGCTATATGATGCTCCTTACGGAACCCACCAATTTAGTAGGGAATACCGGAATTGAACCGATCGCCTCCTGGTCCCAAACCAGGCGTCTCACCATTAAGACTTATTCCCTGTGAGGTGGAATTACTTCCACCAAGATTTAAGTAACATACCACCATAAACATAGTGGGTGTGTGTCATATAATTGCTTATTCCAAATAATACAATACCTAACCAAAAATTAAATTCTATGCCGCTATGTACTCCTGTAAATATGGTTAGATATTGAAATATTTGTCTAATAAATTTTGCTCCATGCCAACCGTCAAAAAACAAAGCTGGAATAACTAATCCTGCTATTTTTTTACGCCCTTGGCTTGGATCACCATTTACATATTTTCTTGTCCATGTTTCTTTTGGATCCATCAAGTACCATGACAACCAATCATTCTTCGGGAGCCAATCAAATACTGAATCCTTATAATGATATGCCAAAGTATCCTCTACATCATTAAATACTATGGAAATAATCCAAAGCACCAATAATAGTAAAATCCAAAGTATTATTTCTATCATTTATTTCTCCTTAGTATTAAGATTCATTTATTGCAGTCCTTCTAAAAAGTTCTAGTATAAATGGATCATTCGGATGCCTTTCACATATTACTTCATACAATTCTTCCTGTGGTAATTGCTCTAACTCTCTTGGATCAGGTTTTTCCTGCTGTGCCAACAGATGTAACCTCTTTTGACGCTGATTTACCTGTTCGAAATGTTGTAAATATAGCTTTATTTTTGTTAATATAGCTTTATTTTTGTTAATATTATTCTGTCCCATTTAATATCTCCTGTTTTTTTCTTTTTTGCTGATAGCAGTGAGCGGGCAGTGAGGCTCGAACTCACGGCATTTTCCTTGGCAAGGAAACATTCTACCACTGAATTATGCCCGCGTGGAGCGTCATGTCAGGCTTGAACTGACCACCTGTAGCTTGGAAGGCTACCGCTCTACCCACGATGAGCTAATGACGCGTTGAGCCACCTCCAGGAATCGAACCCGGGACCCGCTGCTTACAAGGCAGCCGCTCTGGCCTGCTGAGCTAAGGTGGCTGGAGCGGACTGGTTTATTCGTTCCCTTAAGGCACGCCCGCAATGCCTGTTTTGCTAGCTATTCGTAATGACGTTTAGGAATTAATCCGTCGTCATGCATTTCTAATGCTGCTACTGTTAATGCAGCTACTTTGATCATCATTTTACGATATTCGGCTGAACCGGTAGGCATTGTCACAGCATTACCTACATAGGTATTAATATATGCGGCCCAATCATTTGCATTGCCATCCTGATATTTTCTCTCTTCTTTGATATCATCAAAGATTTTTTGTTGATTTGCCATACTTCTCTTTATATTTTCCTCTGATTCTTTTTTTATTTGCCTGATAATATCTTTTATTTACTATAGATCTACATTCAGGACAAAGATTAGTGGTGCTTTTTTCTGTATCAAACATTCTAAAACAACCACCACACTGATTTAAGTATTCATTTCTCCTCCCTCGCTTTCATCATTGCATCGGCAATTTGATAACAATTAGCCGATATAAATTGATCAATCGACAAGTTATGTTGTTCGGCTGCTTCCCCTGCTGCAAATCTATAAGTTTCGTTTGATAACATACCATTCAATGCCAGCCCGGCAAACCAATCACGTAGTGTTATACTATATTGTGGAAATACCGCATCTTTCATTTCCCCTCCCTTTTAGTCTATCCAAACATAACCTTGTTCTGGTACTTCGCCTTCATATTCTTCTGATTTTATTTGTTCTGCGTAAATAATTAATATATCTTTTCTTTTTTCAAAACGGGATGGTAACCTTAATTGTTTAATTGATTCGCCTTCACTAATATCATAATCCTCGCCGCAGCAAGTACAAGTAATTCTTTCGGGATTATGCCCAAACCGATTATAAAAAACAATTTTTGCTTTTTCTACCGGGGCTTCAATATAAATATATTGCCATTTTTCTTTTAAATTGCCGCCGGAATGCATATCCATAAATTTCGTCCAAGTCATTCTCCCCTCCATTCTTTCTTTTTGATTTAACAATAACAATATATGGTTTTTACCATTTACTATTTTTGGTTAAATGCGTTCTACAAACCACTGTGTATCCCATGTGTTTGGTAGATTTCTTATTTGTCGTACAAATGCATTTGCTTCTTTAGTAGTTGCAAATATTTTTCTTTTACATTCTTTTCTTACTTTCTGCTCATTTCCGCCTGTATACCACACATTGCCTAAATCTGTAGTGTCTTCATTTAACATATAAAAAACACCATTAATTTTGTTGCGGCCAGTTATAATACATTTTCTGGCTATTCCCATAACAATTCTCCTTCTGTTAATTGGTAGGCCCGGAAGGACTTGAACCTATCACTATCTCGATTAAAAGTCGAGTGCTTTACCAGCTAAGCTACGGACCCAATTACGTTTTTCTAGGTGCTTGATCCCCAAAATCTACATCTTCCATGAATATGAATCTTCCATCTTCAAATTCTAAGGAAGTTCCAAAAAGCGTTATGCAGCTTTTTCTTTTGTCATAATGTCCAGTTTCATAGTCAACGCCATGCTTATCAAAAAATTCTTTGAACTCTTCAAATTCAGTTTTATCCATGAAATTATCCCTTTATGTTTATAATTGGTTTAATGTGATGAATGACTTCTACCAAGTCTTTTTGTTGTTCCATCACTTCAAAAATATTTTTATATGCGGCCGGCGATTCATCTATGGTAGCTGTCTCTACACGTGCCTTGATGCCATTCATAGACTTCTTGAAATCTTCCATCTTCAGACTTTCTTTCGCTGCTCGGCGGCCAAGTACTCGTCCAGCCCCGTGTGAAGAGGAGTATAGAGATTCTGGATTACCTTTACCTTTTACAATAAAGGATCCATCACGCATATTGCCAGGAATTACTCCCATCATGTCTTTTTCTGCATGGGTGGCACCTTTACGATGTATCCATAAGCCATCTTTTAATTCAGCATGATTATGGTTACGATTAATTAATCCATCCCAGTCTCCATGTCCTTTTGAATGGCGTTTAACTACTTTTTCCACACGACGGATCATTTCGGCACGGTTCAATAAAGCAAACTCTAAGGCATAATTAATGTCTGTGATGTAGTCTTGTCCGTTTTGAGAGTTTATGTCCAAAACAAAATATCCTTCTCGAGCTTTGCCATCTCCTGATGCTGCCTTCATATAATGAGTCGCTATATTGTGTCCAAAATTTCTGGATCCGGAATGGATGATTACCCATATTTTTTCATCCTCATCATAGCCTATTTCAATAAAATGATTTCCTCCACCTAATGAACCAATTTGATATACTCCCTTCTCCGAGTAAATTTTTCCAAAATGCTGAGTAATTGGCATCTGTTCCAGATGTTTGGTTGTATCAAAAGACACTCGTTTTTTATTCCAATCAAACCCAACTGGAATTACCTCGTATATTTCCTTGAAAATATTTTCTGTGGACGACTGTATTTGGTCTTTATGAAACGATGTAGGCAATGCACACATGCCACATCCAATATCATATCCTACAGCCGCCGGCCATATAACATCTTTCATGGCAACAACTGCACCAATTGGAAGTGCATATCCAGTATGTGCGTCTGGCATTAGTGCGCCTTGTACTACTGTATCTTGCTTCATTGCTTCATAAAATTGATCTAATGCTTGCCCTTCCACGTATTCGGCATAAATTTTATAAGGCTTATTTTTTGTAGATTTTACCTTTTCAGATATTTCTTTATCTAAAAGATTGTCTTTCAATAGTGACATTATATCTCCTTGAATTCTTTTATCATTTGTTCAAGTTTATCAGCATCATCTTGATTCATTGTCCAATTGCCAAAATACCCATAACGACTTTTATATCCAAATGTATATTTTATGGCCAACCACAGGCGCTGAAAAAAGTTTCTATGATTTCCAAGAAATACTGATACATATATTTCTTTTTCTTCTTTATCAAGTGTAAATCTTATTGTATGTTCATCATGTGCACAAATGCATTCAAAAAAATAAGAACCATCTAACATTTTTTTCTCCTGTTTTTTAGTGGAGAGTAAGAGGGTCGAACTCTTAACCTTCGCCGTGCAAGGGCGGTGCTCTCCCAATTGAGCTAACTCCCCATGTGTGCGCCCTGAAAGATTTGAACTTCCGATCTCCTGGATGTAAGCCAGGCGCCTTACCAACTTGACCAAGGGCGCTACCCCGCGAGAGACTCGAACTCCCGACACCCACGTCCGTAGCGTGGTGCTCTGATTCCAGCTGAGCTAGCGGGGCTTTAGATATTAAAATATATAAAAATATATCCCGGGTATATAGGCTAGTTCCTAATTGTATTCTAGGATATAATACTTGTTTGCCTATTAATTTTCTTCCATCATTGATTAGAAATACATCAACATCAATACTGCTAGTTGCTTCTATGTAAGGGTATTGTAATATGTTTATTTCCATTTTGTATTTTCTATAACTATATAAATATTATGATTCCAAATAGTACTATCCGTACTTAATATAAGATTTCCTTTGTCATCGGGAATTATGGCTGCTTTTGCTAAAATTGTGCAATCGCTGTATGATTTTGCGTTTCTTTCTCGTGTAGTAACCACAGAAGCTCTTTTAATTTTAAATCTTATCATTGTACCCCTCCAGGAATTTGAATCCCGACCTTTGAAATTAGAAGTTTCATGCTCTATCCAGTTAAGCTAGAGGGGCTATTTCATATATTTATAATTTTTATTTTTAAAAAATTCTTTTGCCATGTCTATTACTTCTTCTAAAGACATATCTGTTCCAAGCTTTTCGTAAATTTCTGAATTGTCAACAAGTTTAGACCAATCTTCATCAAATTTCTTTAATTCTTTTTCATCCCATCCTTGAGATCCAAGATAAATTATTGTGACTTCTTCGGTTGCGCCTGATGCTGCCATATGAAAAATAATATCGACCACCATAGATGCACTAATACGCAAAATAATATATTTGTCTGTGAACTTTACTTGCATATATTCTCCTTTTTTGCACGCCCACAAGGATTTGAACCTCGAGTCTCGGATTTGGAGTCCGATGGTTTACCAATTAACCGATAGGCGCGTCTAAATCCCACTCTTCGTCAACTAAAAAAATATCTCCTGAAAACCAGAATGTGCCGCCTTGATTAACTCCTTTTTCGGCATATTGATTTTTGCCAATAAGAATTCCTTCTTGTTCTTCTTTAGGAGTTACGTCTGGTGTTCCTTTTAGAACTGGCCGGGATGCCACTATAATATTGATCGATTTCATCTGTTAATATGACCTCCGTGTTGTATGTGGTTACAGTACAGTCGTGTGAAAATGTTACTATAACTTCTCCTATTCTTTTTCCTTCCGGATAAGGTATCACGGTTTCTGCTTGTGTTGCACTATACCAATAAACTGGAGTTGTTATTACTTGTTTGTTAATTAAATTTATATTTTTCATAGTGGTCCCGGGGAGAATTGAACTCGCCGTTTTCTGGTTGAAAGCCAGATATCCTAACCATTAGATGACGGGACCTCTGGGTGCTTTTTTAATTTTTCTTTGTGGAAAAGGAAAAATAAAAAATACTGTAGCGTGTACTACATTTGAAGGCATTCCTTCGTAACCTTTAATATTTTTTGCTGTGATAATTTTACTTGCATTAAATTGGGTTGGGGAAGGATTTTGTGTTTTTAAATCAACCTGTATTGTTCCATTAAACATTCCCAAACCTGTACCTTTTATTATATATGCTTTCATAGAGGGTCGTCAGGGAGTCGAACCCTACCTATACGAGCCACAATCGTACGTGCTTCTGCCCATATACACTACCGACCCTTAAGTACTCTTTTTAATTTTTTGCAGTCTATGCATATCTGCTCTTTCCTTCTAAATGTTTCAAATATTTCTCCACATGCTTTACATGCTTTGTCTCGCAAGCCTTCTGGCCTGTCATCAATCTCTGCAGTACATATATCTGTGCTGTCTGCTGTATCTGTTATTCTTATCCAGGTAGTTCCTGCTGTAGAAGTATCGCCTGTATATTCTAATGTTGCAAATCCCATAAATTATTACCTTAATAAAACAAAAATAGGGTGCTGTCCAGGTCGCTCATTTCTACGCCGTTGGTTAGTGCGGACTTAAAGCCAGTACGCGAGCCTCTAGCCGAACGTTATGACTAGAATATCTTCTCGATCACCAACATTATGTCTCTTTCTCTAGGAGTATTCTCACTACGAAATGCCCTCGATGCAGCACCTCTAATTAAAGGGAGGATGTGCCGGCTGAGGACGCATTGCGTCCTCTATCCTCCCGTAGTAGCGCGGACGGGATTTGAACCCGTGACCTGTTGGTTATGAGCCAACTGAGCTACCGGACTGCTCTACCGCGCGATATAGTTGCGGGGGCGGGATTTGAACCCGCGACCTACAGGTTATGAGCCTGCCGAGCTACCAGACTGCTCCACCCCACATTAACCATCATAATTTATTTTCTATAACCAGGATTCTGTATTTAACGTACGTTAAATGTCCGTGATTTATCTGTTGGCCCCTACCTTGTCATTATAGAGCTGCTCTCCCTCTAGACTATTTTGGGTCGCATCCTTGGTGGTATAATGGATATTCCTCCCACCGTGAGCAGCGATGTCCTGAGTTTCCTCTCCGTAGAGCCACGAACCAAAAATAAATTATGAAAATTTGTAAATAGTGCCTTCCGGAGACCTACTGATATAAACTTTTGATGTTTCCAGTACATGTGCTATCATCTCAACAAATTCTTTGAGGGTATCAAATTCATAATCAATATCACAATATGTAAGACAATATTTCTTTAAATTGTCAACACATGTTATTACCAATCTCCTATCAGCAACATTTTTTAATTTGTGAATATTAAAACTATATTCCAACAGTGATAAATCCAAAACTGTTTTTCTAAAATTTCCCTGCCATACATGCATTTTATTCTGCTCATATTTATTTTCCAGTATGAATTCATTGTTGTAGTGGTCCAGATTTGTCATTGGTCCGGTACCATGCCTAGTTTGATAAGCACGCGTAACTATCCAAACAGTAGGTTCTGCACTCTCTGGCAATGATATGTTTTTCATTCCTGTATTAGATCGTGTTACATGTGGAAAAAATCCCAAATCTTGATCTAACAATAATCCTTGTGCACTTTCATAAATATAAGAATCAAAACCATCCGGAATATCTGTGCCTATATGTAGTCGCACGGCATAATCATAGAAGTCTTCTCTTAATTCTTCACAAGCACCAAGAAATTTTTTCCAATCAGTTTTTTTGTTATAATATTTTTCCACCATACGAATTTTATACAACAAAATAGGTTCATAAAAAATATCTAGAAATTTAAAACTATAATGATCTTGTTCTCTTTTAATTGTAGTTCCGAATCCAACACCAACGCTTCCATGTTTAGTTATCAATTCCTGATTTTGATTAAATTCCTTATCAAGTGGAGTAGTAACCGGTGCATGAGAAGAAATAAATATTTCTGGGTCAATACCTTTCCCTATCAAAATACCAAGTTCTTTTAGTAGTCCTTCTGGATCAACGGTGCAATGTTTACTCCAATAGGTGGGCACCCCGCGAAGAGTGCCCGAACCAAAATTGGAGAATACATGTGATATTTTATTATGAATTACATGGTGCCCTGCTTGATGGCCACCATTAAAACGTATAACAAGAGGATTTTTCCTCTCACCGCTTAGCCAATCAACTACTCTACCTTTTCCGTTATCCCCAAAACTTAAATCGAGGACAACATCATAAGATGACTTCTTCTTGAGGTTTTTCAACTTCCTCTTTAGGTTTTGTAGTATCATCTGAAAATTTTCCTTGTTTGACATTTGAAAGAATTGTATCTCGAATTATTTTTGATACATCTTCATGTCTATCCGCAATGAACAATCGATCGCCCATTAATTGTTTCCATCCATCAACTGTTTCTTTACGTGCTCCGGCTGCAGTTTCAGCAATATGAATATGAAAAACATCATACGTTTTCATTGCTTGTGCCAATAGTTCATTTGCTGTTGTATCTGAATATTGCCCTGGACCCATGATACCTTCCAAGTGTCTTTTAGAAATAGACTCGAGTACCGGCTCGTCACCAATTGTGAATAGAAAGCCTTTTTGGCTACGCTTCTCAAAACAATCAATTGATGTATGTTTACTGGCAAAATACCATGCCAAATGATAGCTTTCGCCGACATTGCCTCCACCGCCGCCTTCTAAATAAACAGCAGTAAGCCATTTATCTAAAAGCTCATCACTTGATTCGAATTGTCCAACTTGTAATGGAGCACTATCGAAATTTGAATCTCCCACAGCCACAAACATAATTTGTGGGTCTGGAATTCCTGCCTGGATAATGCCTTCCATAATCTTTGGCAGGCCATCTTTAACCAGGAAATGTGGAACTGATCCCATGGAGCCGGTAACATCCAGACCTATAACAATAGCCAGGCTATTTGGATGTTCATCTGAATCCCGAGATTCTCTTACTGTTACACCATGAGGACTCATGGCATTATTTATAGAACGCTGTTTAAAAACGTTCTCTTTGTGGGATAAATACTCTTCAGTATCCTTATACCCTTCTGTTGTGGCCATGAACGCAATGCGTTCCGTGCGGGATTCGCTGGAATATCTTCCGCCACCCATTAAGTCACCTCGCCTTCCAATTCACCAACTGGTATGTTTCCCGGTTTTTTTGAGGAATCAACGAATTGATATTCGTATTCCTGTTTAGCTAACATAAGGCGAATTTTTTCGTTCCTGATTTTCATAGCCAGCTCCAGATTTTTTTCAACGTATGCTGCTGCGTCAAAATCTGAAGGAACTTTAAGGCTCAATGCATTATCAGGAGATAAATCAAGCATATTCTCTTTATCTCTTAGGAGTTGCTTAATTTTCACCTCAATGTCTTCCACCTTACGTTTATATAAAAGCTCGGCGGACTCGACCAGTGCTTCTGCACGGTCTTTTCGAATACCTTGATTGGTTCTCGTTAGAGACTCAACAAAGGCTCCTTTAGCTTGTTGATTAGCCATTTTCTTTCCTCTCTGTTTAATGGTTTAATTTGCTATTTACCATAGCTTTATAATATAGATGTTTTTGATTTTCCAAAAAATTGTCTAAAGCATGAAGCTTAGTTTCTAATGCACAAATCCACGCATATGTGTTAATGGGATCCTTAGATGCATTTAAATTCTTTTCTATTATTTTTAATTCTTTTAAATATTCACTTAAATTGACCATATTTACTTTCTTATTCCATATTTGCGGTAGGAGAAGGATTCGAACCTTCGTGCCCCGTAGGACGACGGTTTAGCAAACCGTTGCAATTAGCCTGACTCTGCCATCCTACCTATTCCTGGTAAAAAATGGTCTATAATTGTAGTACCATCTATTTTTACTTCCCGAACCCGAACCATTCCAGTACCTGTTCTGCCTAAAATCACACTTGGCAGTTCAATATTAGTAGTAGCACTGTGCCCGTGTATTCCGTTTTCTTCATGGCTCATTCTTATCCATGTCAATGTTTGACCATCAATTAAATTTATTTTTCTCATAGTCCTCCTTTTGTGGGGACAGTTGGAGTTGAACCAACGACCAGAAAATTTTCAGTTTTCCACTCTACCACACTGAGTTACATCCCCATTACGTCTACAGAAAGTTGATTGTTGGCTATTACAATTTGGACAAAGTAATCTTAAATTTTTTATTCTGTAATCATCATTTTTACCATTTATATGGTCCAGTATTAGAACAAGTGGCTTTTCATTCCAAATAGGTTTTAATTTACAGATATTACATTCATTATTTAAAAGATTTTTTTCTACCAACCTTTTCTTTAACCGTGTATTATTTTTATATGACGAATTATCAACCAATATTTCTTCTAAAGTTTTTCTTACTACTTCCCCAGTTCTTCCGTGTGCTTTGCCCAAAAAATGATCTGTAGATATTTTTAATTTTTTTATATGGCGATTCAACGTGTCATAATTACCAGGTCTCGAACTTAACCCCAATTTTCGTAAAACCTCTGCTTTAGAAATACTAGTTTTAATTGCTTCTTTTAGATCAGTGTCGCTCCAGGTTCTTTGACCAGATCGTCTATATTGAGTTTTCAATCCATATTTATCTAACCAATACTTTGCAGATGTATACGATATTTGTTCTTTTGCTGCTATGTTTCTTATAGATAATCCAGCTTCTATATACTTAATTAAATTTTGTTTTTTCATACTATAATATACTAAAATTATTACAGTATGTCAATAGTTCGCTCTACCAACTGAGCTACAGTCCCCTTAATTATTCTTTTGGTCTATTATGTTTATGATATTCTTTTAAAGTCCATCCTAATGATCTAAGCCTTTTATCTGCTAATTCTAACATTTCTTTTTCGGACATGTATGATGCTAATCCTTCATTGATGACTTTCATCATGAGTTCATCAACTTCTTTTAATCCTGCTCTTATAAAGTAGCAGTCTGTGAATTTAACTTCCATAGTAGGAGCGGAGGGACTTGAACCCCCACGGTATTTCTACCACTAGATCCTAAGTCTAGCGCGCCTGCCAAATTTCGCCACGCTCCCATTTAGGACAGCTATGCTGTCCTAATATGTTTATATTGTGTTTTACGTTTTTGTTTCCAGGATCTTTTAGGATACCTGCTTATTCCCACTCCTGAATTGCAGCCTTTGCCTAGTGGACATATAGGACATAATCCACCAAGCAGCACGTAATACCTTGCTGCGCGATATATTCTATTGTTTGTTGTTGTATGTAGAATTTGATAAGCTTTGTGCATAGTTTACAGGCCATATATAAGGTAAATTATTAGGTTCTGTCCAATCATATTGAGAATAGAAAGAAAAATCTTTTCTTAATAGATTGGATCTATGACTCGCATGAAAATTTTCATCCCCTAACCAATGTGGAAGATGTATGACATCTGCTATGATAAAACGTGGCATATTATTTTTATATCCTTTAAGTATCCATGTATCTACTACGACATTATAATATTTCGTAAGAGCGTCCTCATATCCTTCCCACATTAAAACAGCTGGATGGTTTATCCACCCCTTAGGTACATTTTTGTCTCCTTTTTGAATAGCTTTTCTTCTTTCTAGGACATTCAAAATTTGATATGCCTCTACTCGCTGTTTTCCAAGCCTTCTGTAATCTAATATTTTTGCACTTACATTAAAATCCGGATAAGGTAAAAAAGTTTGCATAATTTATCTGGGTTTATAAGCACGTATAAACTCAAAACGTCCACTTCTCATAGGAGGCCCTCCTGGATATGCGTGCTTTATTTGTTTATTGAAAAATAAACTCATAGAAAAATCTTGGGTTTCCCATTTTTTCTTCAATTTTTCTAAAGCTTCGGTGACTTTAACTTTATCAGTTATTTCATCGAATACTGTTTCTTGTGTAACGTGAACTATACGTTTTTTCATTGTAGGCAAGGTAGGGTTTGAACCTACACCCCATCACGGTGGGACTAGAGTTTGAACCTAGCGCGTCTTCCAATTCCGCCACTTGCCCTAAGCATCGAAAAAGATTTTTAATATTATAGATGCTATTTCATTTGATTTTTTAAGTGAAAGATCACTATTATCTTTTATAGCCATGGCTAAATTAGCTCTCCAGCCTACATGATATCCTTTATCTGTTTTTAGTGCTTTTCCTAATGTGTCCATTGCGTCTTCGATATGGTTCTTTTTTACAAGAACTTCTTTTCTTACAAATTTTACTTTTTTCATAGTAGGGATGGAAGGGGTCGAACCTTCACGATATTTCTATCACGGAATTTTAGGTCCCGCGCGCCTGCCGATTACGCCACATCCCCAAAAAAAAGAGGTAGTTATCAGCTATAAGCATTAGTCTTATGTGGCCGGAAACATTTGAGTTCTGCTCGGGTTAGCCTATTATGTTCGAGCCTTTAGCTACCAGAATGTTCACATAACCATCATTTCCCCTGCCAGGTAGGAATACCAAACACTATTATTGTAACTACCTCTCTCCCACTACTTACCGGCCAAAATTGACCAGAGCAGCAGGAATATCAATATCTACTTTTGTCGCATTGGCAAGTGCAACAGTCTGTCGTATATCCGCTGCATGTTTATTGGCAGCATTACGAACTTTTGTCGCATCTTCTTTGGCAATACTTCTTTTTGCATGTACCTCATCTTTATTACGTACACGATCATATGTATCACCCCACCCACGGCGTGATGTTTCTTTGTCAACAGTAAGTATTTTCCATGTAGACGCAAAACGGCTAGCCATGCCAATTGCCTTAATCGCATATGCTAAAGTTTTTTCTTCTCCAGCAATTTCTACTTTGACATAAAGATTGTATCTTTGCTGTGCTTCTTCAAGTTTAGCTACAGCATCTTCTGCTTTTTTATAATCCTCTGCAACTACTATAGGATCCACTTTATCATTATCATCAAAATAGTAAAGTGAATTTTTCAAATCAGTTGCAGCTCCATCTAGCACTGTACGCCAATGACGTAGTGCTTCTCTTAACTGATATCCAGTTACTTTCATTGTTTTCCTTCCGTTAAAATTATTTCTTTTGGTAATACTTGGCTACGAACAAATACCCAGCTTAAATGATTTTCTCTGGCTGTTAATATCCAACCTGAGCCTGAGCCTTCATCCATAGATCTAGGAATTACCTGACTACTATCAACACTTTTTATAATTAGTTGATTTCTAGAATGTACTTTTATTTGCTTCATAGAGGTGGGTTAGAGATTCGAACTCTAAAACCGCTTTTCAACGGCCACGCTGTTTTCAAGACAGGTCCCCGCGCCAAATGAGGTCAGACCCACCTAGTTGGCGAGAGCTTTATAAACATTAACTCATAATCACTATCTACTCTCGCTTAGAGTAGTGAATAGACCTAATGCCATAAGCGGGGCATAACGGATTTGAACCGATGGTCTCCTGCGTGACAGGCAGGCGCTTTAAGCCAAGCTAAGCTAATACCCCGTTTTTTTATTTTTGATACTCATAGATTTCAAATGCCGAATTCTTTATAAATGATTTATATGGTAAATGTACAACTCTCTGTGAATATGTTTTATAATGTATGTCTTCCTTGATATCTCGACGTACTGTAAAATACGCTTTTCCATTTTTTGTTAATAATTTATTTATGTGCTTGATTATCTTTTCTTGTTCTTCTTCTGTTACAACACATAATATGTAATTACAAATTATGACATCATATTTACCTGTTGGTGTAATGTTGTGCCAGTGTGGATCATATCGTTCCAAATTATTTATAAATTGGTAATCTATTGATTTTCCACATCCATAATCAAGCATTCTTTTCCCAGTCAATACTCCATAAACTAATAGCATTGCTGTTGGACTAGATATTTTTTTTCTCACTATTGCAGTTCGCGCGTTTGACAAGATCTTTCATGGTTAAATCATATATTCCTATATGATTAATGTATTCATATTTTGTGCCTTGTTCTGTCGTATAAAATAAAACCTGTTTAAACAGCCCAAGGACTTCTAAATCAGTACTCCACGTAGTGCTTAGTACTGATGGATATGTTCTCACTATCATAGTTGGCCCAACAGGGCTTGAACCTGTGACCGGTGCATTATGAGTGCACTGCTCTACCAACTGAGCTATGGGCCATAATAAAACATAGTGGTACCGCCTGGACTTGAACCAGGGACCATTCGGATATCAGCCGAATGCTCCACCAACTGAGCTACGGTACCGCCGGACAATTACTTGTCCAGTTTGCACAGATATTTCTCAAAATCCGTTGGCGTGGCTTCCAGGTCAATTTTTTTAACTTCTGGTGCTTCGAACAGATCCTCATAGTTTCTGTTTTCATTCCGGTCGTTACCAAATAGACGATCCATAATATCATCTGCACGACGAGGAAATATTTCATTTATATATCCTTCACGTGACATGATTTTAACCGCATTATCAAAACGGGCATTGACCATCTTGAAGCCTTGCTTTTTGTTTAGAGGATGAATCTCACCTTCTCCATAAACGGAAATAGTACGAGCAAACTTCACCCCATTTTCATTTGAGAAAACACCTACTGTTACGATAGGGTGGTTACCCTCATCATACAGGTAATATACACGTCTCATGACGGGTCTCCTTCTTTAATGGTTTCTTCCAGTTCTTCCATTATTTCTTGTTGTAATCTTTCAAAGGCATAATCTGGAACCTTATGCCCTGCTTTTATATGCTCCACTAAGTGATTTAATGCATCAAGCCTAGTTTTAAATATATCTTTACCATATTTATCAAAACCACACCAACAACACTGGAAGCCTTCACCGGTGGCCAAAAAATAAATGTCGCTGTCTTCACCAAATCTACAATATGACATTTTATTAACAACCTCCTATAAAATGATTTTCTTTTATATCAGTAAAATCGGTGAATAGTTTATTTTGATATAAGTAAATAGTACAAAATAATACATCATTTCTTGTCATATCATGATATATTTCTGTTACAGCGTTCGCTGTCATAATTTTTATTTTCACGCTGGGGCGGAAGGGCTCGAACCTCCGACATTCGGGTCCAAGGCCCGACGTTCCACCAACTGAACTACACCCCAGTTAGTCTATCATTAAAGGTACTACGTTCTCATACCAATATGATTGATTACCTATTTTATTTTTTCTTATTTCAGGATGTTCATGAAATATTTTAAGAATTAATTTGGATCTTTCTTTGCTTTCTTCCACATCAAAGCCCTGATAATCATCTCCTACCATCATCCATTTATGATGATATATGGGGCCAGTATCATTACGATACCAGAGTTGTCTTAAATCTGTCCACACCATTTGAATAGCCGGCTCTGCATGCCCATCAAAATTAAAGCAGCTAATAACAGATGTATGCTGAAGAGTCATATCATATTTTAGTATATCCATGCCAGGCATGTCTTTACCATCCATTCGTAATGCTCTGGTTATATAAAGCCAGTCTGGTATGTCCCAATGATCTATATAATCTTTATGAATGTAAAGATTATTTCTTACAATTTTTCCTGGTTTTCTCATAATTAATGACGGTAGTCGCGCGGATTACGTGCCAAAATTCACCAATATTGGCGCTTTCGTAGCACAACGCGCTTTCCCGCCCATTTTTTGCAAATACATTTCGGATTACGCACTCACCCGGATGAACCCGGTAATCACCAACGTCAGAAGTCAGTTAACGGAGTACAACGTTTTCTAAGCAAGCTCACGAGGAAGGAATCGAACCTACAACCGTTGCCTTAACAGGGCACAGCTCTGCCTATTGAGCTACTCGTGAGTATTCTGAATGTATAGGGCGTAAACACTAGCTTTTGGCGTATTGCAATACCCCACAAACTCCTAAATTTCAAAGAACCTACATTAACAATTTATTGTTTTCATACAATAAAAAAGGGGAAAGTCGCTATTGGGTTGGCGGCTTCCCCCTATTACAGAAAGGAGAGAAAATGAAAGCGAGAATGAACCGCCTACTGCATAATAGGATCTCCATTATTGCTAAATTGTGGACGTTCGTATCCTGTGCCCACGTGGAGCCTATTACATAAGGAGGACCATGATATGGTTGCAGTGCGTTTCATGTCTATAATATAATATAATTATACCAAAAAAGCAACAATAATTTATTCGCTTTCAAGAATTGGTAATGCTTCTTCTGCTATTTCTCTTGCTTGTTTAATGGATTTTGCTTTAACGATAGAATATAATGCGTTTTCATACGAAGCAAGTTGATTCTCCAATTCGGGATCTATTTTTGCATATGGTTCTTTGACAACTTTTGCTTTTTTGCGAAATGCAAAATACAAAGTAGTTCCAAGAAATATTACTGTGGTAATAACAAAAAAGTCCATCTATTCTCCTTGTTATGATTTATTTGTACAAATAAAAAAGCAGAATGCGGGCATATCCCAATCGCTCACGAAAAATATCATTCATGAAATGATATCCAACTACAACCTCGAAAATCGTAGTGAGCCCCTGGTGGTTTTCAGTCATGCCAGACTGCGAGGTTCTCATGGGTTGGTCTTCCTTGCGAAGATCCGGGCACATCCTGCTCTTGTGGAGCTGCCGGTCAAATGTTTTAAAAGATCCTCCTTCTGTTTCCAGTAGGTATCGGACTATCTCTTCATCTTCTATTTCTATTTAGAAGAGTTGGACGCTCTTGCTGGTAATTAAGAGGATTTACCTCTCCAGTAGTCTCTGCACCTTATGAAGATTTATCTTCATCTTGGCTCAGGGTTGCCATATACACTGTACTTAGGTTTCCCTGAATTCATCCAATTTAATCGAAAAGTTCACACTTTAAGTCGACATTTTTTGAAATATCGAAACCGGGTCCGAACATATACATTAAATTATTCTTTTACATTCATATCCGTTTAGGTATCATAAGCGTTGGCATGCTCTGCAAACGGATAAGGCCTGCATGCTCGCCTGATCTCCTTGATTTAAGCTCACTGACGGATCAGTCCAGATCGCCGAGTCAAACATTTACGACCATTGCATGCCGTGACATAACATGCTAGTCGTGGCTGTTAAGCAGCCATGCGGTATGTATTGCCAGTTATTCTGACAGTTGTAACTTGTTCTACGGCCATGTTACAGTAACGCCGGAATGAAATAATTTAACTTTTACATCCGTCGAATCCATTCAGCCCCAAAATTGACGTACGTCAATTATTATTCTTATACCAACGCCCATAGAAAATAAAAGCAGCAACACAAACTAACAGAACAACGCCTGCTACGAGTCCGCTTTGTGCTAATAATCCTATGCCGGCCGGTATAACTAATACCAATGGTAAAAGCCAACGTGGTTGTATCATTTTTTTCCTCTGGTTAACATCTATAATATAACTAAATTGCTTATAGTATTCAATATCCTTATTCCAAGTTTTTATTGACTTATAGGTCTTTTATTGATTATATTTATAGTACTTATGGAATTTTACAAAGCAACAATTGTTGACAGAAATCAAGAAACCTATGAACTTTTAATAGATTTTGATCTATCAGGAAAAGACCAAGAAACTGCAAAATTCTTGAGTCCGTCCACGTGTGATCCAGTAGGAGGTGGGTTTTTTACATTACCGCCCGTTGGTACTAAATGTATTGTAATGGGAGATTCCTTTAATGACTATTGGGTAATAGGCTATTATAATGTTACTAATCCTGGGTCTATAAACGGATGGATCTTAAGCAATTTATATCCAAGACCTATATTAGGCGATGGTGATACTATTTTACGGCATGGTAGCGGAAATTATATACTTCAAACTGATGGAGAGTTGAGAATTCAGCAGGGCTTGTCTGCAAGAATGGCATTGACTGGTAAAACAAATAATACATTTGATCTATATGCACTCCGTATTAATATGAATAACTCAGCCGGATATCTATCATGGCAGACCACCAGTAATAAGCCTAATATTGATACTCCATCAAAATTTGAATGGAAAATACAAAAGAATTTTGAGCAATTCGCAGATATTACTCCGAGTGACTTCGTCATTATGCGAGCTGGTACTATTACAGAAAATGAAGAAACTGAAGCTAATATGTGCATATTAGATCTAGCAACTACCCAGTATGTACCAGGAACACTTACAGAATCTGCAACAACATATTTTTCCTTAAGTCGTGATGATGATGACAATTTGTTAAAGCTTGAAATATCAGATATTGACAATCAGGGAAATACTTCGTATACTATAAAGAGTGGTTATTACCACAACTGGACAATAACAGACCCGGGCAGAGAGGTCATCTTTGATTTAATGTCCGAAGATGGTGAAACCAATTTGAAATTAGATTTGAATGGATCCGTTGTGATAACGAGTAAAGATGATGGAAATCTGGAAGTTAAGGCAGACACTAACGTATACTTTGTTAGCCCTCTGGTTAATTTAGGAAATGAATCCGCCGCAGAACCACTAGCACTTGGTGAAAGCTTGATGGCAAAACTAAATGAATTAATAGGTGTATTTAATATGCATTTTCATCCAACACCTGCCGGCCCAAGTGGCCCATCACCAGATGCCCAGTCTTATCAAAAATACAAAAAATCAGATTTTCTATCAGAAGTGAGTTTTAGTGATTAATGGCACTAGTTAAATCAACATTAAAAAGCACTATAGAGGCTAACTTACATAACGAGCCAGGATCAGAGAATGATTTTGCGACTAGTCTTTTTGATGCTTATGAAAGCTATGCCAGTGCAGCTGCAGATGCAAGCCAGGACATGCCAACCGGATTTCCTAATAAAAGCTCTGCTGTTTCAACATTAGCGTCTGCAATGACAGGCGTTAATAAAGAAGGCATTAGTAATTCTCAGGCCGCACAACAGCTAGGGTCCGCACTTGGAAACGCTTTAGTTACTTTTTGGACAGGAATAGCGTTTAGTACAGGAATACCGCTAGCACCCATGATTTCAGAAATAACAGCACTAGTATCTATGCCAGGAGTTCCTTCTGCGGCAACAATATCTAAATTAGACCCTACAGAGGATCGAAGTGTAGCAGCCAGCGTATGGGCAGACGCTATGGATGCGTTCACTAAAACAGTGCAAGTAACAATAACAGGAATGATGGCCGGGCCGTCAGGTCCTGTGCCGGCGCCACCAATTACAGCGCCAATTACATAATAAAAACAACACAGAGGTTATAAATGGAAGATTTGTTTGTTAAACAACCAGAATTTGAAAAGACTTCGACGGCTCCACTGAGTCAAGAGAGTGGCAAATGGACTAAAGAAATCATAAGCCATTTTCACGAAGAATTTCCACAACTTGTCCATTTACCCGTAAGACTTACATTTACAACTAAAGATGAAAGCCGTGGCTATGCCATAGGCTCTATCTCAGTTGGAGAGAATAATATTCATGTTCCAGTCGTGGTAGAGGATTTCAGTCTGAAAGATTTAGATGTAGCAGTGGTAAATGGTAATCTGGTGCCATTAACAGAAGAATCTGTCGGAATGCTTTTTACACATGGCTCAGCTTTCTCTAAGGTTGTACCTAATGAAGAAGTAGATGAGACAATACGTTTGTTCAGTAAATCACTACACGTACCGTGGACAGTTGATAAATACGCGAGTGTACTGGATGATGTTGCTGCAGGCATTACTAAGAAAGCACAGCAAGCATTATTAGATGAGGTTGAATCAAATCCTCAATTAAAAGAAAATTTTATTCAAAATAACACATACGATGTTATTGAAAAAATTGCTGAGCTGGAATGTGATGACACGGTTATAGAAAAAGAACAACTCGAAAAACTATTGCCGAGAAATATCTATACTATAGAGAAAACAGGTAAATTTGAATATACGGCCTATCTAGGAAATTCTGATGTAGATAACAGAGTCGCCGTTAAGCTAAAAGAGGAAGATGTAAAAGATGCTTACAACACTTTAGAAAAAAGTGCTGCTGTAAGAGAATATAAAGATTTCGTACTAGCAAGTAAAATTACTTCGGAGGCGCCTGTTGTTGATTTTGAAGGAAAAGACACAAACGTAGCAATATTTGCAGACGATGCGGGCAATTATTTTGTCAAAGAAGCCCGTGGAATTACCACACAGGTAACTCCTACTGGCAAATTTGCAATAAAAATGCCACAAAAATTACCTTCAACTAACGCAACCAAAGCAGAAACAGGGCAAGCATTACCACCGGCAGACGGTTCAGTTAAGACAGCAGAATGCAAAACACCAGCAAAAGTAGATAAAAAGAAGAAAAAAATGCTTAAAAAAGCAGATTTTGGTGTATTTTTATTCGAAAATGGTGTTACAAAACCAATTTTTCTCGAAAAAGTTTCAAATATTAACGGAAAAATTGACATCGAGGCTTTTGATGGCCTGAATTCTATAAAAATAGGCATGTGGGACGGCATTAAAAGCCCAGCATATGATAAAGAAAAAGATACATATTTCCTACCAAAATCAACCGATTTTGTAAAATTGGGTGATTGGAAAGAAAATATGGTAGATTTTCCAGAAAAAACACCGTCTGGTGACTGGGTTTTGAATATAGACGGCAATTCTTACGCATTTGGCGGACCAAATTTTGAAAAATATGGTCAATTAGGACACAGCTTAAATGATGTAAGTCACCAAGATGCAAAGTGGTATATGGTACAAATGGGTGCCGCGCCTTCTGAAATAGAAAAAATCGCTTTAAAAGAAGGCCAAAGGTATTATTTTAAATCTGATTTATCATGTCCGCGGTCATTTGATTCGTACGTCGAAGAATGGAACAAAAAGGTAGCAAATTTTACAGATATGGTTGATGATAAATTAACTAATATGGTAAAACATGCCGCCGTTATGAATGATAATTTAACAGTTGATGCTGTTTTATCACTAAAATTTCTCAACAAAAAGAATGTCGCAGAATTCTTTAAAGTTATACCAGTTTATGAACATGTAATAATGAGTTTATCACGCCTATTACTGGCTGTGCGTTTGGGAATGGAATCTGTTCCGGAAACAGCCGTAAAAGAAGCAATGGAAAACCTGACAATAGTGACTTCCAAGTTGCATGAACTTCAATCAATTGCGAAAAGAACGAAAAATTAAATAATTCAGATAATTGGAAAATATATAGGGGGACGTACGTCCCCTTTTTTTTATTTGACATGAATTATTAATTTTCGTATATTAGACATGGTTAAGCAATAGTGCTGGCCATCAAATCAACTATTCATAGATGAAAGTTGAGGGAGAAATATAATGACCTTATTAATTAAACGCCCTACGCGTGATTTTTTCGATACTAACCTTCAGAGAACTTTCGACAAGTTCTATAACGAATTCTTTTCCGACTTTGATCCTTTTAAACAACTAGGTAATGCTAGTTATCCCAAGTGCAATGTTATAGATAAAAAAGATGTAGTAGTTGTTCAAGCAGCTATTCCTGGTTTAAATAAGGATGATGTAGAATTAGAAATAAATGATAAAGATCGCGTAATAACATTAAGAGCTAATAAAGCTTCCTCAGAAGAACATTATGCAGAAGAAGATTATGTCCGTAGAGAAATTAAATTTTCTTCATTTTCAAGAAGTTTTTCTGTAACAGATACAAATCTAGATTTGGTGAGCATTGAAGCCAAATATGAAAACGGTGTATTGGAATTAAATATTCCAAAAAAAGAACCTGTCGAGATAGAGCCAATAAGAATTAAAATTCAATAAAGGAGAACAAATGGCATTAGGTATTAAAGAGACTAAAGAACTTATTAAGTTCGCGTCTGATCTTGGAGAGGGCATTGGTAAGTCTCTGGAAGATAATAAATGGACCATCGGTGACATTTATAATTTCATTCCAGCGGCACAATCTGCTTTTGCCGGTATTAGTGGCGTAGACCAAGTTCTTGAAGAGCTTAAAGACCTTGACGAAGCAGAAAAAGAAGAGTTAAAGAATTATGTAGTTGAAGAGTTCGATATACCTCAGGATAACGCTGAGGAATACGTCGAAAAAGCTATTTCTATAGCATTAGATATCTGGTTCTTCATAAAGGAATTCTTCGTCAAAAAATAACCAAGCTAATATAGCTTAGACATAAATATATACAACAAAAATAGGGTCGGCACATGTCGGCCCTTTTTGTTTATAAATCATTGACATTATATTCCTGTCTATTTATATTTTATCATGCGAAATGAAATAGGGGCTTTGGTATACAATATCATGGATCTTCTTGATCCATGTTTGGTTATAAAGAAAGCAGAAGCAGAATTACAAGTTTTATTTCCAAATTCTGATGTAGTAATTTATATTTATCATGAATCTACAGAGGTATTTACTGTTGGATGTGAAGAGCCAATAGGGTATACGAATCCTATAATAAAAATACCTAAAGGTATTGGGCTTTTCTACGAGGCATTTAAAAATAAAAAAGAAATAATAGCAGATAATTCTATATTTATTCCTTTTATAAGTCATAGAGGGGACATGATAGGCGTGCTTCAAGTTACACCAGAAGATATATTTGGAAGAAAAGAAAAAAATATTCTTAGAGAAGCCGCAAAAACTATTGCTACTGTATACCAAAATGCCCAGGTTCATTTGGCATTACAAGAAACATTCGAGTCATTTGTAGATACACTTAGTTCTGCTATAGATGCTCGAGATTTCGTAACCAGTGGACATTCAAAAAGAACCGCATTATATGCTCTCGAATTATGCAATATACTAAACTTAGGTCCAACTGCTTGTATAAAAGTTAAATATGCTGCATTACTACATGATATTGGTAAGATTGGTGTTTCAGAAAAACTTCTACAAAAAAGTGGGCGGCTAGACGAAACTCAGTTTATAGAAGTAAAAAAACATGCCATAATTGGTAGAGAAATATTAGACAAAACCAAACTTCCAAAAGAATTTAAAGACATACCACAAATTGTAGAAGCACACCACGAACGTTGGGACGGCAGCGGATATCCTTTTGGATTAAAAGGACAGGAAATACCGCTTGAATCTCGAATTTTAGCTATATGTGATGTATTTGATGCTTTAACCTCCCATCGGCAATACCGCCCAGAAATGCAGTTTGAAGAGGCCATACAATTAATGTTAGGTGAAAAGGGACAATTCGATCAAAAACTTCTAAAAGCATTTACAAAAATCTCGCCTGAAAATCTTCTGGAAATACATAGAAGTCACAGAATATAAAATGTTTTATTTGCTTTTCCTTGTTTTATTTGGTAAATTGTTGACGTGGAAGCGAGCGAACAGTTTAAAAAGAATATTAAGGATTATGTAGAAATAATTCTTAGTATGCCTTTCTCCGGGAAACTCAATGGTGAAAGCTGGGAATACCTTGTAGCATACGCGTACAACTTACCACATGTACCCACCAAATTATTGTATGATGTAGTAGATATTCAAAATGGAATAGGCAGATCAGTAAAAACTATCCGAGGAAATACTACACGTGGATCCAGAGTAGAACCTATTATAGCACGTGCGGATATTTATGGCAAAGCAGAACTGCTAGGTTATGAAGAACTCAGCGAAAAGGATCACCCACAATATTTAGGTAATGCTTTAATACGATTTTGGAATCACAAAATGCAAAATCATGCAGATTTGCTAGGAATTAAAGATAAAAAAATAAGTATACTTGTTAAATCGTACGATTTAATACAATTTGCATATTTCGAAAAAGATTTAGAGCCATACAATGAAGATGACTTTGTTTGGCAATGGACAGATGATCAGAGGGTTGGGTTGGTGGGAATTCCAAAAAACAAAGACTATTGGAAATTTAAATGGAATCCAAAAGGACAGCAGTTATTCGAACGGTGGTTAATTCCCAGAGATGCATACATATTCGAGGTAGAACCGCACTATCTCAGCATGGACGCACTAAAAAAGGCCCTGAATATTTAGGGCCTTTTTGTGTTCAGTATTATCCCTAAAATTCTCCATATTACTACAATAATTGCTAAAACTAACAATACGTCCAAACTATTAAATCCGGTTTTTTGTAAATGGTAATACAATCCGTCGTTTTGTGTCATTGATAAATAACTCAGCATAGCAATATATAATGCCGGAAAGATAGCTAATAAGGATTCCAGAACTGGTCTACGAGATAGCACATGATATAAAACGAAAAATATTGTGATTGTCATTGCAGTACAATAAAAAAGTACCATCATAACCAAATTATAGTTATTTATAGGCTCATTTGTTATAAAACTTACTACAAATGCAATTAACAAGCCTATTAACACTCCCATTATGCTAATTGCCATTGTTCTTTTTGTTCGGTAATACATACTAACCTCCTACATTTTTAAGGATTGTATTTAATTTTTGTTTTTCCGTTTTCTTTTATTATAGTTGTACTATCTGCGGCATGCAGTATCAGCATTATAAATGTTATCGGAGCAAGTGCAATTGAGACGATCAAAGTAAATAGATCTATCTCCCAGTTGTCTTTGTCCTTGTTAAGTTTTGTTATTATCAGATAATTCAGTATGCTAAAACATATCCATATGAATAAAAGTATTAAAGTTTTCACAACTCTTCTCCTAAATTAAATTGATCTGTATTATTCTTATTCCTGATTTCTGATAAATTCTGGATATTTTAAATCACTCATTATGCTATTTTAAACTAAAAAAGGTAACGTACGTTACCTTTAATTTTGTTAATTTAACATACGTTCATCATCGTCCATTTTGCGGGCCATCATTTTAAAAAGGGCAGGACCAATGTGTTTCTTAAGTTCATCCATATGAAGTTCCGCAAAATCACCAATTAATGCATCAATGGCCTTATAAGCTTTTTCCATTTCCATATCTTTGATATATTGGATTATGGTCGGATATTCTTTTTTAACTCGTTTCCTCAGAGCATCCATTTTTTTCTGTACTTCTATGCATCCACAGTCTTCAATGGACTCTTTGATATGCATTAATCCATCAGCAAGATGTCCCAAAAAGGAACAGTCTTCCAAAAATTCTTCATCGGATACATCTTCCTCAGTTTCGATTTTGGTAATTTTACACTTTGGAATATCCATGATACCCCCCCCCTATTCTGAAAATTTATGATTTGAGCGTTTTTCAGCATCTTTATTTATATTTTTCAATACTTTCTTGTATATAATGATATTCATGCCAATGAATATTGCCAACAGTATTATGGCAGTTAACATATTTATTACATCCTCTCTAATTTTCTAGCTTTTAGTTTTTTCCTGCATAGCTTGCAGTTGTCCGGAGAGCTGTCATTGCCCTCTTCCAGATCATTCATCGAAAATGTAAACCACCGGCCACATAGTGACCGATGATCTACAAAATAATGCCACTTAGTGGAGTTGAACAGCCATTTCCAGCCTTCTGTTGGCGTATCATTGTTACTCAAAGAAACTTGCTCCTATGTAACCAAAAAACCAAAAAAGGAACCAGCCCACGACACCAGATATACTAAATTTGATGAAGCCCCACAAAGTTGTCCAAAAACTCATTTCAGGGCCAGCAATGCCATGGTACATACTGACGATGCCACCCCAAAATAATATGTATACTCCAATATACAGCCCGATGCCAATACCCAATAAAATTAAAAGAAGTCCAAGAAGTGTTTTCATTTTAAATCTCCAAATTATTAGATTGTTCTGTATTATTCTTATTCCCATTTTCTTTTAAAAACTCTTGGAACTCAGTGATAATTTTTGATGTTACTTCCGGGTGTTGACTGTCTGTTATTATATCCCGCGTTGATAATACCAGAGATATGTCTGGTAAATTCTTTTTTAAGCTCTTGGCTGAGCTCTTTTTCGAGCTTTGCTTTTTGTCTCTCAATGTATTCAATGGTTAAAAAATAAATAATCTGATGTTACAATTTTTAATTTAGCACCACATACACAATTCTCTTCAAAAATCATTATATACTCCTATTAGACAATTCCCGGCTATGCCCGGCTGTACCACAAGCTGTGTCTGAACTATTTCCGGCGTCGCTGTTAGAAAGGACACCAGTGTCCTTTTCTTTTTTCTCCGGAGGATTTGGATCTGTGAGTGGCGATTGGTTATAAAATAGCTCTATTCCGGCCAAATGTTCTTCTGCACGTAGTATGTGGTGCGTTAAAATCCTGCGTTCCTCAGCCAGTATCTCATGTATTTTTTCTGCATTCATATTACGGGTAACATACTCATAATAATTAGCCCATGTTTGTACCCAGTCATGTTTCAACTTTTTTTCCATTTTACATTCTCCGTGAAGTAAGCTGTCTGATATCATTTATCTACTTTTTTCACTAAATTTAAATAATAATTCTTTATTTCCAAATTATTGATCTTATATTGTTGTTTGACAATTATAGCAAGTTCAATAAGTGCCAACACAAAAAAGAATAATCCAAAAAAAGTACACAAACTCATTTTACCTCCTTAAATATTGATGGCTTCCTGATAGTAATCCATCGAGCAGAGCAGGGCAAGGATTTGATGCCTTCATGCCGCGATTAACTGACTTGACAAGTAATCATCTTGTCTCGACACCCTTGACCTAATTCGGCAACCCTCACCCTGTGCTCGGTTATTTAAAGTGGAATCTTTCATATGACTGTCCGCCGTTCGACCTTTCTCGGGGCTGATTTAATTATACTAAGATTCCACCATATTTCTATTCTTATTCCCTATTACCACCCCAGTTTTTCCGGTAGTCGCTGTTTTACTTCTTCCAATGAATAAAATTTTGAAGCATGGTCAAGATATTGTTTTTTAGCTGCTTCTTCCATTGTGGGTCCACCCTTATCGATGAAGTCGGATTCTTCATCATCAATTTCATTATTAAGCTCTTCACGAATTTCCTGTAATAATGCTAATTTTTGATCTCTATCCAGTTGATTCAGGATATCATACATACAGACAGATACGTTTGCTATTATGTCAGTAGTAAATTCAAATGTAGTCATTAACAATTCCATTATAAATTTTCCTTGCCACTAGTATACGTAAACTTCTCTGGTCCTCTCCATATATCGCTTTTACCGGGCTTGTAGTTGTCCCACTCTTCCACCTGGATATGTGCTCGCACCCACTCTTCACCATACTTCATAATCGCATATTTAATCAACTCACATGATTCTTTATGCCCTTTAACCACGTGTCCACCACAGTGGGCACACCAATGGCTCCGAGTGTTTCCGTAGGCAGAAAGTGCCATTTGAAACCAGTCTGCTTCACCTTTCTTTTGGCGAAATCCGATACTCTTTTTTGTTGCCATTTTAAACCTCCTTTTGTTTTATATAGGCAAAAAATAGTTATATGTTTCCATCACTTTTCCTTCCCACAACGAATACATTTACGTTTGCGTGGTATAAAAAGCGTTGTCAAAACATAAAAAATCTCTGCAGCCGGACTACCACAATGAGGGTCAGAAATTATTTTCCATTTGTGCCAACCAATTTTGCATTTCCAGTTTGTTGTCAATGGATTTCTCATTTACTTTCCTTTAACTCTTTTAATCTTTCAATAATGCATGGTTTTTCACTATGATAATGTGTTTGGCAATATCCATGATGGTCATAAACACATGGATCATCATCAACGAATATATCAATTATTTCATTTAAAAAATCATTTAACCGCTTATTTTCAGCTTCCAGTTTATCAAGCCGCTCAACGTGGTTACTTATATGATTTAAATTAGCAGTTGTGGAGATATTACATATCTCACCATCTACCTCAATATCTACACTGCCATCAGCATTTTCATGTTTGTGGCTTAATGTATACTCTATTAATTTTTTTGAGGCATCTGGATTATCTAATATTTTTCTTAATTCCTGAGACATTCTTACTTTCATTACTCCCCCTTAAAATAAACCACTATGCATTCAGATAAAGATTCATTGTAATTATAAGATTCTATTGTCAGTCTAAAGCCTGAACGCTCGGCTCCATGATCCACAAACCACTGATCTATTCTTGCAACAAATTCCGAAGTTGTTTCTGATTCGTTCTTCTTAAACATCTTTTGTTTTAAAATACTCATTTTTCTTCCAACTGCCGCTCACGGATTTCGGCGGCTTTGGTTATGGCTTGTTGGGGCGATTGGAACCCAATAACATGACCATCTTCATCGTGTACCCAATCATTGCCATCCTTAACAGCAAAACTTCCATCGGTGTAGCATCCAATTTTTATCCCATGCTTCGGGAAGTATTCAAGCACGAGATAGCCGAAACATTCCAAAAAAGTAAAATTATGAAAATGAGCATACCCGTGCTCAGTCTTCATATACTCATAAAAGTCTTCCCAAAACTTCGGGAAGCGTCCACCGATTTCTTTCATTTGTCCTCCAACCAATTAACATAAGCCCTATCTTCATTATCACCATCGTCAACCACAGAAATTTGTAATTTCGCACCACATCTACCCAAACAACGTACTTCATCGCCATCAAAATAATAACCGCCATTATCGTTTGGGTTTTCATCAGAGAAAACTTCTAAATCATTTCCGCAATTTGGGCATTGATCAAAATCTGATGGGATTTCATACCATTTTTTCATCTATTCCTCCATTCGAGCAGAGCAGGGCAAGGTCATCTCGTCAACAAGCCGCCAACCCTCACCCTGTCGCTCGGTTATTTAATTCTCTGGTTTACTGGCAAGACTATTGCCATCCATTCAGGTTTTTCACACTTACAACGGGTATAATGCTTCCCGCATTTATTACATTTTTTATAAATAAAATAATCGTTTCCGATACTGGCAAGCTTTTCATCTATATCATCACAAACACATTCTGATAAATCATTTTGACATTTTGAACAAAACATTATTACCCCCTCACCCTGTGCTCGGTTATCTTTTAATTTATCAACTAATTGATCACTTGTCAAATGTTTTTATTTACTCTACATAATCAATAATTTCCCAGGGACCCACTATAGGAATCCCTAGTTTTGTTAATATCTGCTCCCATTCTTTAAGAAGCGCGGAAACTTTGTTTTTATCTACTTCATAGCTTGTATAACCAATTGCTTCATATATATTGATATCGTCTGTCTGATTAGTGTTAAAATCATGAATACCAAAGCGAGTTTCCAATCGACGTACGTCGATTTCATCATACAAACGCTCTACAAAATCTTCATCTTCCGGCATGATCCAGCGAATTGGGAGCTCACAACGACGACTGGTGTCATCTGGGAAGTGAAATTCGAAAACAAATAAGGCTTTTGATGCCATCACCGTTAACCTCCTTTTGTTGTTTGTATATTGCATAAATACTGCATAAATATGCAATATTCTGTATATTTATGCATACCCAATTCTATAACAACTCAATATTAGTTTGTGAATTATATCCCAAGGCTTATTATTATGTGGTTATAGAATAGCTTTTTTCATTATATTGACTCTTTTTTATAAAGCCTTATTTTTATTGTAATTAGGCCTGTATTTGCGTAAAACGTTGTTTTTATTTGACGTACGTCAAAAAAGTGTTAAAAAAGAGTGATTTTCCCGAGACAGGAACTAAGAAACATATAATTATAAAGTATTATATTTAAATTATATATATATCTATATCTATACTAAATTGTATTGTATATTTTTTTGTATAAAGGGTAAATCAGAGATTCACCCTTGGTTAAAGTCATTTAACCTTTGGTATGACTGATATCAGCCATATATTCTCATCTAGTCGATGTATGTCAAATATGACGTATATCGTATCTATCTGCGGCCAATTGTATTTAGTTATTATCATAGGAACAGTCGTTATTAATACGTGCGTTTTTTGCCCCATAAATCCCTGATTATTATAGTAGCATTCATGTTTGATGTATTATAGTCTATATTATATGCCCGGGTTGCAAATGCTAAGCCTTTGACAAGTCCAAGGTCATATAACTTTATCAAATAAGGTTGTGTAAAAAATCTTACTTTCATAGATATAAATACAACAAATAGGGTTGATTAAAGAATCTTATTTTCAATATAAACTCCATAGATGTATTTATTATTAGTATTATCTGCGATAACACTAATGCCAATTTGCTTACGCCACTTATCTTCCCAGTATGTAAGACATCCCAGAGGACGGCCAACACGACCATAACACAACAAAATAGGGTTATTGAAAAAAACAATTTTCTGTTTCATTGTACTCCTTAAAACAACAAAAATAAGGTTAAGGTTCAGCATCAACACGTACATTACGAGGCCATTGTGCTATTGATGTACCATTTACACGTGATGCCATTATTATTTTTTCATGTACATTACGGATTACTTTGAATTGTTGGCGCTTTTGTAAATTTGTATAAATTTGCTTTTTTAAGTCTGCAAGTGGAAAGACATATAGTTTGTTAATAAATTTAAATTTTCTTTGGTATTTTTTATTTAAAGTCATGTTTCCCAAGCATAAAGGACATTAGCTAAATACGCAGGACTAGTCCTCCAAATTTTCATTTTTCTCGACTCACACACATGTACCTGTGTAAACACTTGTCCAATTGGACCCCAGGTCATACGTGCTACCGGATCTTCTTGTGTGGGTATGTTGGTATATTTCTCTAAAAGCAAATATGGCACGTTAAAGAATCTTATTCGCATAATGTGTCCTTATCATATCTGATCCTTTTCTCAGCTAAACATCGCATAAACTAGAAAAAGTCGAGTGTATACTAAAATAGGATTCTTTATACTTCCATAATCGTGTTTTGCACAAGAACGCCCAATAGGAGCAAAAGTTATATAAACAATAGAATCTTTTCTTATATCAATAAAATTTTTTGTAAAGAGATTATTTTTTCCAATCTCATCAACTAAAAGTGGAACGTTAAAAAAGCGTATCTTCATAATGTGGTCCTATGATATCAAATATTAATATTTCTTCGAATACATATTGTCCCGCAAGGGTACCGGGAATTAAAGATAACAGGGATCGTTGAACTCCGATAGTGCGATTATTGATATTGAGAAGATAATATTTTGGATCATCATAAATTTTGTTTATTATGTGAGGATTTGTAAACAAGTTTACTGATCTCATAATTCTCCAGAGTATATAATTTATCTGTATAAGGCGCATCGCTCAGATCTATCGGCTCAACAGATACCAAATTATTACCTAATAGATTTCTTTTGCTGAGCTCCGTTATAGTTTTTATTAGGGCAAATCTCCATGCCTCACTGCGAGCCATGATAAATCTGCCATGAATTATTTTAGTTTTCATATAATTACCTTATATTTGTATTTTTGTCCAACCTTATCATATGATACAATACGTTGTACAGTAGTAGTAAATGCACCATTTCTGTATTTAATCTTGGCAGGTTTTTGTAATTCTTTTGACATGTATCTCCAAATGCTATCATATTCCATGAGTATTGTATGTGTTACTATTTTAAATTTCATCTTTGTATTTAATATTGCCTTTTTTATCTTTGTATTTAATATTACCTTTTTTATCATATATCATGCGTATTTTACCGGTATTTGTTTCAACTGCTACATATTCAGTAGCTAAAACAGCAAAAATGTCAAAAGCAGTTTCGTCTTCTTTATATGCATGATGTGGTTGGTATTGTAATTGTCCCACAATCATATTAATAACATCATCATCATGTACTTCTTTTGATTCAAAAAAGAAAATATATGGATCTATATTAACTTTCATTCTAGTACCTGGTACATTTGACGTACGTCAGAATTGTGAGTAGCCATCATATGAGGCTTTAATTTTGTAGTTAATACTATATCCAGATATCTTTGAATCCCATCATTTTCACCTATAGTATAACAACTAATATAATCATAACCACTGCCAGCAAATATTTCTGCACGATATAACATAAAAAAGCCTCTTACGAATTTAACTTCCATAATTGTTCTCTGATATGGTTGATATAGTTTTCTGTTTTACGTATACTGCCACGTGCTGCAGGACGTACGATAGGAATAAAAGAAATGCCCTCATTGCTAAGGGCATTCTGCACTTTGTTGCCCATGACTACTATTGGCATAGTAGAGCTACGGATTGTTTCGCGCTGTGCCTCATCCTCAAACCAATTGGCAAATTTACAATGATCAGGATTTATTCCAACTGCACGCAGAGCACGAAACAGAGTTTTCGCACAAAGAATACCATCTTTCCACGTCCCTTCCATTTCAATGGCTCTGTTGCTTCTTTTTTCTCCAACAAATAATATCATGTGATTCTTTGCTCCTCTATCGCTGAAAAATCTTCATTGAATACATAATGCACAGTCAAATGGTCAGTACATACACATGCATATTGCTCTGCCCGGGAAATCAGATATTGTTCATTATCCGAATAAGAAAGAATAATATCTTCGTTACCATCTTCTTCCAAAAATTTTTGAATCCGAGTGAGATGACGCATACTTGTACCCTCAGCGCCGGCCGGATCTTCACCACGATTTTCTGCAGCTTGCTTTTTCAATTGGTTTAATATTTCATCAAACTTATCGTTTTCCATATTCATCCTTTCCGAAAGAATCCTTCATATCTTTTATAAGCTGTTCCATATCTTTTTCTGAGTCGATTGAATATTTACTTTTTTTATAAATTTGTTTTTTGTGATAGAGGAATTCTGATTGGCAATGATTGCAAATGAGTTTGCCACCGGTCTTTTTTATTTTTTGTAAAGAATTTATTAAAATTAAATGGGCTATAAACCCACCAAAAATTCCTTTTGTATGAATGATCAATTCACGATGACAATTAGGGCAAATGATCCCTGATTCAGTAGTTAATTTCATAGTAAACTCCTTTATAATCATTTATCTTATACCATAAAGAAAAAGGCCCATTTTCATGGACCTTCGAGTACTGCTGCGCGGTTGTACAGTTTTTGGACAAGTTGTCGGCAGATATTTTCATAGGCATCCCTAAAGGGTATAACATTGTCCCATGATGCATTGAGAACCGTGAATAATTTCATGTATTTCCACCAGATTGTCCACAAACCGCTAAATATATTGGATTGTGGATCTGTCCCAAATACATTGTCAGCTACCGAGTATGCTTCTCCAAATTGATGGCGTGAATATTGTGTGAAATCCTTTATTTGACGGTCAGGAATAAACTCGATATAATCATCTGTATGCAGATAAAATTCTATGAGTTCTTTTTTACCTTTTTCTATCAAATAATTGATTGCCGTTATATCTTTCATAGACATCGCTCGGTTTCCTTTCTTAGTTGTTGAATGGTTTTACCTGTTCTTAAACTTGTTCTGACATACCATTTTTCATGTTCCTGATCTAATTTGTATTGAATATGATTTATCCAACGATTTGCAAGGAGAAATACTTTAGAAGGATCTTTGTATTTGTCAGAGAGTTTTCCAATTACAACTAAATGGAGATAACGATACTTTAGATATATACAGATACCCCACACCCAAAAATAGAAATTCATTATGGATTTTATTAAAATTTTAAGTAATTGCATATTACCTCCTAAGTAATGTATATTGTTCTTATGCCAAATTAATGACTTTTATTGGACGCTTTGAATATTTTAAATCTGTACGTTTCAATCTTCGTGTCATAAAGACGAGTTGTGGTGGTTTTGTTTCGTCACCTTTAAAGTCCTTAACAATACGATACCGTTTACTCATTTTAATATCATTGATGGAATAAACGCTGTGCCGTGGTGCATGATCAAGAAATTGCATTCTTATTATATTAACTTTCATTTGCATAAAATCTCCTATTTTGATATTATATTTGTCTTATCCCAAATAATTTTGTATATTTGTGCTATGAAAGCTACAGTAATTATAACCAGCTACAATAGACCACATTTATTACCACAGGCAGTTGATTCAGCACTAAATCAGAAATATGACAATATACAAATAATCATAGCAGACGACGGATCCAATGAAGAGACTCGTAAGGTATGTGAGGATTATAATGCCAAGTATGACAATATAACATATTATCAATCAGATCGTAAAGATGAGGACAGATTAAAGAGTACAGAGTTTGCGGAAAATATAAATGCTTGTATACCATTGATAGAAGGAGAAATAGTATTTTATCTTACTGATGATGATTATTATTATCCTAATCATGTATCAGAGATTATGTCTGCATTTAAAGAACATCCGGATTGGATGATGGCGTATGGTCCACAGAAACAGAATAAATATGATGATGACACAGGCGAAGAATGGACTGCGTTCATACGTGCACCTGGTTATAAAGTTTCACAAGCATCATGTCAATTAGATCATAATCAAGTAGCACATAGAAAATCAGTATTCGATATAGTTGGTGGTTGGCCAACCGAACCTGAGCATCGAGGAGCAGGAGATGCAGCGATGTGGGTAAAAATAAATGCTCACTGGCCAGCATATAGAGCAACTGATCAGATTACTAATGTGCACAGGCATCACAGGGATTCAATTCAAGGACCTGTAGTATGGCCGTAGGTTGTATTAGTTTTAATAATTTATTATATTTTATTTATGAATGAACAGGTAAGAAAACAAAAGAAAGCACTGATAACAGGAATTAATGGCATGGATGGATCTCACATGGCAGACCTATTGTTATCTAAAGGCTATAAAGTTTATGGTTTGGAGCGCCATAGAACAGGCGTTGATAGAGCTAATATAGCTCATATATTTGACCAAATAGAAATAGTAAAAGGAGATTTGTCTGATATAGGATCCATACACCGTGTGATGCATGTAGCTCAACCAGATGAAGTATATAATTTTGCAGCACAATCATTTGTTGGTGATAGCTGGTCATTACCAGAGCATACAGGAAATATTACCGGACTTGGGGTATTGCGTGTATTGGAGGCTATGCGTAGTTATCCGGATACTAAAATGGTACAAGCATCTACTTCTGAAATGTTTGGTAAATTGAATGTAGATATAGCGAATGAGTCCTCTAGATTTTTTCCACAGAATCCTTATGGAGTAGCTAAATTATTTGCACACCATATAGTTGAAAATTATCGTGATTCATATGGTATGTTTGCCTGTGCATCTATTTCATTTAACCATGAATCAGAACGCAGAGGAATGCAGTTTGTTACTCGTAAAATTACACATCATGTGGCAAAGATACATCTTGGATGGTCCAAAGAAATAAGGCTTGGTAATTTGGAGCCTAGACGAGACTGGGGCTATGCACCTGACTATGTTGAAGGCATATGGAAGATGCTGCAGCAAGATAAGCCTGATGATTATGTATTGGCAACTGGAATATCACATTCGGTAGAAGATTTTGTTCGCGAGGCTTTTGCAGTTGTAGGAATAAAAGATTGGCAGAAGTATATAGTGAAAGATCCACGCTTTATTCGTCCTGTGGAGGTAGATTATTTACGTGGTGATTATTCTAAAGCAAAGGAGATTTTAGAATGGGAACCAAAAGTACATTTCAAAGAAATAATTAGAAGAATGGTTTTAAATGATATTAGACTATTAACCGGTGATAGAAATTATGAGTTATAATGAACATTACAAAGAAAGATTGACTTGCAGATTATGTGGGTTAGAATTAGAAACAGTTTTAGATTTAGGTGACATATATCTAAATAATTTCGTTGATGATGGACAGCAAATATTGTCTGCACCTCTTACACTTGTCAAATGTAGGAAGTGTGAATTAGTACAATTAAAACATACAGCAAACTTAGATTTATTATATAGACAATATTGGTATAAATCAGCACTTAATAAATCTATGATTGCAGCATTGCAAGATGTGGTTGATAATGTAGAAGCACGTGTAACATTAGAAGCAGGCGATGTTGTAATAGATATAGGATGTAACGATGGTACAATGCTGGGTCAATATAAAGAACCAGGATTATATAAAATAGGATTTGATCCTGCACTTAACTTGGCAGATGAAGCTAAAAAATATTGTACGGTGTTTCATAATACATATTTTGGAGACACATCAATTGAAACTCCAAAAGCTAAAGCTATAACTTCCATAGCCATGTTTTATGATTTGGAAGACCCACACACATTTGTAGAATTGGTTAAAAGGTCACTACATGAAGATGGTATATGGGTTGTGCAATTTACAGATTTACTTTCCATGTTTAGAATAAATGCATTTGATAATATATGCCATGAACATCTAGAATATTATTCATTTAAAGTACTTCGTAATTTATTTGAACAACATGATTTAGAAGTATTTGATGTAGAAACTAATGATGTAAATGGAGGTAGTATAAGAATGTATATATGCTGGAAAGACAAACGTCGCATTGATGTATCGGTAGAAAAATTATCTAAAGAAGAACAAGAATATATGGATAGCTTTGATGATCCATTTAAAGCATTTGCCGAAAGAGTAGAAAAGATAAGAGAGAAACTAATGAAGTTTCTACACGAAGAGAAAGAAAAAGGTCGCACATTTTTTGGAATGGGTGCATCTACAAAAGGCAATACACTGCTGCAATATTTTGGAATTTCAACTGGATTGATAAGTTACATTGCAGAAGTTAATAAAGACAAATTTGGTAAAAAAACAGTGGCCACTAATATTCCGATAATTAGTGAAACTTCAGCATTATCATTAAAACCTGATTACTTTATAGTGTTACCATGGCATTTCATTGATATACTAATTAAAATTCATGAACAATATTTACGAAATGGTGGTAAATTGATGGTGCCAATGCCACAACCAACTATATATGAATATAATGAGAATAGAATAATTGAACGTCCTATTTTTTAATACACAAAAGGCAAATTGTAGCATTTATGAAAGTGGACGTATGGTATATGATGCCCTGAAATACGGGCATCAGTCGTACCATATAGATTATATGGAACATCCAGATCCGGTATATGAATATTTTGATAAATATGATGTTATAATTGTTAATTATCATCATCAAACTACACCATATATAAATCCTCGTGTTTTTGGTGATATCAAAGTTCCTGTATATACTATAGTGACGGAATGTTTACCAAATGATCCCTTACCATTAACTCCTAAGTGGTTTGATGGTTATTTGATATTGGATCCAACAGTAAAAGACCATGATAATATTTATGGAATGCCAAGACCATTGGAACCGTATGTGCCAAAAAAACGGTCTAGTAGAGAAATACCTGTAATTGGATCATTTGGATTTGCTACTGCTGGCAAAAGATTTGATTTGGTAGTTGAAGAAGTAAATAAAAATTTCGAACAGGCAAAAATAAGATTTAACTTTCCAACTGCTACATATGTACCAGGAAATGCAGAAATAAGTTTAGCCAATAGTTTAAAAAATAAAGCTAAATCAGGGATTGATTTAGAAATTACACATGAGTACTTTTCTAAGCGTGAATTAATTGAATGGTGTGATGATAATGATCTTAATGTATTCTTTTATTATCGTAACATGACAGGATTAGCAGCTGTTACAGACCAAGCGATAAGTGCGCGGAGACCTATATTAGTAACAGATGATTATACATTTCGACATATACATGCGTATATGAAACCTTATCCTGAGATATCAATTAAAGAAGCATTACATATGATAGAGCCAGTTAAACAAATGTACAACGATTGGCATCCTATGAATTTTGCAGAAAAATTTGAATCCATTATTAAAAAATGAATAAAGTATTATTTGTAAACAGTAAAATTACAGCATGTGGTGTACATCAATATGGTTATAATATTGCAAATACTATTTCAAAGCATTCCAAAAAGTTTGAATATATTTATGTGGAATGTGTTAATGAGCAGGAATTTGTACGTAAATTTAACGCTGATCAATACTTGGCTGTTATTTATAATTATCATCCTTCTACTATTGGATGGGCGAAGCAAAGACTAGAAACTCATGTATTTCCGCATGTTCCCCATATAGCAATAGTGCATGAACCAGAACAACATGGTGCACCTTTTACTTATAAGGTGAGCCAGGATCCTAGTTTTGAGGAAAAACCTCCATACTTCAAACAGTATAGCAGGAACATATTTACATATGAGAATACACACCCATCACCTGAAATACCAACTATTGGATCATTTGGTTTTGCGTGGACCGATAAAGGATATGAAAAATTAGTTGAACAGGTTAAAAAAGAATTTGATGTAGCCAAAATAAGACTTCATCTTCCTAAATCTCATTTTGGAGATCCACACGGTGCTCTTGCTAATCAGATGGTACAGAGATGTAGTATGTTATTACATGATACAAACATTGAATTAGAAATATCCAGAGAATGGATGGAGCTGTATGATTTAATAGATTGGTTGGCACAAAATACTATAAATGCTTTCTTTTATGATTATAAACAGGGCAGAGGCATTTCAGGACCACCTGACTTTGCTATGGCCGCACGTAGGCCAATGATACTAACTAAATCATACATGTTTAAACATTTGTGGAAAGCACGACCTTCTATATTCATAGAAGATGTATCTATAAAACAAGTAATTGAAACAGGAATGCAATCATTACAGCCGTTTTATGACAAATGGTCAGAAGAAAATTTGACCAAAGATTATGACAGAATAGTTAAGGCAGCCATAATAGATAGAGAAAGAAATGATAGATAAATATTTAGATAAAAAATATAATCAGTATAAAAATAGATCATTAACTTTCGTTAATCCATCAATAGGATTTTGTCCCGGTCTTATGCCGTTAGGAATAGCATCACTGTCTTCTTATCTGAAACAGCATGGATTTCATAATATTGATTTTTTAGACGCGAACTGTGAACATATTGAAAATAATTATGAGTATTCTGACATAGTTGGCATAACAGCAGTTACACAAAATATGGGAGCTGCTATCAGGTACGCACAATGGTTAAAGAGGAAACAACCCAATGTTGTAATTATTTTAGGTGGAGTCCATATTACTACATCTAAACAACTGCCAGAGCCTTTTGATATTGGTGTGATAGGGGAAGGAGAAATAACATTATTAGAGCTTATGGTGACTCCTGAATTTATACCAGAGCATTTAAAAAATGTATCAGGTATTTGTTATAGAGAGAATAGTGAACTGAAGTTTACCCCTCCTAGACCATTGGTTCCTCAATTGGACGAGTTTCCAATACCAGACCGTGAAATCATGAATGTAAATTACTATGTTTCTCCAAAGATGCTCATACCATATAATCACGGCAGGACATTATCGTTGCTTACTTCGCGTGGATGCCCCTTTTCATGTAGCTTTTGTAGTACAAAAGTGCATTGGAATAGATTTAGAGCACATTCTGCAGAACGTGTGGTAGAGGAAATGGAATTGGTAGTTAATAAATATAATGTAGAGATTCTCCATTTGTTTGATGATTTGTTTACTGCAAACAAGAAAAGATTATTTAAGATAAGAGATCTCATGGTTGAAAAAGGATTAAATAAACGTGTACGAATGATGTGTTTAGTTCGAAGTGATACTACAGATGATGAGATAATGCAAGCACTTAAAGAAATGAATATAGTAGTTATTGGAGCAGGCTTTGAAAGCATGTCAAAGAAAATGTTAAAATATATTAAAAAAGACACAACAACTGTAGAACAACACAAACGTCTAGCGGATCTGGCAATAAAATATCAAATACCATTAATGGCCAGTTTCTTGATTGGGAATCCAGGAGAAACTATGGAAGATCTACAGGAAACGCTCGAGTTTATAAGATCATATCGACATACTAGGATGTTTCAACCACTGTCATATGTTGCTGCAGTGTTTCCTGGAACTGAGTATTATGATATAGCCAAACAGCGTAATTTGCCAGTTGATGATTATGAACGCATACTGATGGATATTGTACCAGATATTAATGCATTTAAAAATGCTCCATTGCTAACTGATTTGCCGTTAGAAGATTTTTACAAGATAGCACAAGAATTCCAATATGAAACTGTGCTCAAAATAACATAAGTTAAAGAATATGAATGTAAGTGTTGTACTCTGTAGTAGAAATGACAATTATGGTGGTAGTAGAACAATAGAAATGGGGACGGCGTGTTTGCAAACCATGTCCAGGACATTTGAGGAAATTATAGTTGTTGATTTTGGTTCAAAAGCCCAATTATATCCTGTATTTAAAAATACCATACCGGAAAATTTAGGAAATCTTCGATTCATACATGTACCACAACAATGGGTGTTGGACATCACCAAAGACCCTAAAGTGATGGCAGATGTTATCGGACGAAATATAGGAATTAGGAGAACTTCTCATGATATCATATTATCTTCAAATATAGACATTATTCCAGCTGAGAGAAGTAAATTTAATTTTAGCAGTTTTGATAAAGAAGTAATGTATACTTCAGGAAAATATATGGTTGACATTTTATTACTTGCGAAACTTAGGGCACAGGGAAATACATGGGAAGCCATACAAAATCATCTGTTTGATACCAGAGGAAATTATTATAGGCAAGGCCCCGTAAATGCAGAGCCATGGTCTATAATGAGTGCTTGTGGTGATTTTCAGCTGGGACATCGTGATTTATGGTTTCATCCTGAAGTTAGAGGATTTGAAGAATCTTTAATATACAAAGATTATACGGACACTAATTTGAATAAAAAAATAATAGAGAATGCTAAAAAAAAGGTAAGAATAGCACCAGATTGGCATATATTTCATCAATCCCATGAAAATAATAGAGGAAAAGTCAAAAGAAATGATATAAATACGGCGGCCTGGAATTTTAAAAAAACAACTAATACAGAAAATTGGGGATATCCTGATATAAAATTTGAGGAAAATTTAATATGAAAAAGATTGTGGTAGCGGGTGCGGGTGGTTTCATAGGTGGGCATCTAGTAAATTACTTGAGAAAATTATATCCAAACAGTTTAATTCGTGCAGTGGATATTAAACCATTGAATCAATGGTATCAAATTTCTGATCACAGTTTGACAGAAAATTTGGTATTAGATTTAAAAGAATTGGATAATTGTTATAAAGCAGTTAATGGATTTAATGAAGTATATAATTTAGCAGCTGATATGGGAGGTATGGGATTTATAGAAAATAACAAAGCTTTATGTATGATAAGTGTACTAATAAATACTCATTTATTAATAGCATCGAGAGATGTAGGAATTTCTAGATATTTTTACTCATCCTCTGCGTGTGTATATAATGCAGCCAAGCAATTAGATGTAAACAATCCTGGTTTAAAAGAAGAAGATGCTTATCCAGCAATGCCTGAAGATGGATATGGTTGGGAAAAATTATTTAGTGAAAGAATGTGTAGACACTTCAGTGAAGATTATGGAATGACTGTAAGAGTTGCTCGTTTTCATAATGTATATGGACCGTATGGAACATATGATGGAGGACGAGAGAAAGCACCCGCAGCTATATGTAGAAAAGTAATTCTCGCAAAAAGAAATAATGAAGAAACTATATCTATTTGGGGAGATGGTCAACAGACGCGTAGTTTTATGTATATTGATGATTGTCTACAAGGTATTACAAGAATAATGCATAGCGATATAGAAGAACCTATAAATTTAGGCAGTAGAGAAATGGTGTCTATCAATCAATTGGTGGACATAGTACAGGATATTGCAGAAATAACTTTAACGAAGAAATATGAGCTGTCTGCCCCAAAAGGAGTAAGAGGTAGAAATAGTGATAATACCTTGTTACGCAAATATTTTGGGTGGGAACCTTCCATTAGTCTAAAAGAGGGCTTAAAATGGACTTATATTTGGATAGAAAACATGTTAGCAAAAGCTGATAGTAAAAATAAATTTAATTTATGAAATCTGTATTATTTATAGAAAAAAAATTGAGAATAGATAAAATAGGATTTTTGTATTTATCAGCCATCATGAAAAATGCTGGACATAAAGTCGATATGATACAAGATGACGTAGAAAATGCAGAGAAATATTTAGAAAACAATTCTGTTGATTTTATAATGTATTCTGTGATGACTGGGGAACATTTGTGGTTTATTCAGAAAAATCAAGAATTAAAAAAGAAGCATAATTTCATATCAGTAATGGGAGGCCCACATTTTACATTTTTTCCTGAACAAGGAATAAGTGATCCAAATATAGATTATGTGGTGAGAGGACCTGGAGAAAATATTATATTAGATATTATAGATGGTAAAATTAATAATAAATTTATTGTAGGTTCTATGCCTGACGTAGAATCCTTACCACATCCTGATAGGGAACCATTGTATAAATATGAAGAGTTTGGCAATTCTAGCATGAAAAGGTTTATTGCATGTCGTTATTGCTTATATAGTTGTAAATATTGTTTTAATCATGCATATAAAAAATTATATAAAAATGATAAAAGCAAAATGTCACAACGTGTGTCCCCACATAAAATGGTGGATGAGATATTACAAGTTAAATTAAAATATGGATTAGAAACAGTATATTTTAATGATGATGATTTGGCGGGAGACCATGATTGGTTAGAAGTATTTTGTGACTTATATAAAAAGAAAATAAATTTACCATTCTGTGGATCTATGAGAGCTAATAGTGCTACTAGAGAAATAATAGCTATGTTAGCAGACGCAGGCGCTACATTTATGAATCTTGCTTTAGAGTCAGCTAATCCAAAAACACAGAAAATATTAGGACGTGGATTTATTACCAATGAGCAAGTCAAACAAGCTTGCGAAGATTGTGCAAATTTTGGAATAAAAGTTCGATTACAAAATATGATTGGATTACCTGTAGAAAATCCATTGCAGGATGCATTAGATACTTTAGAGTTTAATATGGAAATAAATCCAACAGATTCTTGGGCTTCAATTTTTCAACCATTCCCTGGAACCGAATTATGGCAATATTGTGTAGATAAGGAACTGATTAGTATAGATACACAGAGTGTAAATTTTTATGAAGGAACACAATTAAAGATAAATGATTCAGAAAAAATCAATAGATTGCATAAATGGTGGTTTTTTATAGTTAAATATCAAATACCAGTACAGTTAGTAAACATACTATTAGATTTGCCTTTAACGGACGATCAAAAAATGGAAATGCAAAATTTCAGATGGGATATAGCAAAGGAATTATTATATGGAATGTAAGTACATAGTAACAACTACTATTAATTCTCCTACTGAGGCAACTATGAAGTTTCTTCAAAAGAAAAATTGGAAAATGACCATTGTGGGTGATAAAAAAACTCCACATATGGCTTATCGTGAATTAGAAAAAATTTATCCACAATTGCATTATATGGATCCGGATGAACAAGATGCATTATATCCAGAGTTAAGTAAAGCTATAGGATGGAATAAAATAATGAGGCGTAATTTAGGTTTTGTGTATTCTTATCAGCAAGGCGCCGATGTAATAGCAAGCATAGATGATGATAATATTCCATATGAAGAATGGGGAAATGATGTATATATTGGCGAGGAAATAGTACTCGATTGTTGGAGTGCAGATAATGGTGTTTTTGATCCTTTAAGTGTGACTAATGCCAATTATATGTGGCACCGAGGATATCCATCTGAACTAATACCAACCAGAAATAATATTAAGTATGTGGGAAGAATAAAAAGGAAAGTATTAGTACAGGCTGATTTATGGGATGGCGTTCCGGATGTTGATGCTATGAATAGGATTATTCATAATCCTCGTATAAAATTACATGTTGATGGTCCATTTTGTAGTGATAACATTGCGCCGTTTAACAGTCAAAATACATTTTTACATAGGGACGTAATACCATATTATATGGTGTTACCTTATGCTGGTAGAATGGATGATATTTGGGCTTCTTATATATTGCAAAAAGAATTTCCAAATTCTGTTATATTTAATAAACCAACCGTGTATCAAGAGAGGCATGAACCACATTATAGAAATATGAAGGATTTAAAGGATGAGACAATGGGATATGAATATACATTGAAATTTATCCACGACCAATATCAATTGCCGAAGGAATCTGCAAAAGCGTATCAAATATATAGAGATTCTTTTAAATAAATTTTATAATAAACTATGGAAGATGATATAACAAAAAAATCAACAGCCACATTAATAGATGAATTAATAACTACATCTATGAAATGCTGGTTTGCACAAGAAGCTGTCATGAATGGCGGAGATGATGCCAAAGTGGCAGAAGCTGCCAAAATGGCACAAATTACTAATGCTAGAAGAAATAAACTGATTCGAGCTATAGATGATAGACTTGGAGAATCAGACAATACCCAATTGAGTAAAACTTATGCTTAAATATGCTTTTTCACATCCAGGAAAAATAGGAGACTTTCTTTATATACTTCCTACTGCACGATATATTTGTGAACGCGATGGAGCAATAGCAGATATTTATACTAGTGAAATGTGTGCTTCAACAAAAAAATTAGTAGAATTTCAAAGTTATGTAAATGAATTTATAATACCAAAAGACTATAAGATTCAGCATTTTAATATGGGAGTACAGCCATGGAAAATGCCAATAGATGAAAGTAAATATGATAAAGTGTTTCAATTAGGGTTTCAGGGGCCTCCACATGGTCCTTTACATGCATGGATAGCTAAAACTGCGGGCTTGGATATAATTCCTCCTGTAACATATGATTATCCAGATTTAGTTAATCCTGATAAACCTTATATTGTTTTAGCACATTGTGGATATCATACTTTGCCAAATTTAAAAAAGGCTTACGAATATTTTTTACTTAATAGTCCAATTACTTGTGCTGTAGTAGGCATTGAGGGTGATCGAATTCATGCCCAGGGTGGATATTATGATTTAATTGGGTTGGATTTTCTATATTTGGCAGGATTAATAAGTGATGCCGTAGCGTATGTTGGATTTTATTCTGGACAGTTAGCAATAGCTAATGGATTTCCAGGATTATTGAAAGTTTTAACAAGTTCTCGTAGTGGTGGAGAAACAGAAGGATTAAATATTCCAATAACTATAAATTTGCCTTCTACTACACAAGGACCACAGTTGTTGGATACCGTTATGAGAAATGTAGATAGAAAATACGGAGGAAGTAAATAAATGCCTACAACAACTAAAAAACCCGTTGCAGAAAGACGCACAAATAATAAAAAAAGAAAACATAGAACATGGATTTGGTGGATTTTGGTTATATCCCCGATTTTGGTTAGTATGTGGCTTTTTATCTTGCCTGAGTTAGGCGTAGACGCGATTTCTCTTAAAACTGTTTCTGTAGAAGAAGCTACAAAAGTGCCTTCTTCTGAGAAAAAAGCAATTCGTAGATCACCGGCCGCAGGTGCAGATAGGGAAGCCTATGCTAGACCTAATACTACACAACCTACAAAACCAGAAAATGGTGATAATGACTCCGACGGAATAAGTGAAGATACCAAAGATGATATAGATTGGGCACTTGGCCATTTATATAAATTGTTGCCTTTAATTATTTCTTTGGTTGCTATATTCAAAAAAGGTTCTATTATGGGACGAGCTTCTTAAATGGATGGCTGTTTACCCTGTATTTGTGGTAGTATTAGATTAATTCCTAATGTTTATATAGGTAATCCCACGTGTATATCCGTATACTGTATTGATTGTGAACGAGAGGGTGGCCGTGGTGAAGATGATAAAAAGGCTATTTTAGCATGGAATTCTATGATTGTAGAGCTTATCAAGCCAAAAATCACGCCATAATGGCGGAATAGCTGCTTTTTTGCCCGTGTAAATGGTTCGCCGAAGAAACGTTACTTTTTGGGAGTGTGATAACTTTATGATTATTTGTATTGATGTAAGTGTTGATGAAAATGGAACTGAAAAAGAAACATTGGAAGAGATTAGAAAAAAGATTAAAGATGCATTGAAAGATTGTAAAAGTGCAAAACTTATAAAACGGTTTGGTAATGTAGGAATAACTTTTTGGGAAATGTATTATTGATATTTTTATTTTGCGCGATGGTATAGTGGTAACATCGAAAACGCGTTTATGCAACTTTTTTACCCGCGTACAGAGCTAACCCTACTTTTTTTATTTTGCATATGTAAGACAATGGGACAGAACATACGACAAAGTGACATATCAAACCTTAATATTGTTGAGGTTAACGATAAAAAATATCATGTCAAACGTGTCATTCCTTCTGACAACATGACAGACGACAAGATCAATGCAATCAAGGAACTATGGGCATGCGACACAGTGTTGAAAAAGCAGGGAAATCACTACTTTTGTGTCGAAATATCCGACACTACATGGGAGGATGTGTATGAAAATGTGCCACAAGTGCGGGAAAATGTATAAAAATACGTGGGTTGCACCCAGTTTTTTGTTTAAGGTAGTAGACCTAGATGAAAAATCAACACCAGGAACCCTATGTGTGTTGTGTTTCGAACGTGCTTGTGCTGAATTAGGCATTGATGTGTATGTTAGTGTTAGTATTCATCCCTCATACAACCATAATGGGGATTAATATTTATTCCTCATACAACCATAATAGGGGTTGACATTTATATAAAAATTGTGTAAGTTAGACTAGATCTTTTAAAAAAATTGCATAGAATCTCATCTATGTGCAACCTATCTAGAGCTTCCTTATCTTTAGATAGTATCGTTCAGTCAAGGGGCTACGCATGTGGCCCCTTTTTTTAAGCTAAAAAAAGAAAGGCTATGTATTGATCTTATACCATAGCCTATCTGTCCAGACATCCCGGGCCAGTTTCTAAGCGTGGCGTATGGGATTCGCACGATTGATAGAACTTTCATAGCTCCTATTTCAATATAGGCAGCTTTAAAGCTTTCTACAATATTCTTATACCAAAAATATACAAAAAAGACGGTTATATACCTGGCCCTGTATCTTCTATTATTTGTACCTCATATCGTACTATAGTTTGGGTAAATATCTGTGTGCCCTCATCTATTGCCAGGGCAGCAGGCCCATAAAGTTCCCAACCATGTGATATACGCCATTTAACCAGGTTTTTTAGCTCTGTGATATCAAGAGCTGTTATAATGTCATAATCAACAATTTTACACATTTTTAATCCTTTCAAAAACCGAAGGGGGTCAAGTATATAGCAACGCTTTTTGTAACACTACTTAAAACACAAAACGGGTCTCTAGCTAGGGTAATATCTACATTCCTATATATAAATAGTACTATTTGGGTGAAAAAAAGGCCGGATATTATATATATTCTGGAAATTTTTACTGACCTTTTAAGAAAATCTCAAGTAATACTTAATATTTTAAGTTATAAAAAACTTTCTGCCTTATTTTAAAACCAATCTTTTTTCTCTTTTTTGTTGCCATATTAGTAGAGATACCTAACTTCTCTCCTATTTCTTTGTCAGTCAAATTTTCCACAGTTCGTAATTTAAAAATAAATTTTTCCTGTTGAGTAAGATAATCAGGAATTTTACCTTTTGTAAATTTTTCAGACCCATCGAAAATTTCCTTATGTTTCATAATAATTCCCCTTTAAAAATCTACACACAGTTAGTTATCATTTAATTTAAATTTATTATATATTATATATTATATTATATTTAAAAGGCTCCCAAACAATTATTCAGGAGCCACAAAACCAATTAATTAAGAATTACTTCGTCTTCTGCAGCCTCCAGACCATCGTCCATCATATCATTGGCCTCATCAATCATACCGGTAATATCGCCTTCGGGATATAGAAAATCATCAGAATTAACTTCCTTTTTGCATGAAGGGCATTTGTAAATGATAGCATCATCATCCCGACGAACGAAATCATCAGAGCGATCAATTTCATTTTTGCAATGCGGACACATTGCGCGGATATATCCGCTATAACCTAAATTACCCATGATACCTCCTTAGTTTTTTAGACAACAAACCAATTATAGTACTAAATACAAACATACTTATCAAAACAGTACCAACATCATTGAGCGTCAAGTTGGTAGTTACAAAAAATAAAGCAATACCCACAATAGCAAACAGAATTACAAACATTCCACCAATACTTTCTTTTCTTGAACTCATCATACTCTCCTTTATTTAGATGTTTATACTATCATTCTTATTCCATTTTGTTTATATTAAACCATGAAAAATTTTATATATCCTTTAGAACAGATCCCATATTTACGGGAAAAATTTAAAAAGTGGCGAAAAATCTACGATTATGCATTTGAATTTCACTTCTGGAAAGAAGTATGGAATACACTTGGCCATGTAATATTTGCCGCGTTATTTGCACACGTGTGTACGCCTTACCTATCGGTAGGATGGATCACAGGAATACTCTTATTTATTGGTACGGCCCGTGAGGTCTGGCAGAACATACGAGGAAAATACCAACCATGGTTAATGTCAACAGTAGATTCTTTATCATTTGGAATAGGCGGATATCTATGGTGGTTGATTATAACTGCTTATAATATTAATGTAGATTTTTTATGAAATTAATATTATTCCTTTTGAAGTAAAAAAGGGGGACGTACGTCCCCTATAAACCTTACTTATGCGGGAGCCCTGCAACACACCCATTGAGAACATAAGCAAGCTTTATTATCCGCATTGCGATGTTCTCGGAAACTTTAGTAGCTCCGTCGTAAAGGTATTGAGAAGAAATTCTCAATTTTGGAACTTTGTGTGAAAATCGAAAGAGCGCCCAAGGAGTGACAACTTCTCCACCGTTAGTACGCTGGTGATGAAATATGTGCTGCAGTACCGGGGATACATCATAATAGGTTCTTTCATTTTCGTATTGCCCGCCTCTTCCGGTTTTGATTTTGTAATATTTGGCATTTAAAATAACCAAATTTTCCAGTTCTTTCACACGGACGTGACCGGCTTCACCGAAAGGAGCAAAAGATAATTTCTTTCGCATAATTTCTTCATAGCGTCCTCCCTCTGTGCCTGCCGGCTGGCATTCTTCTTCAATTATCTCTGCTTCCTGTACTTCCGGTGCTTCCTGTTCATGTTCCAGCATTTCAACTCTTCTGATGACATTTCTCCAAATTTTAAAAACCCGGCCATACCAATCATCCTGAGAAATAATTCCTCGGGCAAGTTGCTGCTCAAGATTATGTACTTCTGCCTGCGCCGATCCAATTTCCATTTTCATTTCGCGGGAATATTTTCTTGGAGGCTGTGCTTCATAACCAGTTCCGGAAAATATTTGATGTAGGATCATAACATCCTCTGCAGTCAATATTTTTGCTGCTTGCGGAGCCGCAGCATCGTCAAAACCTTTAATAAAAGCTTCGACGATATTTCCGTGGAGATGCTTGTGGTAATGTGCGTAGAAATGCATCATGAGCCCGGCCTTAAATCCAAAAGTTTCATGTAGTTCATTCATTGAATCACGCAATTTTTGTAAGTCCATAATACTCTCCTAAAAGTTAGATGGTTATACAACTCTCTTATGCCAAATTAAAGGTAAAAAATAAAGGGCAGCTGACAATCAATTGCCCTTTATTTTTTAAAGATAATTATGGTTCGGGAACCCAAGTTCCTTCATTTTCGTAGTATTCCCAGTTACCACCATAATCTTGAGCGCCAATAAAGATTTCCAAACCATCGCGTTGCTGGAATTCATACCATGCACCACTATTCATATAGAACTGTTTATTATAATAAGTGGTAGAGGATGAATTTCCCTGTCCATTTTCATAATAGATACTGGCAAGAGTAATTTCTTCATCGTCTTCATAATAGAATAAACCATATCTGTAGCAGTACAATTCGGAATACGATACCCAATAGCAATGGATTTTTCGATACGAATCGTAATGCGGTGCCGGAGTTGTAAATCCGCCAAAATCCGCAGGCAACGAAATGTCTGATCCACCATAATAAAATCGTAGATCATCCAAATATGCACTGTTTGGTGTTTGTCCGATTTGCTGGACACAGAAACGAACATACTTAGGATCATCATATAATATGCTAATGTCAACTGTGTTAAGTTTGAATGATGTTGCTCCATTGGATTCCAATTGAGCACCGTAGGAAATAATAAAGTCGTCGTTTTCATCAAACAGTGCTAGATGTAGCATTAATGTCACGCCGGTCAATGTTCCAGCACACTGAATTGTTGCCGTATAGTCGCCTTCAATACAGGAGTCAGGCAACAGAAAATAGCCACTTGAAGTAACACGATTAGAATTACGGGCAAATTTTAGTTGCATAGAATAGGTGCCTAATGTTTTATAACTTGAATTTGCCAATTCGTTCTGTGTAGTGTAATAATTGGAGGTTGGTGGATCAAAAAAGTCAGGTAAATTCCAACCACCGTCTGGTGAAATATTCCAAGCATAAGGAACACCGGAATTCCAGGTTTCAAAACTTGGATTCAGATCGGGATAGTAAAATGCACCAGGAACATCCATTAATTTGTCTTTATTAGTATTTGGTTTGCTCAATCCATAAACCAATAAATTGTTTCCATATCCGGGTGCTGTGTGGCCGGTATTGTCTTCATCCATACCAGAATCATAAAGAGATGATATTGTCGAATTTGTTGCATACGTTACCAGGAATGCTCGGCATTCGACATAGTCTGCGCCGTAGTCATCAAAATAATAAGTATTAGCATCCCAAGCATAAGGCGATGGAGAATAATACCATACCATATTTCCCCATACGGAGTTAGCCATGTCAAAATCTTCATAATCACTAGAACTGTACGAAGTAACATTCCAGAAATAAGTAGCATTCGACACTGCCTGTATGCCAGTAACACTTCTTGGTTTGCCTAAAGCATCAGAGAACTGAGCAATTCGCAGGGCTTCCAACCCTTCTTTTGTATGTGTTCGATAAAATTCTTTCCGCTCAGATTCTTTGGCTTCTTCTTTTGCGAGAGTTTCAGCATCCCATTTCGACCGATGTATTCCGCTAATAAACTGACGCTTATAGTCGAGTGGATTCTCTGGATACTTGAAATTCTTAAAATAATCTTCCAAATCTCCAATTTCAACTTTCGACAATTTCTGTCCTGGAAATGAAAAATCAGTACTCTGTGCTTCAACACTCACTGGAGGCTCTTGTTCGCACTGAATAAACACAAAGGGCAACAGAAAAATAACCAGAAATGCAAAAAAGATTTTCATAATAATTCCTTTCAGTTAAACGATTATACATATTTCTTATGCCATTTATTAATAAAAAACTACGTACGCAATCCTTTTTCAAGAAAATTTAAAACCTATTTGTTTTTTTAAGGTTTGATGAATCAAATTTGTTTTTTAAGGTTTGATAAATCAATTAAAAAAATAGTAGTTTAACAATATCAATTACTACATTTAGAGTTACAATCAGGGCTATTAAAAACCAGGCGCCCCGGGCTTCGCCATAGCCAAACACACCATCCTTATTATAAGGAATACCGATACGTACCCGTTTTAGATGTTTATTACAATCGATTACCATAAGCCAGGAAAAGAAGCTGGCAACAATGCCAAGAATTATCCAGAAAATAAGCATTTATTATTCCTCCTATATATCTGGGCGAACTTATCGCCCGACTGGTCGAATTATACATTCTACCCTATTGTTTTTATTTAGTTTACAGGTTTGGCACGATATGTGCTCATACAACCATCAAACAACCTTAGTGGGAAAGGAAACAAACAATGAAGAATTTATTATTAGTAACAACCTTATTTTTGTTTTTTGCAGGTATAACTCTGGCACAGGACACAACTAAAGCCCAGGTACAAGAGAAAAAACAAACACAAACGCAAACACAAACACAAACGCAAACACAAAATAGATTCATAGACCTCGACGGCGATGGAATCAATGATGCAGTTATGGAACAGTGGCGTAAAATGATTCGCACTCAAGATGGACAGGGTGAAATGAATCAGGAACAAAATCGCGAACAAAACCGCATCCATACCGGCGAACCTCTAGGCCCCAAGGGCAATTCAGAAAAAGGTTCAACAAACGACCCAACAAAAAGCAAATCCAAGGGCGACAAAGGTAAAAAATAATTAAGGCTTACTCTGTTACAAATATAAAGAGGGGACGTGTGTCCCCTTTTTTATTATTTCTTTTGAATACCGATTATGTCGTACACCACATAGGTTTCCATTGGTTGTGGATCCCCTCCGTAGTAATCTCTCAGGCGCTTGAATTCCTCCAATTCCGGAGTTTTCACTCCATAATTAATTTTTACCGGCCGGCCTTTTGGATAGCGTTGCATTGTAAAGCCTTTTGGAAAATCCTCCGGATAAACATAGATTTTGTGCTTTGAATTGTCATCAGAAGTGAAAACAAATTGATGGCTTCCGGCTGGTACTAACATACCGCTTTCGGTAAATTCGGCAATAAAATCGATTGGCGGACAATGGTTGCTTATGGTCTCCGTCGCCAGCGACCATATTACCACGAGGAAATCACCGAACTTTTTTAGTATCCAGCAAATGCCACTAGCAACCCATTGTAGACCTTCAAATATCCAGAGAATTATATGGGCAATCCATTTCAAAGGTTGTCCGGGAAATATAACCAAAACTTTCCAGATGCCACTAAAAAGGTTCCATACGTATACATCCAGTGGGCTTTCTTTTTCCTTTTTTCTTCCTTTTTTGGCCAGAAATTCCAGACGCAGCCGTTCAAGTTCACGCTTCGCGGCCGCCTTTTCAGCTTCTCGCATCTTTTTCTGTTTTTGGCGCTCGAAAAGAACATCTTTAAATTTTTCCCGTCTTTTTTCCTGCCAATCGCGTACTTTGCATGATTGTGTAATTGTCCAGCGGGTCAAACGACAGCGGAAAAACCAGACGCCGATTTTATATAGAATGATCATAACCAAACCAAAAGCCACGATACATCCAAGTCCCAGGCCAATCGCAAATAGAATGCTTAACCATGGCAAATCGATAAAGGCCCATATCAAATCACCTAAAGTGAATATTAGCCAACCGATGCCGTACAATACCAAAGGAATACCATCCAGTACGAGCCATACCAGGCCTGCCCATACCCCGGTTAATATCCACCATGGAATCGAATAGATCCAGAAAATGCCAAATCCGATCCAGGCCAGAAGATTTGAATAGAGAAACAAAGATACAATTCCAGAAACAACCATAAGAATTCCTGCGAAAACCCATGATGCCATTAATTTACTCTTCTCTATGAGGTCAAAGATGTCATCAATAGCCTCCGGCCAAATCCAGGATAATGGTTTCAATACTAATATTTCCACCAGTTTTAATACCAGGAATGGTATTAAAGTGACCAATAATAGCAAACTGCCCCAGAACATGAACTGGTAGAAAGGACACTTGTTGGTGGCTTCTTTTTTATTGAAACCATACCACATGCGGAGCCACTGATAATACCGATATCGGGCATCACTGGTACCCATTATGATATTATCTTCATGGCCCAGATATCGATCAGCAAACTCCGCACCAACGCGAGCTGCTTTATTTCTCATCAGTATCCTCCTCCTGCATGTCTTCAATTTGTTCTTTCAAAGCGGAATTCTGCTCTCTTAATTCCGAGATCTTTGTTTCCAGGCTGTCATTTGCCGCTTCCACCGCTTTGACATGTTCCGGCTCGTTAAGAAGATAAGAATCGTTAATTGCGTTATGTGCCCAGTACGCCAGAAGAAAAATCAGCACAAATGCTGCCAATACAAAAAAAGAACGTGTTCTGTCGTTCATGTTAAATACTCCTGTAATTAATTAAAGGTTTGGTTGATTAAAAAATAAACATCTATTCTAATTTCTTATGCCAAATTTGAGATAAAAAAGCCATCAAAAGTTGATGGCTATAAGATAATAAATACATAAACAGGTAATGGCAGCTGATACCAGGAATGGTATCAAAACTTCCCATCGAACGCGATTTTTAAACATAAGACCTCCCAGGTTAATCCGGATAAAAGTCCTGTGCCGATCCCGGCCCGCCAACTTTACGTGTATCAAAATAATAGCCAATTAATCGAGGGTGAGTATCTTTGTAATATTCCCATTTTATGTCATGCAGTGTCTGGGTCTTATTAAGATGTCGCTTCAAATGATCATTACAGCAAAATGGACCACCCACGTAGTTTATGGTTTTCTGTGTAATAAATTTTCCACAAAATAAACAATATTGAGCATCAGGAATAGTTGTCATAACACTCTCCTTAAATTAGATTGCTATACTATTCTTATACCTTATTTTTTATTCTTCCCGCTCTTCCAAAAATACTATTTCCACAAACTCTCCGCTGTCATCACTGCTCCAGTTAATAATTTTTGCATTTGTTGGAACATGGTTTATTATGTTTCTTGCATCACCGGCCAGCGTGTTTATTCGAAAACGTACTGTATGTGTAATTTCAACAATTTTGGATTTAACTTCTTTTTCATAACTTGCAAAATCTTTTCTACCCATTTTTATTTGCCCTTTTTCTGGCCTCTTCACAGTTGTGATGCCACTTGTTTATGTGACTGATAAATTCAAATCCGGCCTTATTCTTTACCCTGGGACAACCACAGTTAGGATATGGTGTAGTGTAACCACGCAATCCGCATTCCGGACACGTTTCTTTACTATCGGATGGTAATTGATCAAACTCTTCTTTTGTCATTTTATTTATATCCTTTCTATATAAAAAAATAGAGGGCTACGTACGTAACCCCCTATAGTTATGGCCCACTTCGGGGCGCGCCCTACCGGTTCAGGCAACCATTCAGCTACACATATGTGAACGTCAGTTACACATATGTGAATGCAACGGGCGGGTAGTTTATTTGGCCTGATTTAAAGTTGCCATGTCAGGTGCCGTTAATAATCTTTGAGGGTTGTAGATTGGATGAACTACCGAATTTTGGCATTCACCTGGCGCGGGGCGGGCTTTAAGGTGGGAACCGGAGCCCGTCGTGACATGGCATCCACAGGTGCAGTTGGTCGCACGTCCACTGGATAACTGAGCTTCACAATTACAAATTATTACAAATTTTTTCAAGATCCATTGACCCCCTTGATAAATGTAATTCAGCTAAGAAATATTCCCAATTTATTTTATGTTCATTTGGGTCAAAGAATACAACGTGAAAATTATGATATTTGTCATTCTCGAACAGATCATGGTCTGCAACAAGTACGTGGAAATTTTTTAGTTCTACTTTCATATGAATAAAAAAGAGACCGACCAAATTGGGTGCGGTCTCTTAAAACAAATTAAGGAGAGTGAATATTATCCCCAGATCGAGCATTCCCTCCACCACATGCTCGAGCAGGCGGCTTACTTGATAATGGGACTAGGTAGCTAACCTCCAGCGGATCTGCTTTGTCCGCAGCCCGACCGGCACCCTGACACAACCGGAGGACTGGGGCCGGAGTTATGATCGCGCCTCCCTTTTAAATGTATAAATTAGCGAAATTCATACATCGATCGTTACTGGCTGGGGATTCCAGTATATTACGACGCCCTCAAAGATGCTGTTAAAAGCTCGCATCCATAATTCTTATGCCGGTTTTTTAACATCTTTTTGAGGCTTTCGCCCACCAGCGACAATCCTTTTAATGGGCTTGTCACAATTACCGAGTCCACGCCCGGCACGCGGCCCTTTACCTTCAGGACCTGTTCCATCTTTTCGTGGCATAATAACCTCCTATTATTTTTACCACTATTCTTATGCCATTTTAGAATTCATACATGGTAGCAAGTACAACCACATCAGCGTAAAATCCCAACTGATTAATTATTGAACGTGCGGTACATGCAAACTTTGATATTGAATCATCCATCAAAACAACCAGTGCCTTCTTTCCGGTTTGTTCGTAATGTTGTTTACATTTTAATATTAATTCATCTGGAACCTTGTGGATATAGAGAAGATCTAATCCCGGCACCCTTCTTATTTTTCCAAATTTATGGGCATACGCACCATAATGAGTTTCATCTTCATCGTGCCACTGCTTTTTGTATTCCTTTATATAGTATCTTAACCATTCTGCTGCAGTGTCCTTGTATTCAAAAGTAGTGATGAGGTCTTCCGTTACAATGCATAAATGTTTCCAGTAGTTAACGGAATGTCTTTTTGTGGTATGATAAATGTGATCACCAGACACAGAAAAAGAATTTTCCAGATATTTGGCGCATTCCTTATTGAAATCTCCACTTAGACAATCAGCAAACAGAAAAAAGTTTGCATTTTCACTGAAATATTTTAACAGGGCACGATTAAATTCCATGTACAATTGTATAGATGCCGGATCCGTATCAATTTTAAAACCATTAACACCTACAGGAAATAATCGGCTGATTATATCCTTTTCTAGTGCTGTTAGACATTTCTTGTCAATGTTATACTTATAATAATAAAAACTCGCAAATGGAGATAACACTAGACCAGTATATCCCAGAGTGGATTCAATGCTGCGAAAATAATAGGTGCATTTTTTTCCGTAGTGTTTTTTTAATTTTAAAAAATGATTTTCCGCCAAATGCATTTGGCTTACTGTTGTCTTTAATTCGTCAGAATATAAATTAGAGCCTTCGCTTTGAATTCCGGTTTGTAGGTCACGATTAGCCCACATTAGGGCATCTTGCATTAACTCCTTTGTTAGTAATAAGTATGGCAAATGCCATTTTTTGAAGTTTTCCAACTGCTCGCTAAGTTGCATATTGGTTTCCTTAAAAAGTAGAATTTTAGTTAGTTACTTTTCTTATCCCATAAAATTTGCATTTTCTAATTTTATGCCGTAAATTAAATCATGGTGTTGAGTGTAGTCATACCTTTTTACAAGAAGTTAGACGAACTTAAGTTTTCGTTCGAAACATACAATCTCCAACAATTCAAAAAACATAATGCACAACTAGTCATAGTTGTAGATGATCCGGAACAATCCGAAGAACTAAAAAAATATTTATATTACGTTTCTAAAGAGCAAAATTTAAAAATTAAAATGCTGCTCAATCCAAACTCTCACGAGTGGAGAAATCCAGCCAAACCATTAAACGTTGGTATTAAAAATGCGGATGGAAAAAAGATCCTTGTGATGTCTCCGGAATCTTGTTTTGCATCGTCAGATGCAATAAGCAAACTAGTCTCAAATTGCGACCACTATAAATTTTCGCATGGTGACATTAAGTTTTGTACATATAAAGAAAGAAAGGAAATATTAGCAAAAGGGCTTCCACTTTATGAGAATATAAATAGCCAAATTATTCCTTATGGATCAATTTGCTTTTTAAAAGAACATGCATGGACTTTGGGTGCCTATGATGAATCCAGAGGCAGTTGGGGTGGAGAAGATGATAATTTTAGAAACCGCCTAATGAAAGCCGGCATACAAAAAGTATATGTTGAAGCACACCTAATTCATTTTCAGGAACTTCCAAGATCAGAAACAGCTAAAAAAATAGATCAGGAATTTCCATCTGATTACTACGAATGGCGTAATAATCCATCAATTATAGCCAATACAGGTGGCTGGGGAAACGATTTTAATACCATAGCATTGCTAACATGAATGAGAAAGATTTCATAGGAGAATTGAATAAATTCACTAATAAAATCGTAACTGGTGAACATTTTTCACTTGTGCGATTCTTCGATGGGGAGTGGTATATATTGAGTGATCAGTATATAGACATTACTGAGAAGTGCAATGGTGAATGGAGATATGATCCAACAAATGAAGCAGATGTAATGCGAAGATCTGCGTTGATAGATTCACTTCGATATAAAGATCCTACATACTATGTAGGCGTCATGACCGATTGTGCATGTCTTCATAAAAAGAAACATGGTGGTTTTCAACTTATGAAAGATATGGCCGGCCAAGATGATGATCATCTTACATTTGCAAGTTTATTCATGAATTATAATTATTATGCAATTGTATTACCTCGTTTGATTCCAACTTTATACGAAAAAGAAAAAGTTCTTGTGATCAATCAGAAGGCTAACGCCAAGGGAATTCCTCGTACAGAGAAAATTATACGTGTAGGCACCAATGCCTGGATCCAAGATATAGATTTAGCAAAAGAAATTGCCGAGTATGCTGCTACTGTAAACGGAAAATATTTTCTTATGGCGGCCGGACCGTTAGCAAATATAATTATTCATAAATGTCACCAGGAAAATAAAAATAATACTTATATTAATATAGGATCAATGCTTGATCCGATGATGTTTGATGAACCAACTCGTTGGTATCATCATGACCAACGTCTCAAAAACCATATATGTCAATGGGTTTGATTAATATTCCTTCTACTATGCCACAAGATAACTACGAAAAATTTATGGATGTTGATAGGCAAATTCCAATATTCGATAAGGCTGATGCTATAAATTTAGGATTGAAATGGTATAAATCTTCTAACAGATGTTTAATTAATCATAAAGATTTTGACATGGAACATCCTGAATATAGATGGTTATCCGGCGGGTGTATAGTATATTATTTGTTTAAAAGAACACCATGCCCAAGATGTCATGCCCCAAACAAAATATATAGGACTCATAGAAGTGATCCAGATTATATATGTGAAGATTGTCGAAAGGAATTAAGATGGGCATCACAAGATATTATTGAACAGGCAAGATCTTATTCGGCGTCTTATGTAAGAAATTATAAAAAACAGATAAATTATACTTGTGAATTTCTTGATATTAAATTAGATACTAGAGTATTAGAAGTTCATCATAAATTTTCAGTAAATACACATCCAGAGTTAGCAGCAGAATATGATAATATGATTGGTTTGTATAAGCCAATTCACCAAGATTTTCATAACATATATGGAAGAGGAAACAATACACCAGAACAATTAAATGAATACAGAATTAGAAACAAAAAAACACATACAACAAGTAAAAGAAAACCTGCTCAAGGTAATTCACGAATTATCTCTACGGGCAGAGAATCACGACAAGAGCAAACTCGAGTCGCCTGAAAAAGAAATATTTGAGGTGTACATTCCGAAGTTAAAAGGATCCACGTATGGATCCGAGGAGTATAATCAATTCTTAGAAGAGATGAAACCAGCATTGGATCATCATTATGCTAACAACAGGCATCATCCGGAACATTTCAAGGGAAAAGGTGGAACAAACGGAATGGACCTGGTGGATTTAATAGAATGTTTTTGTGACTGGGCAGCTGCTACAAAACGTCATGCAAATGGCAGTCTAAAAAAATCAATTGAATACAACCAAAAAAGATTTGGAATAGGTAATCAACTCACTAAAATTTTTCATAATACCCGGAAATATATGGAGTAGGACATTTGCCCTACTCCATAGCCCCTTCCTTGAAAAACGTAATTTCTATAGTATTTAAGTATATAGGTGACACGTCACCCAAAACATAAGACCACGGTTTAGGAAACATTCCTCTAAGATCTTTAAAACTTGGATTTCTAAAATTTAAAAAATGCTCTGTGAATAGTCTAATTCTTAGAATTTTTTCTTTTTGACACACTGTAATATTGTCTTTCACTTTCCGGCAATGGCCCCCAATGGTCAAGTGGTGTGGTAATGCCAGTTGGCAATGCTACTACATCTCCGGAAGCGTCTATCAATATAAGATCGCCTTTTACACCGCTTCCGGGCACTAGAAAAGCACGCCTGTTTTTGTTTTTCAAACGCCGTGGTATAGAGTTGTGGGTTTCTTTATATCCGTATTCTACAATGAAATGCCCGAGAACCCAGATATACCCTTTATCTACGAAACCTCTCTCTACTTGACGTTTTTTATAGTGTTGTGTTTTGTATTCCTTCATTGGTTTTAATTTTGACATTGGTATCTCCTTTTTGGTTTATAGTCCTCTTAAAAACTTTTTCATTGAAGTGGGAAGGGAATATATAGGAATTCCTGATTCTTCCTTTCCTGTATCCATTGTATAACCATGTCCCCTGCCAAGAGTTCTAAAAAATTTTAAACATTCATCACTGCCACAACAGTATTGCCACGATTTTTTTGATTTACCACATCTGCATATACGAGCAGAATATTTTTTCATTTTTACTCCTTTTTAAAGGCATCAATATTCTTATGCCTCAAAAATTTGCGTTATGTTTATAATTTTTGTATATTTGTTTTAGTAATTAACCAGGAAAAACTATGATACCTATTTGTATGCCAACGTTGAATCGGGGCCACGATATGTTACAAAAGGCAATTGAAACAGCCTTAAGAGATGGTAATGACATGATACCCTCCAAAATTGTTATAATGGATAATGGCAACCAATTTCCAGAAGCGATTGATATTGCAGATTATGAAGATGGAGAAGAACAGTTAATAAAAATACTGTCTGGTCCGGAAAAAGTTGTTTTGGTATCTGCCGGATTAAACATGGGAGTTGCATCTAGTTGGAATTGGTTTATGCGTAATGTTCCTATGGAACATGGTTTTATGATTATATCAAACGATGATGTAGAATTTTACAAAGACACACTTCGTCTTTTTTATGAAGAAATGCAAAAACCAGGAGTAGATATGGTTATTGGTGAGTCTGGCGAATGGTCAATGTATACTTTAAGTAAAAAATTGTTTGATGAGATTGGTGGATTTGATGAAAATTTTTATCCGGCCTATTTCGAAGATAATGACTTTTGTTATCGGATGAGACTTATTAACAAAGAATTTGTTCATGCTAAACATATACCATATGGACATCAAACTTCTTCTACACTGGCAGCTTTTAATGATCAGCAAACTGAACAACACCATATAAATTTTAGAAAAAACCGTGCCTATTATAATAATAAATGGGGCGGCCTTCCTTATCAAGAACGATTCACCACACCCTTCGGAAAATAAGGAGACTTGACAGTCTCCTATCCCACCTTTTCTTGCCGCCTTTTCTTTAAATTAACCCTTGACATTTTAATTTTCAATATCTATATTTTCTTATACTGTATTAATTTTTAAGGATAAAAAATGCCAGCAGAATTTAGACGCATAGAAAAATATTGTTTGGAATGCGGCAAAAAACTTTTGTTGAAAAATACGAGAGACATAAAAAGAAAAAAATTTTGTTCTAGAAAATGTTTAGGTACATGGACTGTAAAAAGACAACCAGAAGACCATATGCAAAAAATGATCATATTGGCAAATACACCTGAATCAAATTTAAAAAAATCTTATAAGGGCTCAAGTCATCCTAGATGGATAAAAGACAGAACAAAACTAAAAAATAAAAGATTTTATTTTGAAGAAAAACAATTTATAATGGAGAGAATAAAAGAAGCTGATTATAAATGTTCTTTAACAAACGAAGGCGGTCAAATGTCTGTACATCATTTAGATTCAGTTCATTTATTTCCAAAAAAGAAATTTGACAAAAATAATACGATTGTTATAAAAAAAGATATACATTTAGATTTTCATAGGAAATATGGATTTCAGTGGGCTACAAAAAAGAAGTGGGAACAATATTTAAGAGAAAATAATTATGTATAAACAAAGTAAAGCAGAAAGTAAAAAACAACAAAGATTCATGGGCATGGTTCATGCTGTGCAAAAAGGAGAATTATCTCCTAAAGAAGTTGGACCAGCAGTTCGTAAAGCTGCCCGTGAAATGAAATATAAAGATGCGAAAGACTTCGCAGAAACAAGCCACAAAGGATTACCAGAAAAAAAAGGGTCAGTACAAATGAAGTATTTTGAGAAAACAGCTTTCAAACCTATGGAGGCATTAAAAAACATATTTAGTAAAGGACCTGGTACAGCTATGGTAAAAGCAGCCCCAACAGCAGTTATGACACAAGCCCCAAAAGCCCAACAAAAAGTAAAACGCTTGTTTGATGCAAGGGCTCTTGCCTCTGCAGGCATAGGCGGTGCTGCAGCAGGCTATGGTTTAGGATCAATTGGTAGCGAATAATAAAATATTTTATAAAAAACACATCCTAAAAGATTTGTTAAAGGAATCTTGGGACTAGGCACTGGTTTAGCCATCGCAGGATATGGGCTCAGTGGAGGAAGTATTAAAAATAAAAATAAGGAAAAATTATAAAAATGAAATATTTTGAGAAATTAGCCAAAGAAGACCCGGGATATTTTGGAAAACAAATGGCTGCAACACGAGCATCGAGAATTCATGATTCTGCGGCCGGGACATTAGTTGCAGATCCGAAATTGATTAAGAAAAGATTTGAAAAAGCAATTACATATGGTGTTCCAGCAGCTATAGGAGGTGCCGGAGTAGGAGCTTTAGTAGGAAAAATGAAGGGATATACAGGTTTCGGAGCAGCAGCTGGTGCTATATTAGCAGGTTATGGCGGTGAAGTAGCCGGCATACTGAAAGCAGACAAAGAATATTTAGCTAAAAAAGGAATTGAATTATCAGCATTTGGAAACGTCAAGAAAATGACTCCAGAGGCAAAAAAGAAATATTTACACGAGAAATACCGCGGCGGCGGTTATAAAGGATAGGAAAATAAAAATGAAGTATTTTGAAAAAATAGCTATATCAAAAGAAGAAGAACAAACTTACAAAAGAGCCCCATATAGGCTAGTGCCTTATGTAGGGCCATATTTAGGGACTCCAAAAGGTATGAGAAAAGAACATCCTTGGGTTTCGGCTCTATGGGGACCCCCGGGGTCATTTGGTGCAAAATCAAAAGATACTGGAAAATCTTATTTAGAAGAAGCAGTTAAAACTGAAGCAGCAGTTCAAACTGGTATTGGTGCCGTAGCAGGCACTGTAGCAGGCGCTATGGCAGGAGCTAGAGGAAAACAATTAGCCAAAGTTATTGCTGCAGCTACAGGAATTGGTGCGGCCAGTGGGGCGGCCGGCGGTGCAATTGCTTACGGCGGTGGAAAATTATTTGCTGGGCAAAAGAAAAAAAAATAATGAAATATAATGAAATATAATGAAATATAATGAAATATTTTGAAAAAAATGCTGCATCTGGTTCCATAGGTCTTTGGCCAGTTCCTAAAAATCTTGCAGGGGCGGCAATAGGAGCTACTATTTTTGGCCTTTCTGGATATTCAGATGCAGATAAGGATAATAAATGGACATCTACAGCCAGTTCTGCATTATTAGGAGGAGTATTAGGCGCCGGAGCACAAGGTGCAGCAAGAGCAATGAAAAAATCTTTTAAGACGTCATTAAAAATGACAAAAAACATGTCAAAAAAAGACAATCCATTGGGCCAATATTTGTCAGAAGGCGTTGATCCTGCTGTAGAAAAAAGCAAGCGAGTGATGGACAAATTAAAACGTCAGGAAGACAAAATTAGGTCTCATAAAGCTAGCAAAAGTGGTTTTATGTATGAAGATGCAGTAAAATATGTTAGGGAAAAGAAGGCTGCTACATTTAGAGTTTCTGAAAAAGATTTAACAAACAAAGAACTTCAACATGAGTTGAGAAGACCATATTTTGAAGGATCTTTGCAGAATATGGCTTTTGGTGGAACATTTGGTGCAACCGCTTCTTTGCTTAATAAAGGAAAATCATACGGAAAAAATCTTCTAACTGGTGTTGCGGCTGGACTCATAGCAACTCCTATAGTTAATGCGTTAGATAAAAAAGACATATTAAAAGAAGTAGATCGCAGAAAGAAACACAAAGGTTATAGATAGTGAAATACTTTGAAAAAATATCAGAGTATAAAGAGTGGGATGATAGACACGCATTCACAGAAAATATACCGGGAGGTGCTGCTATCGGAGCTTTCGTTGGTCCAATAGCTGCTAAATTACAAGCACAATTAATAAATCGTAAATTAAAAGCTATAGAAGAAATTAAACCATTTAAACCCGCCTTAATTAGAGCGAGCATTATTGGTGGTTTATTAGGGTCCATTGTTGGAGCTGGTAAATATGTCTATGAAAAAGAATACTACACAAAATAAACCTAAATATTACCACTATGGTTATCGTTATATTAAACCACAGGATGAGCCTGAAGACTGGGATTATGCCATTCAGATGCATAAAAATCAAAATGGCACCCACTTTGATTTTAGATTAGCGAAGCCAGGACATGATTATGCTTATTCCTGGGCATCACGCAAGCCACCTCTTAATATTACATCTCCTATTTTAACCCGCCGAACACATGATCATACTATAGAGCATATGGATTTTGAAGGTCCTCTTGAAACAGCAAGAGGCACGGGCACTGTGCAATTGCTTAAAAGGGGCAAAACTAAATTGCATTCTATAGATGATAAAGGTATTAAGTTTAAACTTGATACTGGTGAATTTTTACTTTTAACAAATGTTAAAGGTAAAAAATATATTCTAACAACTCCAACCTAAAAAAGAAAGGCCACATATGTGACCTTTCTCTAGACAATCCTACTTCTCGGTATCGTCTTTTGGCTCGAGTTTTTCAAGCTTCGATTTGGCGGCCTTAAGCTCTTTTTCAAGCTTGGTTTTTTCCGCCGAGGCAGTTTTCAATTCACCGGATGTCTTTTTCAGTTCTTCATCTCTCTGCTCAAGAGTATTTTGGAAAGCACGGTTTTTTTCGATTTCCTGCTCGTACTTTACCTGTATTTCCTTCTTGTCATTTTCGGAAATTTCCAGCAATTTAACGGACTCTGTGAAATCATCTTCCAATTTGGCATGTTTTTCACTTACATCCTGATAAAGAGCTTTATAATCCTTGTCATCTTTCGACTTGGATTTTTTCCAAAAAGCCAGCTTGGAAACCTTTCCAAGAACTGATTTTCCGGTAGACTTCATACCGTTTGAAAACTTCTCAGCAGCCTGTTTCGGAACAGCCTTGACATCACTAATTGTGACGTTGGCAGTCTTTCGTCCAACGAAAGCACCACCAATAGCTGTTGCAATGCTTGAGCCAACAATGACTAATACGCGGTTCATAATTACCTCCTAAAAGTTAGATTGTTTAATTCATTTCTCTTATTCCATATTTGTGCTATAATTCTACTTGACAAAGAACCCTAACATAAGTATATTAAAATATTATGAAATGGCCACATAAAAAATTTATACAAGCACTGCTTTGTGAAAGATATGGTCCGGATCAGGTATTGGAAGAATTAAATAAGTATAATCTTCCTTTTCCAGTACAGGAACTTCAGGATATTTATATGGAGATAAAACCAAAGCAGGAAGCTTATTTTAATCATAGAAGAAAAGAAATAGATCGTGATTTCCTTGATAATGAAGGTCTGCATAGAATGTGGGCTTACTACTTCAAGAAACCTACGGATTTAGATACAAATCCTATAAAAGGTGCATTTTCTTTATTAGAAAATACGCAACTCCGTATTTTATTATTTGCTATGGCATTAGCAGGAGTATCTCCTGAAGATGCCGAATTAATAGTAAATGCTAAATTTGATATTAATGCATCTTCAGAAGATATTGATTCTTTTTTATTTTACTTTTTTAATTTAGAAAACTTTAATTATAGTGAAAAAACTGCATTAGAAGATATATTTGCAAAAGACGTTTCTACTAAACGAGCTTTTAAACTTGCTTTAACAGGCGATAAAAATTATATGCTTTGGAAATTAGGTGCAGCCCCAGACAAAAGTTTTGATCAAATGCTTCGTGATATGCTAGCTGATTCTTATTATATATTTAAAGAAAAAGCAAAATTGGACCCGGATACCGCAACTAAATTTGGTAGTTTGGCAGTAAAATTAGCTGATAGACTAGAGCGTGTAATGATCAATGAACAAAAAGCAGACGATTTATTTTCAGAGATAAAATTTGATATAGAAAAAAATAATGAAGTGGTGAAAGTTCCGACAGCTGACGAAATTGGAGCAGAGGTTGGTGGAAAATTCGACGATTATGAAATAAAAAGCAAATTACCAGATTTTAAACATATGGAACAATTAAATCCGGCCATGCCCGGTAAACCAAAGGATTTGGAAGATTTAGATGACTAAAATAAGATTAATTAATTCCAATGCTGTTCGAGAAGCAAAACCAGTGCCTGCTTTAGCAAACATACAAAATATGGTATCAAGAAAATTGGCTGAATTAAATATTTATACTACTAATTTATCAATCACGATGACTGCAGGAAAATATCCTGATGTAAATATAGAAGGTGTTTTAAATACAGATTTATGGCCAAAATAGTTAAAATAGCCCCTAGCCAGTTTACAGAGCGATTTCTCTATCTAAATGGTAAACCGTTTTCATTTTCGAATTATGAATTCATGAAACCGATTTATGATTTAGATGCATCAGAAATTGTAATGAAATTTTCTCGTCAAACATCAAAGTCTACTACCATGGCGAATATTATGATGTCTAAAGCGGCCATGACACCGCATTTTAGACAATTGTATGTATCACCTTCAGTAGACCAAACAAAAATATTTTCTGGTGATCGTGTAGCACCGGTAATTGAATCAAGCCCTATTGTTAAAAAGCATTATGTGAATTCGAATGTATCACAGAATGTGTTTACAAAACGATTCCTTAACGGAAGTGTGCTATATCTCAGATATGCACAACAATCAGCTGACCGCCTCCGTGGTTTGTCAACCGATATAAATTACTACGACGAAGCACAGGATTTGAATATGGAGATCATTCCTGTTGTTAATCAGTCTATGTCCAGGTCTTTATATAAAAAGACAGTTTATTCCGGAACTCCAAAAAGAACAAAAGGTACGTTAGCTGAACTTTGGTACCGCTCCACAATGTATGAATGGTTCTCTAAATGTGAGCATTGTGGTAAGTGGAATTACTTAGATCAGAAAAACATCGGGTTGCATGGTGTCATATGCCGATACTGTGGGGAGCATCTTGACACTTCTAAAGGTCAATGGGTTAGTACTGGAGACAGAGATTCTAGAACCAAGGGTTTTAGGGTTAACCTATTGATGTTTGAGGCAGCACCCTGGGTTGATTGGCAAACTGACGTTATAGAGTACCGTAAGACTTGTCCAAGTGATGCTATTTTTTATAATGAAGTTTTAGGTCTAGAATATGACGACGGTGTACAGCCAATCACCCTTGCTGATTTAAGAAGGTGTGCAACTGGCGGTCCGATGCTGGAAGATCCAACCCAATTAGACTTATCAAGAGTACATACAACAATGGGGTTAGATTATGGGCCGGTAAACAGTAATAAATCTAAAACAGTTGCCTGTGTTATACAAAGAGATTCCGATAAAATAAAAGTTAAATATTTAAAAAGATATAAAGGCCATGAGGCTGATTATTCTTTTATTCATGGTGATATTCCACAGATTTTTGCCAAATGGCATGCGGTGGTTATAGGGGCTGATGCTGGATTAGGAGATGGCCCTAATTCTGAAATACGGGCGCGTATTGGTATGCCTGAGCGATTGATTGCATTTAGGCATTCAGGATCACAAAGAGCAAAAGCAAAGTGGAATCCAAGTAGCAGTGAGTATACGCTTAATCGCAATATGGTCATGACAGACCTGTTCCGCAAGATTAAAAACAGACAAGTAGAGTTCCCTCGTTGGGAAGACTTTGAGCCTTTTGCCGACGATTTTATGAATATTGTAATCGAATATGATGATCGTTTAGGTACATATAAATATGTAAATACTGGCCCAGACGATGCACTACATTCAATTTTGTTTGGTGAGTTGGCACTTCAATTATTAACCGCGCGTGACGCAATGTTGATGGACTATTAATATGAAATACTTTGAAAAATTGTCAGGTTTTGGTGATTTTACTAGAAAAATGTTTAGTTATCATGACCTAGATAAAATGTCGGAAGAAACAAAAATACCTAAAAAATATTTAGAATATCAGTATCATAATACCCGTGTTCCAAATTCTTTTTTGTATTCATATGACAATGCTAAAAAAGATATGACAAAACTTTATAATTTAAGAAAAACATATGAAACTACCAGAGCACCACTACTTAAACTTAAAGAAGGATCAAAAGAAGACAAAGCCTTTTTAAAAAAGAATAAAAAAACTTTAGATAGTCAATTATTGGCCTGGGCAACGTACGGTAAGGGATTGCAAGAAAAATATCATAAGATAAAAAATCAACCGTCAGGTACAATAGATTACAAAAAAAATTTAAAGAATAAATGAAATATTTTAAAAAGTTAGCTGCCGGGCCACCTGTTATTTTTAAAGTCCACCCAAAGAATCCAGAGGTAAAAGGAGCTTATATAATGCCTCGAAGAGAATGGGAAGTTTATCGTATTACACAAGATGAGGCTTTAGCAAATAAAGTTAGGAAAAAGGGGGCAATTCTTATAAATCCGGCAATAAAAGATCCAGAGCATATAAAGAAAATTAAACGTCATGAGTTGGTCCATTATTTACGACATAAAAACCGTCAGTGGTCGTCTATGAATTATGGTGCACTTCCCGGGGCACGTTTTGTTGAAGAAACGGCAGCATACGGGAAAGTACATGGAAGCAAAATAAAAGGCATGTTACATGCTATGAAATCATCAAAACCTATAAGAGCAGTAGGAAAATTATTACATTGAGATACTTCGAAAAAAATGCCGATATTGTAAGAGAGTATAAAGATAGTCCAAAAGGATTGTTATATATTGCTCCAACTGGCTCTGGCAAAACTAAAAAAATATTAGAAGCTACTAGAAATGATCAGGCTGTTGCCATTACTCCAGCGTCAATAACAAAAAATCTAGATAAAGAAGAACGTAAATTTTTTAATACACGTTCTTCAAGAAAATCTTTTACGTATGCTAAATTATCTCGTGGTGTTGATCTTCCGGAAAGAAAACATTTGATATTGGACGAATCTCACAATATAAAAAATCCTAAGACAAAAACTTTTCAGAATATAGCATTACAAAGATGGAAGTTTGACAAAGCACTTTTAGCAACAGCAACGCCGATGTATAATGAACCATACGATATTGTATCCCAGGTGAATCTTGTTGCCAATCAAAAAGTTCTTCCAATGAATAAAAAAGATTTTTACAAAAAATTTTATACGGAAGTTCAAAACGATCCTGGGCTAGTTGGACGTTTATTAGGAATTAAAGGTGCTAAAGAAAGAGTTTTAAAAGATCCAAAGCATGTTCGCTCATTATTAGATAAGCATACTTATGTAGTCAGTGGTAATAAAGTAGAAAAACTTTTACCAAAGAAAGATGAAGAAATTGTTAAAGTTCCGATGTCAAAGAATCAGCAGGAACTTTATAAATACGTAAGTAAAAAATTGCCTTTTTATTTAAAATACAAAATACAAAGGAATCTTCCTCCAACTAAAACAGAACAGAAAGACTTAAATAGATATTTGATGGGAGTAAGACAGGTTTCTAATACAACTCGTGGGTATAGTAGTACTCCTGAAAGTCCCAAATTTGAAAAAATGGTAGCTGACGCAAGAACAGAATTAAAGGCTGGAGGAAAAGTATTAATGTATTCAAACTTTAGAGAATCTGGAGTTGATGCATTATCAAAACGTTTAGAAAACTTAAAAATTCCACATGGCAAGATCGTTGGAAGTATGACCAAAAAACAAAGGGCAGAAGAAGTATCAAAATATACAAGCAACAAAAATAAAGTATTACTATACAGTGGGGCCGGATCAGAAGGATTAAATTTACCAAAAACAACTTTGGTACAAATAGCAGAACCTTTTTGGAACAAATCAAGAATAGAACAAGCAGAAGCAAGAGGAATACGTAGAGGTGATGATCCCAAAAGAACTGTAAAAGTTAAAAAATACTTGTCAGTATTTCCGGAAGAGAAAAATATATTTGGTAAGAAGAAACAAAAACGTGCTGTGGATGAGTATCTGGTAGAAATGTCAAATAGAAAAAACAAAGAAATAAAACAACTGCTTGAGGCAATAAAGGACGAGTAATGAAATATTTTGAAAAACAGGCAGCAGGGCCACACGTAGTGTATGATACTATACCAAAAGAATTTGGGAATCTAAGAGGTGGATATTTATCAGACAAGTATATTAAGTATGTCCCAAAAAAATGGCAGGAAAGTACAAAAAAGAAAAAAGGACTTGTCATGATAAGTAAACCTATTCATGATCAGTTAATAAACAAATATGAATCAGATCTTATAATACAAGGACTGCCAAAGCCAGTCATTGAAAAAGAAACGAAAAGATACGGAAATAAAATTATACAAAATACAAAAAGACATGAATTAGTGCATCATTTACGTGCACAAAAAGGCAAATGGTCTAGTATAGAGACTGGCAAAAACCCAATTAAAAGAATAGTAGAAGAAACTGCGGCACATGGGAGAGTGGCAGGAAATAAATGGAAAGGGTTTAAAGAAGCCACAGAACTACATGCTCCAAAAATATACAAAATTATAAAAAAATTAATATGAAATACTTTGAGAAGCAGGCAGACTTTTCCGAATGGTGGGATAACCGCAAAGAAGATTGGCAACAAGCAAAATACTTAGCTAAACATAAATATTATGTTTATAAAGGTGGCCGAGAACTTGGTGCAGATCCTATTACGTTGTTAAAACATGATTGGTCAAAATTAAAACCATCAATATGGGTGCCATATCGTGAATTTTTTTATGGTGGACATGGAAAAGACCCTATGGTATTTCATGAGTTTCGAAGAGCTGTAGGAAAACATGTAGCCTCAGAAACACACCACGATTATAAATACAAAAACACAGGTAAACCCACAGCGGAAAATATAGCTGATTGGTGGAGCATTCAAAAAATACATCATCCGGAAACTCCGGATATTAAAACTTGGATTAGAAAAGGTGTAAAATAACAATTAGGTATTGACAAAATAATACGTACGTGTTATATTTTAGAAACTTCAAATGGATGGAAGACAATGACAAACGAGCAAATCGAATACTTCGGAAAAGAAGCGGCTAAAACATACCTTGAAGAAGGCACTGAATTAAATGAAACAATTACAAAAATAGCAGAAGAACACGCTCTTAACCGATATGAAATCGAAAGAATAGTAGAAGCGGCAAACACTAATACTTATTTATCTATGTTTAGTAATTTAGATGATAAATATATAGAATTTCCAGTAGCAGATGTTGAAAAAATAGCAGAAGCTTTATCGCCTATTGTGGAAGATGATCCGTATTATGATTATGATGAGCCGCCTGAAAAAGAATTAGAAGAAGTACAAATTTTTCCAGTTGAGGGTGCTGAGAAGACATCCTCCGTTGCAGAAGAAAACAAGTTTTCTTCTGAAAATCTTCAATTCCGTCAGCGTGCTAAGTATGCAGAACAACAATTGATAGAAAGAATATCTCTAGCTGAGAATGCTTTTTCGGAGGAAACAGAGAATCTTTATCAAATGGTAAAACAAGCGGTGCTATCTGGTACCCGCTTCGGGCATATCAAAGCCGCGATGGAACAGTACTCTCCTGGAAAATTTGTAGAAAAATTTGCTGAGTATACAAAAGAAAGATTAAAAAAAGAAGATCTTAGACTTGATCTTTCTGATTGTGAAGAAAAACTTGGTACAGTAAATAAAAATAATGAAATTATGAAGCAGCTTGATAAGATTGCAAATATTTATGGTGAAGCTGCTGTGTATAATGAAAAACTTGCAGCTTTTGGTTTAGATGTTGTCCGCCGCCTAGGTTCCGGTGCAATGAATTTTGGAAGAGGTGCTTTACGGTTCGCGGATACACACTCACGTACGGCATTATTTGGAACTGCAGCCGCAGGAGCTGTTGGTAGTGGTATAGCATATAAAGCAGGAAAAACAAAAGCTGAATATGAATTGTCTGCCATCCGAAACATACCACAAAAATATCAGAAGAGGTAATGAATGAAAAATGTGGAGCGAATAATCCGCCTTTATAAAGATGGAAAAATAGATGACACAACCATGGTTAAGATGGCAGTATTCAAAGAAAAGGTTGCAGAACTGATTAAAGAAAGTGGGCCCGGCGGTTTAACAAAAAATCAAGTATTGATGGCAGCTGCAATCTCTGCTGGTATTGGTTTGGGAAGTCAGGCTATTGAAAGTTTATCTAATTACTTTATAACAACGCGTGCAAAAAAACAATTAGATGAAACAACCGAGAAAATATTTGAAGATATTTATAATTCACCGGAAGTAAAATCCTTTCCACGTGAAGTTGCGGAACAATATTTTAATACATTGAAACATTTTTCACCACATGTTGCCTCTGATCCATTAGCTGCAAAAACTTATTTATTGCAAATGCTCAAATGGTCAGATGAATATTCCGCTCCTATATCTACTATGACTGTAAGAGATTTAGCAGAAGTAGAAAATAAAGCTATGGATGCTTTAAATAAAAGACCACTAGCAGGACCAGATATTGGTAAATTTACAGCACCAATTGTGGAGAGCATACAAAAAGCACCAAAAAACTTGTATACGGAAATAAAAGAAACGCCACAGTCACTTCAAACAAGTATGTTTAACGAATATGATTAAATATTTAGATTATTATCCAGGCGATAAAGGCGTTGAAATTTCTCTGATACATCCTGGTGTAATGGAGAAAACAGCCGAATATCATCCGGAACTACAAGAATTTTTACAAGTTTTAAAACCAGACCCAAAAAGATACTTTCTTTTAGTCAATGCATTAGGTGCAGGCGAATATTATGGCAGTAATCGCAATGGTGATTATTTCCCTGAACCTGCTTTGGTTGAATATCATAAGACCTTTGAAACACTTGGAAAAGTATTTAGACATCACAAAAATAAACCTCAATTAGGCCATCGTGTTTATGGTGAAATTCTTTATTCTCATTATAATCCTAAAATGCACAGAGTAGAATTGGTTATTGGGCTTGATGTTGGTGCAGCACCAGATCTAAAAGAAAGAATTGATCGTGGTGAATTTCCACCAATTTCTATGGGATCGAAAGTTCCTTATGATGAATGTTCTATTTGTGGTAATAAAGCACCAAGAATACAGGATTATTGTGAACACGCAAAAACAATGATGAATCATGTTATGCCTGATGGTCGTAAAGTTTATGTTATTAATCGCAAACCTAAGTTTTTTGATATCAGCTTCGTTCATGTGCCGGCCGATCGTACAGCATATACTTTACGAAAAGTTGCTGAATACGTAGAAGAGGAACCATCGGCTATTAAAACTGCAAAAGCATTAAAACAGGCTGGCATTAAAGAATCAACCATCGTAAAAATCATAGATGGTCAAGTTGACTATGCCGGGCCAGATCCAAGCCGTCTTATTGTAGAATCACAGCCTAATATGTCAAAAAGGCTGATTAATGATTTGGCACATTCAGCCCCATTAAATGAAGTACTAAGTACTCTCGTAGCTACAAGAGTTATGCCTAAAAAAGCAGAATTTCAAAGATTAATATTAACTGCAAAAGGCCAAGAAAAATTAGCAGAAGAACTTGAGAGAGAAAAAGTTTGTTTTATTATACATGATGATATTGAACCGGTTATTCCGAATGATGTGAATATTCATCAGTTCAACCAAAAAACAGCAGAAGTATTACGTTCTTATCCAGAATATTTTGAAAGAGCGCCATTAACTAAACCGGTTGTCATGGCCCGGATACTTGAGAAATATGCATTTTTAGATACTGGCCATCAAAAAGGCAGTCCAATGGAACAAGCAGGAGTAATCCCTCCTTTAAAAGATATGCCTGACGACAAACAAAATACTCATGGAGAAGAACAGCCTATTATATCCCCTATAAAAAACCCACTAATACCTCTTACAGCAATAGGCGGTTTATATTTAGGTGTTTCAAAACTTATGAATTCTTTTGGTGCTGCAGAAGGACTAAAAGCATTATTGGCAAATAATCCGTGGTTGCTTCCTATACTTATAGGAGGAGCAACTATTGGTAGCATGGAAATGCAAAAGCGATTATTTGAAAAAACTGCTTCCGGAGTTGGATTTTTAGGAAGTATGTTATTAAGTGTTCCGGCCACTTATCTTTATGCCGGTTTTCAGGAAAACAAAGTAAGGCAAGGCAGACCAATAGGCTCTTATTCTAACTTTGTTAGAAAGAATCCTCTATTGGCAAGCATTGGCCATGGTTTTCTTGGCAGTAAGACAACAAAATTGTTGTCTAAAGTAGGAGAAGCAAAAGGCAAACTTTTTGATGCTTCTCTTCAATTAGATGAACAAAAATTTAATAATATTTATAATATTGTTATACATGGTAATTAGGTATTGACAAGAATTGTACAATTCTTTATATTTAAACTGATTTCCATTTAATTTTAAACGGAGGAAAATATAAATGGCTAAAGAAGGATTTAACCTTGAATCTTTTCTAAAAACTTTAGAAGATGACAAGGAAAAAACAGCTGAAGAAAAAGTAGAAGAACCAGTAGAAGAGCCTACTGAAGAACCTACTGAAGAACCTACTGAAGAAGAACCAGCAGAAGAAACAAAAACTGCTGAAAATCTCGAAAGAGAAAAAGTAGCTGAGCTGGTGGAAGAAGGCCAAATCATGGCTCGCGCTTTCCACGAAGAATTAACAAAACTTGCTGTTGGTGATGGACCTTATACACCAAATCCAGCAGCTATAAAAGAGCCTAACGAAGTTAGCCACATGAGTGTTGGTGACATTAAAATGGACCAAACAGCCAAAGTGGAAGCTCTTTTAAATCAAATTCAAGCTGCTGTACGTAGTGGTGGCGGAGACATGACATTTACGTTTAATCCTGGTGGGTCACAACCGGTAGTACCAGATGAAACCGTACTTCCTGCAGATGCTGCATCAGCACAAAAATCTCAAGCAGCCGCTGCAAGCATGAATAAAGCTGCAGCCGCAAAAATCATTGATAATCTTTACAAGAAAGTATTTGGAGAAGAATAATGGGACTTTTAGAAACTTACGAAGCCATGCAAAAAGAGGCAGCGGTTGCGGAAGTTGAAGCCCAACGTCGCGAAATGTTGACGAAATATGCTTCTGCCGCTGAAGAACTTCTTGAGAATGAATATGGCGATGATTATAATGCTGATGATGTAGAACTATTAGCTGAGAAATTAATTGAAGCTGATGTAGAGGCTATGGAACAGCAAGAAAAAGTTGCTGAATATGAAGAAGCCGGCAAAATAATGGCACAAGCTTTTATTAAAGAGCTTAAAGAAAAAAAATCCGAAAAATAAATGAACATACAAAGAATACAGTTTCTGGAAAAATATGCTGCCCGAGCTGAAAATCTTTTGTCACAAAAATTCGGAAAAAATTATACGCCAGAAGATGTAGAGAAACTTGCTGAAGCATTGATACGCCTGGACGTTAAGCGGGCAGCGAATATCGATCGTGTTGAAGAATTAGTCAAACAGGCACAATATACAGCAAACGCTTTTGTAAAAGAAATAAACAAAGAATTGGGAGAAGATGCTTTTGCTAAATTAGCGAAAGCACCTTTTCTTGATGCTTTAAAGCTATTAGTAAAAGGTAAAGGATCCGAGTTCAGCCAAAAACTTATAGGAGCCTTAAAAAATACCGGCCAAAGAACGATGAAATTTGTAAAAACAGATCCTTATTTGGCTGCCGGATTTGCCGGAGCTGGTGGTGCAACTGCTCTTACTGGCCATGCTTTATTATCGGATTAAACGCGAATGATTAGTTTGAGAAACTTGTTAAAAGACATAGAAGCATCTGAACAAGAGAAGCATGCCGAACAAAGTCCGGAAATTACTATTGACGATTTACGTAATACAGCAAAATCTCTTGAAAAATTAGCTTCGCCTGATCGTGAGATTGATGTGATAGCTAAATTAGCAGTTCTTATGGATATGGGTCTTACCAAAGAAGCAGCCGATATAGTTACAAAGGCTAAAAAATATCTTTGGAAAGTAAAAGATGCAAACAGGGCTGCAAAAATAATGGAAGAAGCGGGAAATATAGAGAAGGAAACAAAGAGAATCCAAGAAGGTAAAACTCTTGCTAAATATAAATGGCCTGCTATTGCAACCGCTGGTACAGTAGGTGGTTTGTATTTAGGTTCACAAATATCTGAAAAAAACAAAAAAGATGAACTTAAAAACGTTGCTCGTAAATACTTCTCTCTTGGCCGACAATCCGCAGGAGGAGCATAATGAGTTTTGAAAAAACAGCTCAAGAACACTATAATTTTTTACTAGAAGAATATGAAAAATCACACGGTGCAGAAGAACGTGAGAAGCTCGCAATGACCGTAGTTACCAAAATGGTAGAGCGCGCAGATCTCACAGAGCCCGGTGAGGTTTTAGAAAAGTTGGCAGAACTTCGCCAACAAACAACAGAGGACTTAAAAATTCTCGAAAAAGCGGTCGAGTTGGGTAGAATTCCTGGGGGTGAGGGACCCACAAAAACAGCGTCAGCTTCGCTGGGTTCCCTAGCGGAGATCCCAAGCGGAGATGACCAGGATAATCTAACAAAATTTCTACTCGAAGATTATTAAAAATAACGTAAGGAGATGCCCGAATGTTAAGAGTTATTTCCGATTTAACACTGTGCGATCGTTTCGATAAAGAATATGAAGCTGGTGTAGCTACGAGCGGTGTTGCTGGAATGTGGGTCACTTTGAACTCAAGTGGAAAATTTGACCTTACAGCCACATCTACTGCAACTGGCTTAAGCTATCAGATCTGGAACGAAAGTAATCGCGATGGCACAGCCGGATTTAGCCCTGATGTTGGCGCAACTACTAAAGTTTCCGTTCTTAAAGGCAGTTATCGTGCACAAACTGACCAAATAGAAAGTTCTGCATATACTGCAGCTTCTGTTGGTGATGCACTAATGGCTGGAGACGACGGTTTACTTGTAGCTGCATCTGATGATGCGGACGGCGCAAAAGCAACAGTGGCTTGGGTAACAGCCAAATTAGGATCTGTTACATATCTTGGCACTACTTACACTAACGTTGTTGAAATACACGTGAAATAAAGGAGAATAGACTAATGGCTGATGTTCCTGCTAATGTAATTAACGAATTGTTCGTTTCTAAGCTGGATCAACCTGAAGGTCGCGAAAAGCTGGCTGCTGAAGGCTCTGCCTTCATTCGTACAAAGCTGCGTGAAGTATCCTTTGCACGTAAAATCATCAACCCAGTGTATGTGACCAAAGCTGATCTACAAAGATCCGTACAACATGACGGTTTGGTAAAAATCGTCGATATTGAGCCTGATTCTGCAGCAATGGCTATCAACTTCCGTGGTGGAGCTGATACCCGTTACGTAGAAGGCGAACGCTACGAGATTCCTTTCTTCATGATTACTTCTGAAGATTTTCAGAAAACTGAAGAGGAACTGTTAGCGTATGAAATGCCGATTACAGACGTTATCGAAAGAAACTCTGTAAAAGACATCCAAGAAATTGAAGATAGTGCATTCATTACTCGTGTCAACGCAGCAATTGCAGTGTCTGGAAAATCAAATGTTGCTGTAACTACTTCTGGTGGTTATATTGACAAAACAGTTTTTGCGACATTGTTTAACCTGCTTGAAGCCGGTGGTGGCACAGTAGATCGTCTAAAAACAGAAGTTGTTCTTATGAACAACCAAGATTATAATGATCTATTACTATGGGAAGCCAACAGTGTAGGCGACCAAGTTGGTGCAGAAATCACTGTCAATGGTTATACGTATGCAACTCTTTTTGGTAAGAGACTTATTGTAACCAATAAAGCAGATTTAGTTCCTGCAAAAACTATTTATGCCTTTGCAGCACAAGAGTTCTTAGGAAACTTTTTTATCCTGAACGATACACGGTTCTGGATTGACAAGAAAAAGAACCTGGTAACATGGAGTGCATATGAAAGCATTGGTATGGGTATCGGAAATATCCGTGCAGTTGCATCTGTTACTTGGACAAGCGCGTAATAGCGACTTAAAACATTAATAAATTAAGGGAGTTTATTCATTTAAACTCCCTTTTTTTATTTGATTTTGGGCTTATTTTTTCATAAATTTAATTAGAAATAATTTAACCAAATAAACTTATGGAACCACAAACAATTCAAATTAAAGATATTATCTTCAATATAGTTAAAACCAAAAAGAAAATTGAGGCTTTAAAAAGGGATTTGGCTATGCTAGAATCTCAGGTTGATCAACAACAAAAATTTTTAGAAGAGTCTGTAGTAGATGAAATTCTACAAAGGGCCTCAGTTCCTGCCGAGAAACCACAAAAAGACAAAACCTAATAGTTTTTGTTATTGACATATTGCCTTAAATGTAATATATTTTTGTATATGTCGACTGCAAAAAATATAAGCTTTTGCAGTGACATCTGTAAAAGCTTATAAAATAACAAGGAGAAAATTTAATGGCTATAGTTGATACTGACTGGAGAGTCACAAGAGCTACGGGTGCCATAGAATATATCGGAGATGATCATGATGGTGTTGCTCCATCTTATGCTACCGTTATTGAATTTCACAGATGGTTACAAGATTTAGCGGATGACGCAGTCGCTACCGGTGATGATCAACTTGATATTACTAATTTTGACCCATCTAGACGTTCAACGGATAACATTATTACATTAATTAATGGTTATGCTATTACTGATACCGAAGCAGAACATTTGTATGATGGATCTATTATACAAGACGGTGGGGATACAATTTATGATGGTATTGTGAATTTTGGTAATACTGACGTACAAATTCAGATTATCCAGAGTGGTGTTGTATTATCGGATGACTGGTGGAATTATGGTGATGGAGTATATGGTGCAGGTGGATTAAATTATAATGCAACTGCTGGTATTTCCCATAGATTTATGTTGAAAACTCGTATTAATGGCAATGATATAGATAATAGAAAAATTATCGGTACGGCTCGTAGATTCGGATATACTTACTCAGAATTTAAAATTAATGCTACTGCACGTGGTAATAACGTTTTGGCGCTTACCGACACGGAAGATTTAAACAACGTTACTGCTTCCGGAGTTGTTTCAGGGTGGTCATCAATATCTAATAACAACGAAGGATATGTTGGAATAGATGTAGACAATAATGGAACGCCAGAATATTACTATTCAGAATGGGACAGAGATACTTATTCTATAAACCAATTTTATGAAAGATTAAAATTCCTTACAAGAGATACTTCACAGGATGGATTAGGATCATCGACACTTTATGGTTTAGATGGTGAGCTATTTAGAGGAATAACACATCAAGTAGCAATTAGTTCCCCAACGGGAACATTTGTAGAACCAGAATATGTATGGTGGGGAGCAGACGCTACTTTCGGAGCTGGCCAATTAATGGCAATAGATAGTGTTACTGCTGGAACAAAAATGTGGATTCAACTTTTATTAGGAGTTGTTCCGAACGCTAATACTATTTATGGTACTGGTGGTGGACAAGCTACCGCAGGTACTGTAACTGAAAGAACTATTTCAACACCGTTTGTTGGAGCTTCTACCGGATCAGCACTTATTGGGTCTTATGGACTAGGTGTAGAATATACAGATTTAACAGCTGCTGATAAAGTTACTGATCTAAATGGTAATGTAATAACTCCTCCTAACTATGTAACTAATACTATTGGTACTGTTATAACAGGTGATAGAATATTAGTTGCACCGTGGGATGGAGTATCACTCGATACCAATAATGATCCCGAGATACAAAAAGGTCAAATGACTCTTGGCATAAATTTAACAACTGACGATATAACAGAAATAGCTGTAACAGATGGATTTGATACTGCGATTCCACCCGATACACCATCTACTGGATTTATTCGTGTAACAGATGATGACGGATTTGAAAGACGTTTGCATTATACTTCATACGTTGGACAAACATTTTTTATTGATACAGATGATGGAAATGAAGATTTTGCGGGAGTTAATGCGACTTCTGGAAATGATGTATATATTGCTTATTTAGATTTGCAAGTATCTGGAACCTCTGCACAATACACAGCTGTTTATGACCAGGTTGGTGGAGATAGAGATTTAGTAGCATTAGTAAGAAATGGTGGAGGATCGCCAATTAAACAATTTATTTCAGGTTGGTCATTTACGTCTTCCGCACAAACTTTGAATGCTATTAGAACTACTGACTTATAACAAATAATAGCCTTATGAATGATCGCAAGATCAAGGATAAAGTTGAGTGCATAATGTGTGGCTACTGTTGTGGCTACAGGCGGAATTATGAATTTGGTGGTGCGTCTTATATGCCAGATGAGGAAGTGCCAGAAAATATAGAAGTAGTAAAGTCTGAAGAAGGTTTTACTATTCCCGTAGATGAAGATGATGTTTGTATATATCTTGAAAAATTGGATAATGGATTTACAAGATGTACTATCCAAGATAAAAAACCACGAATGTGCAAGTTATACTATTGTTTGACTGAAAATAAAGTTAAACGATTGAAAGTTATAGTAGACGAACTTAAAGAGAAGTGTGAGTAATGGCAACAGCAACATTAGGATTAATAAATTATACAGAAATCAATGATGCTGATTCTGCTACAGATTGGACAGAATTTACTACACCAGACGCTGACGTAAAAAAAGAAGGACTTAATGCACTGTCTGGAGTTCTTCGTGCGGATGGTGAGCATGGTTGGTATTTAGCCGGTTCTCCTATATCTTGTGCTGGGCAACATCTTCGTATGTGGGTAAATACTACTAACCTTCCTTATATGGAAGATACTGCCGGTGGCGGTTATCAAATGTCTGTATATGATAGTACAAATACCGATTATTATACGATATTTAGTTCTGATGATTATGGTGGGGGGTGGTTTAATGCTGTTGTTGATTGTGCTCTCTTTACAACAGTAACACCTGCGAATGTTATTCGTTGGGGTATATATGCCAATCATACAACAAATGCTAAGAATGTTATTAATACCTGGGTAGATTACTTTCGTTATATGGACGGATATTATATCACTGGTGGAACATCTGGTGATAAGGTTCGTCTTAGTGATGTTGCTATAGCTGATAAAGGCACTACTACCCTTTATGGATACGGCATAGTTGAAGAATACGAAGACACTTATTTTTCATCCGGCGAGATTCAGATTGGTAACGGAGCCACAACTACTTATTTTGAGATGGATGGTGACGTTCTCGTATTCACAGATAAACCTGTTGCTGACGGATTATACAAATTAACAGCCGACGGCGCTGGCTGTAATTTAACAATTAAAGACTCTACTATTAAAGCTTCTGGATCCGGAGATGACAATAGGCCGGATATAGACATGGTTACTGGAAGTCCAAATTCTGTTTCTATAACTGGTAGTGTTGTTAACCGTGCTGGAACATGTAGCTTTATGTCTGGTCAGACAATTACGAACAATATTTTTAATAACTGTGAACAGATAATTCCCAGTGGTGCTGCAATGGTTGGTAGTACAGTTAAAGGATATGAAGGTACAACAGGGACGGGGGCTCTTTTTTATGGTATCAATGCAGACCCTGATGGAGAATTGGATGCTATGTCTTTTAGCATGGGAACTGCTTTAACGCATGCAATTGAGTTTGGCATATCCGCTCCTCCTGAAATGACATTACGAGATATTGATTTTTCTGGATATCATGTAAGTGGTGCTCAAAATGATTCAACTCTATATTTTCCAGATAAAGGTACAGATACAACCTGGACTGTTAATTTAGTAGGATGTACAGGAAATATAAGTTATACCCAAGCAAGAGGAGGCGATACAGTTGACCTTGTCATTGATCCAGTTACTACAGAAATAACAGTAAGAGACATTACTACTGCTTCTGGTATTCAGGGTGCCAGGGTTTTAGCATGGGTAACCGATAATGCTAATTGGTTTTATAATGCATCAGTGGGTATAACAGGGACAGGAACTACTGCAACAGTAGCACATAATTCACATGGACTTAGTACAGGAGATAATATAATTATAGAAGGTGCTAATGAGGATGTTTATAATGGAGCATATACAATAACTGTAACCGGTGTAGATGAATATGAATATACAACTAATGAAACTATTGGAACATCTCCAGCAACTGGCACAATCACATCCACTTTTGCGATATTAAATGGAACTACGGATGCTGCTGGAGAAATAAGCGATACTAGATCTTTTTCATTTAATCAGCCTATTTTAGGAAGAGTTAGAAAGGCAACAGCACCACCACCATATTATCAAGCAGGCCCTATAACAGGAGAAATTGATAAAGAGAGTGGATTTTCTTTAATAGTACAATTAATTCAAGACGAATAAACCAAAATAAAACAATGGCAAACGAAGAAGTAAAAAAGATGGAAGCAGGAGAGATGGAACTCCGTAAAACATTTGAGGATGTTACTAAACAAAATGTACAAGCAAGTATAGATTTTTCTAATGAAACCAGAAAACTATTTAGAGAATTAGAAGATAAATTTAAACATCTAGAAAATACGGTATTAAGTCAAATTCAGTTAATAGAAGGACTTAAACAACAATTGTCTTTTGTGCAACGTACTCTATATGCAGGAGGAACGGAGCAACCAATAAATCCGACTGTAAAAAGCGATGGATAATTTTAAATGGCAATATCAATTGATTGGGCAACAAAAACCATAAATGTACCTCAGGCAGATTTAACACATATCACAGGAACATTGTATGAATTAGATACGGATACTTTTAGATTAACTTTAAAAGCACTGGAAGCTTCCGAGTATGGTATGCCAAATCTTGTTACACATAGACATAATACACAAGTTACTGTTGCCGGTGTAACTTATGCTCGAACAGTTGAAATTATAAGTGGATATTCTGTTACTTTTGAAGATGGACAATATAGTGTTAGACTTGTAGGATCAAATAATAATATTTTTGATATTCAAAATGGTATTTTAACACAAAATCAAGTACAGGTTATTCCTACAAACTCTGCAGGGCTTATCGCGGTTAATACTGGTTCAGGAGTCACGGAACAGGATAAACTTGATATTGCCGATAGAGTGTGGGATGAAAGTAAAGATGACCATACTACAATAGACACATTTGGTGCAAAAAATCAGAACCTTGTTCCATCAGAAAATATAGACGACTATAAAGGTGGCACGGTAGATGTAAATTACTCAGGGATAACTGCTGCTGTATGGGATGCACAGCTTTCTGAATATACACTTTCTGGATCAGCAGGATATGCACTTGGCAATGTTTCGGCCGGATCAGATCCTGGACAAATTGCTGATGCTGTATGGGATGAATTGAGGGCAGAGCATACTTCCGTTGGCAGTTTTGGTGAAAAGAATCAACTTGGTGTGCCTTCTGAGAACTTGGATGACTATAAAGCCACTGATGTAAGTGTTAGTGCCTCAGGTATAGCAGATGCTGTATGGGATGAAGTACTAACTGATCATAATATTGCTGGTACTTTTGGCTCAAAGAATCAGAATTTGGTTCCTTCAGAGAATATAGAAGATTATAAAGGTGGAACGGTAGATATTAATTATTCTGGAATTTCAGACGCAGTATGGGATGTACAATTATCTGGTTATCAAATTCCAGGATCAGCAGGATATACATTAGATAATGTTTCAGCCGGCTCAGATCCTGCAACAATTGCGGATGCAGTGTGGGATGAGCAAACAGCTGAACATCAAATTGCAGGAACAACAGGAGAACAAATAGATAAATTAACTTTTGATGCGTCTAATAACATACAAACAAGAGTTAATGATGCAGGAATACTAAACAACATATCAACTGGCGATGTGGCAATTGCTATATGGAACGCTATTACAACGGATCATGTTACGCCAGGCACGTTTGGTGATGCGATAAGACGAACATTAGGATTATCAAAACAAAATATTAGAATAATAAATCAGGTTTTTGATAATGCTGGCCGTTTAGTCTCATCAACAATAAGAATATTTGAAAATGCCACAGATCTAGAAAATAATGCGAATTATATAGCGGAATATAAAATGACCGCAACATATGACGCACAAGGTAAAAATACAAATTACCAAGTAAAAGAAAGTTAACGGAGGAAATAAATGGCCGGTTTTACTAATAGAGGGAAACTAAGAGTTTTGGAAATGGTATTTAGACAAGAATACGCTGGTGGTTCTTTACCAACCAACTTATACATTGCTCTATGTACTGTTGACAATGTACCAGATGCTGATACAAACACGCTTGCTGATCTTACTCAAATAGCTACTGGAAATGGTTATACTGATGGAGGATATCAACTAAGCTTTGGAGCAACAGACTTTGACGTACAAAATGAGGTAGATGCTTCAGATTATTCATATATTCAAATTAAAGATGTTGTATGGACAGCTTCTGGCGGCGAACTTCCAAGTTCAGGCAACGGAGCAAGATACGCTGTTTTAACAGACGACAATGGCACAGTTGCAAACAGAGAAGTATTGACATACTGGGATCTAACAAGTGCCCGTAGTGTGTCTGATGGACAATCTCTTACCCTACAAAACTGTGAATTAAGATTAACTGAAACTTAATAGTTAGTTAATTAATTTAGTTTATCACGATCAGTGGAAGGGGGGAGGAACATATCTTCCCCCTTTTTTGTAATAACAATTCTAATAACTGTAAAATTAACAGGAGATTTATGACACAACTTATAGTTAATAAAGATATTGGACTGAATAAGAGAATGGAACAAAAAATAAGGAAAAATAAACACTTGATTAATAAGGAAATAATATGGCACAATTTATTGCTTTAAGAGAGGCAAAATATCGTGATGCTGAACCTATCGCCTTAAAAGGCGCAATAGTTCAAGTTAGAGCATCTGGTGAGCCTTGGGGCGGAGATGAACCTTTTTATTTTATAATGATTGATGTTCCGGCGTTTTCAATAGATGCGGTTGTAAATTATTCTCGTCCATATCGTTTGGATTTATCGTGGAACGTTGAGTCTTTTGATGAGAATACAGATACTTATCAGTTACGCATTGAGGGCAATGCGAACACATCGCAAACCTACGGTCTTTCCCTTGCTCAGATAGAGCATTTTATTACCATGTGGAGCGGAACTGTTTTGAGTAATGGAACAAATTATGTTGTTATAGAAGCCAATATTTTAACTGTTCTGACGAGCCGTGGTTTTTGGGATATGGAAACAAACCCTTTATATGATTCTGTTGTGTTTTCTGAATTGGCTTATGATGTGCCGAGCAGAACACATACAATAGAGATTGATTATTCTGCCATACAGATCAGCCCGACACACATGGAGAGGCTAATGCATCGAAAAGGTGCAGAGATAGTCAGTCATGCCGATCGTGTTCTTACCGTGAATATGACGAGTGCTGATGCTCGTGCTGCGTTTCAGGACGAAATAAAACGAAGAACGTCTTCTCTTACTTTATTAAAGACACGTTATTATGTTGATCCGATAGTAGTTGATGAAATAATTGCCGAGGGCGGAACTAGAACCACTACTCCGGCAACCGCTTTAACATACGTTCGAGATGTGATGAATGACTAATGGCAAATATCGTAAAGATTATAGACCCCGATGGGGGAACAGGATACAATTATTTAAATCTCGCTACTTGGTGTGCGGCTGAAGGCACCGATCTTACCTCTGATTTAGACACTCATACCGCAAAATGCCGCAGTACTTCCGGCGGCGCTGATACATACGATGTTGTTGACGGAGACGTTTGGGGATCAAACGCCACATATTGGTTGAAGATTTGGTGCGATCCTGCTGAAAGTTACCGTCATGCTGGAGTATGGAATACTTCCAAATATAGACTTGATTGTACTGCCGGTGCCTCGGAAACAGTGCGTTGCATTTTATGGGAAACGAGTTTTCAAGATAATCATTTGATTGTTGATGGTCTCCAAATGCGAATAACGCTGACCGGAAATGCTTATTCTGTGGGATGTTTTGAGTATAACGAGCCTTATGGCACAAATTATTGGGAACTAAAAAATTGTATTATAGTTGGTGTTAGGGCGGGATATGATCCTGACTATTTTATCGGAGCTGAACCGTATGTTGCTGGTGGCGGTTCCATAGATGGTGGGATTGTCAATAATATTATATATGGCTTTACAATTAACACTGGTGAGTATGGCGATGGACTGTGGATAGATGCTACGCCCGCTGACACCGCTTTTGTTATTTACAATAATACCGTAGACGATTGCGACATAGGGATACATAACGAGTCGGTCAGCGGAGATAGCTGTTATTTTTATAATAATCTTGTTCAGAATTGTGAAACTTGGTGTTATTTTTGGGGCGCAGCTCCAGCCGGTAATGTCGCCAATCTAAGTGATGATACTACTGGAACAACAGGCTTTCAAGAAAAAACAATTAATTTTGCGGGTGCTGGAGACTATCATCTTGATTCGTCTGATACGGATGCCATAGGAACAGCCACTAATTTATATAATGATTCCAGATACCCGTTTCAAACCGATATTGATGGGGATGATAGAGGGGGTAGCGGTGCTTCTTGGGATATTGGCGCCGATGAATATGTTGTGGGATCAGGTTTAGAACCGATAATAGTTATACCATCTGGAATAAGTGCTATTGCTGCAAATCAAAATCCAACTGTAAATCTTGGTAGCATTCTATATGAAACCGGTTATATTAATGCAGTAATTAATTCACAAGGCCCTACTACAATACTTGGCAGTATTTATTTTTCTCCAAGCCAAATAAATGCTATTACTTCTTCTGTTGACCCTACAACTATTCGCGGAAGTATTTCTACAACTCCATCTGAATTAAATGCTATTGCAACCTCTCAGGATCCGAGTACAATATTAGGCTCTACATCTGTAGAACCATCCGATATAAACGCAATAGCAAGTTCTACTGATCCCACAACCATACGCGGCAGTATATCAACAACTCCTTCTGAATTAAGTTCTATTGTTGCTTCTCAGGCACCAAACACAGTGCTAGGATCTACATCTATAGAACCGGATGGAATATACGCAGTAAGTTCATCTAGTGGTCCCGTATTAGTATTTGGTTCTACAATAGCTGATCCAGCAGCAATTTATGCAATAACAGGCACAGTTAATCCTACAATTCTTTATGGTTCTATAAACATACAACCAGATGGAATATATGCGGTAAGTTCAACAAGTGGACCAATATTAATTTATGGTTCTACAATAGCTGAACCAGGTGCTGTTCATACGATAGCAAATACACAGGCACCTTCAGTATTATATGGATCAGTAACTTTTTCTCCTAATTTTATATCTGCGATAGCTACCGGAGCTGATCCTACAATTCCTTCAACATCTATCATTGTAACTCCCGACGGTGCATTCGCGCTGGCATCTACTCAAGATCCAACAGTAATATATGGTAGTATTGAATTTGATCCTGGATTTGTTAGTACCATCGCTTCAAAAATTGATCCTGGAGTAGTTTTAGGATCCGTATCTGTCGATCCGGCAGTAATTTCTGCAATCGCCGGCGGTCAAGACCCTACTACAATAAAAGGCTCTATTATTTCTTCACCGGCGACAAGTTCTGCAATAGCAGAAACTCAAGCTCCAACTACAATAAAAGGATCTATAATTGCTACTCCGGATGGCAGTTTTACAATAGCAAGTACGTTAAATCCAAGTATTATTTTAGGATCATTGTCATTTGAACCTACAGCCACGTCTGCTATTACAAATTCTCTTGGACCATCAATTATTTATGGATCAACCTTTGTACAACCAGATGGCAGTTATGCAATTACATCTACAATAGATCCTATAACTATTCGTGGGTCCTTAGAATTAACTCCTGCCGGGGCAGATGTAATAAGTTCTACTATTGGTCCAGAAATATTTTTAAATTCTACTATAGCTATTGTAATACCTGTATCCGCCCAAGTTCTTACACTTGACCCATCAGTTGAAGCTGGCGGATCAATATTAATTATTCCTGATCCTAGTTTTGCATATGCTGATACTAATATTGGTGCAATAGAATTAGGGTCAATGATTGTACAGCCAGACGGTACTTATGCGATAACATCCAAAATAGATCCAACTATTATTCTTGGCTCGTTAATTCTGGATTCTGGAGTTGGTGCTGCAATTACAAGTTCTTATGGCCCAACTACCATTTTAGGATCTACTGAAGTTCAACCAGATGGCACATATGCGATTACTGCAAGCGTTAGTCCTACAATTACATTAGGTTCTATTGATCTTACTCCTGCTGGCGTTGAGGCAATAAGTTCCACAATAGGTCCGGAAGTATTTCTTAGTTCTAGTATAGCCATAGTAAGTCCGGCGACGGCAATAGCGACTGGTATTGACCCATCTGTAGAGGCAGGAGGATCTTTATTGATTCTTCCAAGTCCAGGAACTGTTTTAGCAAACACTGCTTTAGGTGCAGTTGTGCTTGGTTCTACGATTGCACAACCAGATGGAAGTTATGCAATTGCTTCAAAATCTGACCCTTCTATTATTTTAGGTTCTTTGACATTAACAGACTATGCATTTGCACGAACAGTTTCGCTTGACCCTCAAACAATATTAGGTTCTATAAATGTACAACCTATTACTGCAACTACAATCAGTTTAGCATCTATAGAAGGTGTCGAACTTAGTTCAGTAACTGTTTCTCCGGATTATTCCAATGCGGTAGTGCTTACTGTTGATCCGTTTATTTCAGAAGGTACGCTTACTGTTATGCCGGTCCCTGGAAGTGTTATTGCAAGTGCGGCAGATCCAAGTTCAATATTAGGCTCTATAGTTTTTAGCCCAGAAGAGACCAGTGCAATTGCTGACATAATTGATCCTTCAATTGAATTAGGATCAACACAATTTAGTCCAGCAGCTGTAAATGCTATATCTAAAGTATTGGGCCCGACAGTTATACTTGGCTCATTAAATTTAAGTCCATCTGCTGCACAAGCAATTACAGATGTGATTAATCCTGAAGTTCATGGATATTACGGAATAATAATTGTTCCAGCAGCAATTAACGCAATAACAGAAGCACAAGGTCCTACTACAATACTTGGATCTATAATCATAACTCCTGATGGATCCTATACTGTAGCACAAACATTAGGCGCCACTATACTTTATAGTGGTATTGAAGAAACCATTTGCATTCGAGGCGGAGATGGCTTATCTTTAGTTACTGAAGGTTTCTTAATACCTTGCCGTGGCAGAACAGAAATAGTTCCGGTAATGGTTAGAGTAACATCTATTGAGGGTAAAGTAAATGCTGAAACAAATGTTAAGGCATTATTAAAATCTTCTGCAGAAATTAGTGGCGAAGTTGGAAGATATAAAATTATTTTAGGAAAAAAGAAAGTTCCAAGCAGAGTGAAAGTAAAAATTACTGAATCTGAAACTATAAAAGGTAAGGTAACTAAATGAATTTAAGCATATACAAAGGCAATGATAAAACCTTTGAAATAGAAGTAACAGACCAGGACGATGAAATTATTAATTTGAGTGGTGGACAATTATTTGTAAATGTTACCGATTGGCAGGAAAACTCAAAAATTACAAAATCTAGCACCGACCCGACTCAAATAGAAATAACAGATCCGGAAGCTGGATTAGCACAAATACATTTTGTTCCTACTGACACGTCGTCTCTTGCTTCTGACATTTATGTTGTTTATATTAATTATATTAACTACGAGGGAAAGACTTATACTATTTCTCAAGGTGAGTTTCAAATCTTAGATTTGGGAACTATCTCTTATATAAGAAACAGAATAAGAAATTTCAATGGAGACAAAGAAGAATTAAACGTACTTATTAGAGCATTAGAAACAACAGATGAAGAAATGAATGATTACATACAAAAGGCGGTTGATTTGTTTAACAGCCTTGGGTATACAACCTCATATACTTTATCTGATTATCCTAATAAGGGAAATTTAATAGAGGGCACAGTAATCCAAATTTTGATGGGCAAAGGTATATTATCAGCAAGAAATATGCTTACTTATCGGGATGAAGGAGGTATAACTGTACAAGATTTTGACACATATGGTCGGTATATTAATTTGTTTAATGTTTATATTAATCGATATATGCAGCAAGCAATGGATATTAAAAGAAGTCTTAATGTAGATGGTGCATATGGAAGCATTGAAAGCCCAATGAATTATGTAGATATCTGGTATTAATAAATGATTACATTAGAAAATGTTACAGTAGATACTTTAGGACTGGGCAACAGAAGAATACAATGGGAAGTAGTTCCGACACACGAAGATCTTAACCTATTTTTGTTGGATGTATATCGTGCGGAAGCTCCCGGGGCATTGTCAGAATTTGACCTGGTTGTATCAGGTTTATCTGTTCTCGATGGTACGTATATTGATAGTGGACTGCAAAGAATGGATTATTCTACAAACCGACAGATATACTATTACCTAAATGTATTAGACACAGGTACCGCGGAAACATCACTCGAAGGTCCATATGTGATGGAATCTGAGCCGGATTATGCTTCTAATGAAATACTTCGTCGCTATGGCATTTTCTTTGACAATCCACGCTATCAGGTTCGTACATTTTATGTATTAAAGAAACGTACCTGGGGAAATCAATGCTCATGCATCGATGATGTAACACAGGAACCTAGAAACGAAAATTGTACTATATGCTATGGTACAGGTATAGTAGGCGGTTATTTTAATCCAATTGCTGTTCGAGGAATGCGTTCAGACAAGCCAAGTCGCCAAATGATAAACCTGTTTGGAGCATGGCAGGACACTAATGTATTTTTCAAACTGGAAAATACCGTTAAGGTAATTCCCGGTGATTATATTGTCGACGAACATAATGAAAGATATCTGATCGAAGGGCCTGTAAATCACCTACAAAAGGGTATTTATACCTTGATGAGTAATGTTCGTGCCAAAACTGTGTCAAAATCAGATCCGATATATCGGTATGGTATGATTGAAGAACTTGGTGGAACCGAGGAAGAGATTATTATAAGCGGTAATGAAATAGCGGTATTTAATGGGACATCCTCCTATATGGAAATTATAGACAATGATTTATTGTCTTTTTTAAATGGGTCGTTTAGTATTACTGGATGGTTTGAATTAAATAATGCTCCTCCCGGACCATCAATTTCAGAAACAATAAGTCAAACGGTTTGCGATGATGAAGGTTTATATGAAGCAGAATCCATTACTTTATCAAATGGCAATGTTTTTATGGCATATTCAGATTACACAAATATTTATGCTTCCTACAACATTATTACACAAAGTGGAACTGAAGTAACTGGTCCAATAGTATTGGAAAACACTATGGGCAGTGTATTTAGTGTTACCCAATTAACCAATAATAATATATTTATATGTTATGCATCAGGACCAGACAGTTCAAAACCTGCCAAGTATGCCTTAGTAGATGAATCTGGAACTTTGCTGGCTGGTCCCATAGCAGTCCCAGGAATTACATATTCCAATTATTTTGGTTGCACTAAAACAAATAATGGAAATATTTTTGTAGTATATTCAGACCCCGATGATGGAAATAAAGGGAAATTTATAATTTTAGATAATTCAATTAATTTAATTTTTGGCCCAACTACCTTCCATTCCAATGTAACATATTATCAGAGAGTATCTTTATTACAAAATGGTAATATATTTTTAAGTTATTCTAACCAATCGGATAATCGTGGAGAATTTGTAATTTATTCTCAAGCCGGAGCACTTATTAAATCTGCTACTATTTTTGAAACAAATCCTGTTTATGATTTATGGAGTTCAATATTAGTAGGAGGAAATATAATTATAGTATATGGAACTACATCAGATTCATCTGGTAAATTTACCATATATGATGAAAACGGAAATATAATAAAAACCCCAACTACCTTTGAATCAGGAGGAGCATCTTATTATAATTCTGTAGCGCCTACATTAGATGATCGAGCTGTTATAGTATATCAAAATCCTTCTAGTTATTATACATCATGTGTAATAGTTGATAGTGAAGGAACCATAACACAAAGTTCTTTTAATATTAATACTAATGAAACTTATGATTCACATATAACTCTGCTTGGAAATGGAAATGTAATGATACTTTATGATGTGTATGATGGAGTAGATACGGCAATTTTACAAGTTTATGATGTAATAGGACAATATCAACCACTATTAGTGAAAGACGATAAATCATTGAATCATGAATGGATATTAGTATATGATAATTCAGGCAACATACATATTCGCATAATTGGTTCAAACAATAATTTTATAGGTAAATATTATAATTATCCAATAAATGGAGAACTTCATCATTATGCAATTACATATAATGGTAATAATTCCTCAGACGGAATTAATTTATATATAGATAATAATTTAGTTCAGTCAATACCAAATAATTTAGGAATATATACACCACCAATTAATACAAGTTTAAATGTGTTTATTGGAAAATGGGCAAATTCTTTTTTTGCTGGAAAAGCACGAGATATTAAAATATTTAATAAGGCATTATCAAGTGCAGATATAAATCAAGAATATGCCCTGGGAAATTATAGAGTTGGAATAGTTGCAAATTACAAATTACACGAAGACACAAATGATTATGGAAGATATAGTTTACACGGTATAAACACAGATATAATATTTACACAGGAATAAATCAATGAAATATTTTGAAAAAAATGCAGATATACAATATGCCTTGAAAGGAATGGTCAAGGGATTTAAAGCTGGAACAATGGATTTAGCTACCGCAGCAGATAGAATTAAGAGGTTAGCTGAAAGAAAAAAGAATTTAATGCAATATATAGACTTAAATCCAAATGTATTTGATCAAAATCCTGCCATGGTAGATAAAGTACATCGTTATTCTAAAATGCTTGTTGGAAGTAATATGTTATATAATAAAAGGCAGGTTGACCTACTTAAGTTAGGTGCAGCACCAGTGCATCCTATGCAAGGCACACTGCTGAATGTGCAAACAAGAGAATCACAAACAAAATACAACTCTAAAGTTTTAGGTAAAAAAAGAGCTGACATTTTAGTACCACTATGGCGTTAAAAGAATACATTCTGAATAATTTTCAATATCTTATAGAAAATAATCCGGATGGTATTGTAATACATTCAGATGGTATCATAAGATATGCAAATAAAAGTATTCTTACTATATTTGGTGCTTCATCGGCTGATGAAATTATAGGTAGAAATATTTTTGATTTCATACAACCGGATTATCATGAAGCTGCAAAAATACGTATTGCCAAAGCACTAAACAATATGGAACCCGCTCCACTAGCAGAATATGAAGCAATAAAATTAGATGGAGCAAAAATATATATAGAAATACTTTCAATACCTTTTATGAGAGGAGAAGCTAAGGCATTACAAGTATTAGTTAAAGATATTTCTGAAAGAAAAAGACAATATAAAGCTTTACAATACTCTGAAGAAAAATTTCGTGCTTTATTTCAAACAGCGCCTGACGCAATTTTATTGTCAAATAAAGAAACAAATATTATTTCTTTAAATTCTGCTTTGGAAGATATGTTTGGTTATACTTACGATGAATTAATTGGTAAATCATGGATGTTGCTTGTTGCCAAAAGGTTGCGAAATGATCGAATGGAGCGTATAGAATATATAAGAGAAAAACTAAAAGCTGGTGAATTTCTTAAAGAAGAAGTATATGGAACAACTAAATTTGGCAAAGACATCCCTGTAGAAATAAAAGTTGGGCGATGGCAAATAAATGGTGAACCTTTTTATACTACCATTATAAGAGACATATCGGAAAGAAGAGAGTTTGAAGCCAAATTAAAGCAATTAGCTGATATTGACCATCTAACTGGAATATATAATCGTCGTGCCGGTTTAATACTTACAGAACAATTGTTAAAAACTTCTAGAAGAACTAACCAACCTATTACTTTATGTTATTTGGATCTCGATAATTTTAAATATGTAAACGATTCACATGGGCATGTTGCAGGAGATAAAGTTTTAAATGCTGTAGCGAGTTTAATAAAAGATAATCTTCGTGAATCAGACATATTTTTTAGGCTTGGTGGTGATGAATTTATAATTGTCTGGAACAATACATTTCTAGAACAGGGACATCAACAATGGTCCAGAATATTAAATAAATTTAATGAGTGGAATAAAGAAAATTATTCTACTCGATTGGGGATAAGTGCTGGATTTGTATGTCCAGATCTTAAGAAAGACATAAACATTGATCGTATTATAGATATTGCAGATAAGGAAATGTATAAATCCAAAGGAAACAAATAATGGAGTATGCACCAGGAATACCTGATAAAAGCTCTAAATCAGTAATACCTTCTTCTCAAGACAAAATATGGTCATATGTAATTCAGTATCATATGGCAGATGTTGCTGGGCCACACTATGATTTTAGAATATCTGATGGGGCAGTAGCATACTCTTGGGCAACGAGAGCAGGGTTGCCGAGCTTAGGAGATAAGGTACTGTGGATACGACAGCCAGACCATACTCCAGAATATATGTCTTTTTCAGGAGAAATTGCCGATGGATATGGAAAAGGATCAGTTAAAGTCATTGATTCAGGCCAGATCCATGTAATTAGTGCAACCCCGGAAAAAATATCATTTAATTTATATAAAGGTGCAGGAACGCAAAAATTTACTCTTGTTTATACAGGAGGAAATAATTGGTTATGCATGAACACAACGCCAACCAAAGAAACACGCCCAGAAATACCAGAGAAAAAAATACAAGCAAGATCTATTGATCCATCTAAAATATCTTTTACAAATTCTAACCAAATTTTAACTGAAAAGATAGATGGGGCTGCCAGTTTATTTGTATTAAGAAAAGGACGACCAGTAGAAGTTTTTAGTTATAGGAAAAGCAAGCGAGGTCCGGAACTTATAAATCGGACATATAAATATCCTGATTTATATAATACCATGGTGCCTGAAGAATTAGATAAAACTACTTTATGGGGAGAGGCCTATGTTAGTGATGCTGAAGGACGAACACTTCCACACAGAGAAGGTACTGGCCTGCTCAATGCTAATGTGTGGAGAGCAAGAGATGAGGTAGCTAAAAGACACCTTAAATTCGACAATGTAATATTTAATATTGATAAATACAAAGGTGTGGATTACTCTAAAAAACCATATGGTGAAAAAATAGAGCTATTGAAAGAGATCCAAAGTAAGCTGCCTCAACTCAAGCTCCCTATTATGGCTGAAACTCCTTTAGAAAAAAGAAGATTATATGATGCTATAAAATCCGGGAAACACCCTCACACAACAGAAGGGTGGGTTATTTGGGATTTGAATTCAGACCGCCCAATTAAATCTAAATTAAAATTGGATACAGAATTATATGTACAGGGATATGAAGAAGGCAAAGGAAGATTAGAAGGAAAACTTGGAAAAATTTTGGCAACTCCCGATCCACAAGGAAAGGGCCCTATTACGAGAGTAGGTGGAGGATTTACAGATTTTGAGCGAGAACAAATCTGGAATAACCGGTTAACATATTTGGGAAAACCGATTACTATAGAATATCAAGAAAAATTACCGTCTGGTAAATATAGAATGCCCATTTTTAAAGTATTTCGTACTGCAGAGTTTTGGCCTACCTAATTAAGCAACTTGCCTAAAGCCAATTTTTTGTGTATATTTGTCTTGATGAAAAAAATTTTAATAGTGCTAGGGCATAATCGCCTTACCGGAGTTAATACATGGGCATTTACTCTTGGTGATTTTTTAATAAGAAAAGGATATAGAGTTGACTTTGAGATAAAAAAAGATTTTGAATATGAACCTAAATTAGAGATAAGTATTCTAAATTCTTTAAATACTCTTAGAACAACTATATATGAAAAAACTTTACCAGATTATAATTCATACGATCGTTGTATATTGAATTATAACGTACATCAAAAATTTATGTTACCAGAACAAATAATTTTTGTATCACATGGATCGATGTTTGAACCATATACACCCTTTGGCAAGGTTTACGCGCATGTTGCTGTAAGTGAAAGGACAAAAAAAGCTACAAATGCTGATTTAGTTATACATAATGGTATTGATCTTAATAAATTTAGTATTAAAAGATTTCCAAGGACTCCTCCAACTAAGGCTTTAAACATTTTTCGTGGTATTCCTAATTATAGTATATATCGGGCGTGTACTAATTTGGGTATAGAATATAGACATGTTGGAGCAGCGTTAAATATTGAAACTGAAATAGTCCCTAATGACATAATTATTGGCTATGGAAGATCTGCTTATGAGGGAATGGCTTCTGGTAAAGCAGTATTGGTACATGGCCCATTCGGAACTGATGGTTGGGTAAAACCTGAAAATTTTGAAAAGCTATTGTATAGAAATTGTTCAGGTTGGACTGGAGCATACTTTCCAACTCTTCAAGAATTGATGGAACTTATCGATCAATATGATGCTGTAGACGGTAGACATAATAGGGCATTGGCAGAAAAATATTTATCTGCAGAAACAATGGCTAATAAGTTTGAAGAATTGTTTTGATAATTAGTTGTTGACAATTTGAAGTAAAAGGTTTATATTTTCTATATGCTTAGGCCTGTAATATACCGCGCGACGGAAGGATCAAGTGGTGAAAAGATAGTAGAGATGATAGCACAGAAATTATCTAGACTATCATATAATCTACATTTTGATGCACAGGGAGATGTTGTAACAGTAATATCTATGCAAGCCCCAATGTCGATGTCTGACTATTTTACTAAACGGATGTCACAAAAGGAAATAAAAGAACTAATTAGGATGCTTTAATGGGATTTTCTATAGATGCGAAAAGAATATTTATTGGGTTTGCACAGAAATTATTTGCAGAGAATTATGCACTTACATGGACGTTAGATCCCAAAACTACTGGTATTTTAATAGGAGATAAGCATTTTATTGAAAGTCCTTTGATTGAAATGAAACCGGCTATAATTGTTAGCCGTGGCCCATTGAGATGGGGACAACATACAATAGACCAGAGAATGAGTTATAGTTTGGCAAACTTAGATAAAAAGTTTTCAGACATAATTTATGGGACTATTGTATATAACGTTCTTTCACAGAATGAATTTATAACAGAGCGATTAGCAGATTATCTATTTACAAAATTAACTGGATATAGAGACCAATTTCGTAGAAATGGCATTAATAATATTATAAATATTGCCATGGGAGATACAGTACTTTTAAAAAACAATACAGAAGTAGAGTTTATAAACGTACCAATATCTGTTAATTATGCGATGCAAAGAAATATTGACCTTGTGCATGATACTTTTTCTAGTATGTATATTACCTCAGAAGCACTAGACATAGAAAATGTTGATGGTGCTGAACTGGGGGCCGGAATAACAGGAACATATGGAAAAGGTCTTTATATACAGGGTATCGATTATACAATAAGCGGTTCTGATATTCATTTTATAACTATTCCAAGTGGAGTAAAATTAACATTTGTATATACAGGAAGTACTACATTATCTACTTATTCTGAAGAAATTATTGTACCAACAAATAATCCACTACTCAGTTATGATTTGATAGAACCGGTAGACTATATATATCCATTATACTCAGGAATCATTATCTATGACCAACTCTACTCAGGAATATCTAATTAGAAGACAAGCTTTTATAGACGAACTTGAAAAGTTAGGGGCTGTTGGCTTAATTGGTAGGTTGGTTACAGGACTAATGTCTCAAAGTCCTATAGCAAAAGAACTATTTGGAAAAGCATCAAGATTTGCTACACAATATGCTACTAATCTTGGAAGAGAGGGATTTCGACAATCAGGAAAAGTTTTTCAAGAGGGGATGACAGCATTAAAAAGCACAACTGGGAAATCAACAATTCGTCCCATGTTTGGAACCTCTAAACAGGTTATGGGCATTAGGGAGTCAAATAAAATTCCGTTTATGAAAGACCCTATCAGATCAATTGGTCAGTCGGTTCTGAGAGGCGCTGCTAATTTAGTTAATACAGGAAAAACTATTGCTAAGGAAGGCTTTGGAGCCTATTTGAAAAAAGATTTGGCTAGAACGCAGCTTTTTACTAAAACAATAACCGGTGAGGGTGGAAAAGCATTTGATGTGCTTGCTAAACGATCTGTAACCGGAAGACTGATAAATCCTGTATTGGATACAGGAGTTGGTTTTGGAGGTTTAGCTTTAGCCACAAATAAATATGACGAAGCAGGACGTGCACGCAGTTTTGTATCTCGTATTGGTGGCGCAGCTAAAGAAAGTATTCTTTGGGGACCACTGAGACCATTGGCTATGGCTCATATGACGACCGTAGAATTACCAAAAATGACAAAAGATATAATTAAAGGCTTTTAACTATTAAGGAGTAATCTTTATGGCTTACGTAAAACCAGGCGTCGAAGTTACTCAAACCCAAGTACGCGTTTCTCCAAGTTTGATATCTCCAGATTTAGGAACAGTTTTAGTTGGAAAGGCATTCTTTGTTGAAGAAGTAGGAGACTACTCTTATACTGATGTATATAGTGGTGTCCAAATTGATGTAGATTATGCCGGTCTTCCATCTGGAGCTGAAGTACATACAGCAAGTGTGTATGTTGATCTTATTGGTGGTACAGGAGCATCAGCTGGAACGAGAGTTCATTTAGAATCTGGAACAGATTTTACACCTGGAGCAACTTCTGTACAAATTAACGCAGGTTTGGGTTCAACATATCCGGAAGTTACTGGGCTAGAAAATGGCGCAGCAATTGAAATTGGATATCGTGCACTTCGTACCGATTTAGATCCATTTTTAACCATGTCAACATTAACTGACATAGAAGAAAAAGTTGGATCCACAATATCTTATAATCCGCTGGGCGTGGCACTTCATAAAGCTATGTTAAATACTGCTGGATACGTCTTTGCGTCTCCTACACAGGAAGACACACCAGTGGAAACATCAAATGAATTTACATCTGCTGATGTAGCATTTGACACGTTGAAGACCAAAGAAATTTATGCAATGGTTCCTTTAACAACAACTGATGCCACAATAAGTGCATTTAAAACACATGCAATAACATATTCTGAACCGGAAGAAAAAAGAGAAAGAATGGTTGTTGCAGCTCCAAGTATTCCTTGGAAAGACACTGGCGGCTCACCTACATCAGCTGACCTGGCAGATACAGCAGTGACTGCCGGTGCAATTAAAGAAGCTGCGTACAATCAACAAGAACGTAGACTTGTCTACGTATTTCCAGATACAATGTTTGTAACTGAAACACGACATGTGTCCACGTTGACGGATACTTATCGTGATGCAGTTCAGGGAGTAACCGGAATACCTTTTTATTTAGGGGAAAATAAAACTGTTACTGTTAGTGGCACAAAATATTCTTATAAAAAAGGCGATGTTTTGACATCGACAGTGTTATCAAATATAGCTACAGACAATACTTTTCTTATAGTGAATTCTCCGGTTCCTGGATATATAGGTGCAGCTGCAATTGGTGGAATGATTTCTGGATATCCTCCTGAAACACCATTCACTAATTTAGCTATTACCGGTGTTAGTCGTTTGAAATATTCGATGGATAAATTTACTGAATCTGACCTTAACACAATGGCCGAAGGTGGTAATTATCTATTAATTCAAACATCTGAAACAGCACCAATTTACTGTAGACATCAACTTACAACAGATATGACTTCTGTTGAAAGACGTGAATTAAGCATTCTAAAGACATTAGACTTTGTTGCAAAATTCATGCGTAACGGATTATCCGGATATATTGGACGTTATAATATTAGTCCACAGTTTATGAAGCTGCTTACCATGACTATACAAGCACAAATTCTGTATCTTGTTAAAAATGGCCATGTCAACGACATTAAAATTCTTAGTATTGCACAGGCCGAAGAAGCTGCTGATACAATAGAAGTAAGTCTAAATGTATTGGTCAAATATCCTGTCAATTACATTAAGATAGATCTACAGTTCTAAGGAGGAATTAGATGGCCAAGACAACATACCAAGATTGGGAATTTAAAGAAGCACACGTAGAGCCAGATGTATTAAATAATAATGAAAATTTTGTATCATCTGAATCCATAGTTATTTGTGCTGGTCCTTCCTACGTGGACGAAGGTACAGATTTAGCCGGTCAATTGTATCCTATAGGTATTCTTGAGAGTGCTGCAGTAGTGCAGAATAAACAAATTCAACAATTGTTTGAAATTGGTTCAAGAAAACCATACATGATTCCGGGACGTACAAGAGTACAAGTAGGACTTAGTCGAGTAATATTTAATGGTGATTCACTATTAGCTGCTATGTACTATGGAAAGTATAGTGGAACCTTGCCAGAACAAGATGCAAGTGAAGATTCTCCTGGACATGCTAGCAATTATCCTGCGACAGGTGAAGGACACTTCTATTTAAATCTGGCTTCTAGTTTCTTTAATAAGCCATTTGGATTAGCTCTAATAGTACACGATAGTGAGGATGAACAAACAGCAATGATATTACTTCAAAACTGCATGGTTCAATCTCATCAAATGAATGTTGGTGCAAATCAGACGATAGTAATGGAAAATGTTAATATTATCGCAGATAGTATCCAGCCAATTATTGTTAGTGCTTAAAAATTAATGTAAAAATATAGGGAGGAGCATTTCCTCCCTTTATTTTGCATTTCCACTAATCGCTATTTCAGTCTCATCCAGGACTTTTTCTGTTTCTTGAAATATTTTTTCTATTTCTTCAAGACGCTTGTTAACCTTTTCTAGTCGTATTGTAAGAAGTTCCGAAATTGGATTTCCATCATCCTTTAAAGTTTTAATTCTTGATTCGAGATATTTTTTTTCCATTAGGCACATCTCTTTATTCGGACAAACCATAATTTTCTCCTTTTTTATTTATATTTTTCTTATACCAGCTTAAGATAAAAAAAAGAGCTGTACTTTACATCCCCTTGTCTTCGGCAGTTAATTTTAATTTGAAGATGCTTATTTTTTCTAATTTGTTAGTCGTTGCAACTAACGAAGTATTCTGTTTTATCTACAGCTCACATCGCAAGGCGGCACAGCTGGGAATATTTCCCAGCTGGTGCTTGCTATTTATCCGCCGGACTAGAGCGGTTACAAATAAACTCGGAGATTTATCTCCGAGTTTTTTGGAATGCGATTGCTCGGCGGATAAAATGAGATGTTCTGGCAAAACGAAACGTCATGCTCATCTCTTCTAGAAATATTTAACTAATACTCCTAGAAGAAACGAGCGGGGGACGCCACCCCGATGCATCTCATTTCTTCTGCTTCGACGACGATCGCGTCTCTCTCGGGCTCCAGCCGCCAGAAACCTGGATCCGGATCCGAGCGTGCGCGCGACGGCCGCCTTGCATGGTCCCACTGGCCGGCGTACCCCAGGCGCCCTAGGCGCCCGCGGTCCTGAAGGGGGGTACCTTCACGTGGCAGCCCGTCGACTGGAATCAGGGCACAGTACTCTCGCGCATGCACTGCAGCAGGCCTTAGGCGCTGCAGCTGGCCGCACGTTGTCTCTGGTCGCCTGGTCGGGGACGGTTTTGTTGTAACGGAGACAGGGACGTCAGAGTTACAACAAATAGAGCCTTAAACGAAAGACGAGACGTCTCTCTAGGCTCAGGCAGGAGCAAGTTACTCCTTTGCGTCAATTGTTTCTTTCGAAACAGGCGTTTCTGCTTTTGCCGCCTGTCTTTTTAATTTACGTTGTTTGGCCTTTTCCATCTTCATTTCATAGCGAAATTTTTTTTGTTCTTTATTTTTTTCTCGACGATGTTCCAATTTGTATGCTTCGCACTTCTTTTTATTCCTGCCTTGTTTTTTGCCCATAACACCTTTCCTAAAAATTAAAGAGGTCCGCTGAGGATTCTAACCTCTTGCACAAGATTAATTTTTCATCACTTATCCCCTGTACCGCGATGGATTTACACCAATGCACTCGGTGTAGGTGTCTGCGAGGCCTTGTTCGCTCCGAACGAAAAGGATGTGCTTTTTCAAGTAAGAGCTCTTATACCATCATTACGGAAGCTCCAAGGAAGTACTACGTCACGCGCCGGAAATACTTCCGCGGACCTCAAATTTTCTTAATTATGTTTGTTTGTCTTTAGAGGGACGAATAATAAATTCGCATCTCGCCGCTGCCGTATAACCTGCCTCTTTTTCACGGAAAAGGCTCCTAGCTTCAGGGCTTATGCCGACACGCGTTTTCAATTTGTTAAACTACCCTCCGCAGGTCAAGTATACCGATAATTATATCGGTATTTATTCTTCATCTTTTTTATTAATAATGATGTCTGGTGTATTCGGATCATAAAAATTATTAAGCTGTGTAATTCCAGACCGCCTTGCGTCAAAATATTTTGCAAATCCTTCTGCAGTTGCCGCGTAGGCTTCAGCGCGTCCGGCATTAGAACTTGTATATGAAAATGTGTTATTTGTAACAAAGTTTAATTCTTGTTTATCTTCTAGTCCTTCAATTCCTTGAAATACAAATGTCCAATTTCCCTTTTCTTCCCTTTCCAAAATCATGTTATTGATTTCGTCTCGAGAAAATATAGATGAGCTGTTTTCCCATCCGTCTGTAAATATATAAACTAATGCGGCATCATCATCTTTAATAACACCATCAATTAATTTTATTGCCTGACCAATGCCATCATACATAGGAATAGATCCAGATGGAACGTAGTTTTGATGATCGAGGTGTTTTGCTACCCTAGCATCCTCATTAAAATAAACTACTTCGCCCTCTCTATTACGAAATAATACTAGAGATACTTTTACTTTTCCAGCGAGTCTTGCCTTTTCAGCTCGCATTAAGTCAATTATTTCATTTACTCCGGTGATTGTTGTTTCGATGTCGGCGCTCATGGAGCCACTTCCATCCAAAACTAAAGCGATATAAGTATCGCCTGCCACTTTTGCCATTAAATTCTCCTTTTATAAAAAAGCGCGACTGCCCTACCCTGGGTATGCCGCGCTTATAATGTATTCTTCAAAAATACAATGTGTTAGATTGTTCTATCCAAAGAATGACTGCTTATGCCCTATAATGTAATTTCATCAACTTATTTTTTTAATCTGAAACGTCCACGTCCTACCTCTGGACTACCGCGCCATATAAGGATTTGGATGTCACTGTCCTTTACAAACTGTCAACTATGTTTGTCGCGCGAATCCTGGCTACGCGAGTTTTGTAATGAAACCAACATGAAGGTTTTCGCACAGAGCAAACCTACAAATACTGACTACTGTCTCGTCGTAGCCACCGTTATCATGTAAGAGTGATAACCTCCTCTCATTGCGTAGAGATCCCGGTTTTTGTTAAAGGTGGTATTCTCCATCTTGTGACTTGAGGCGCGGAAGGGAATCGAACCCCTGCTTTGGAGGAATATAAAATAAGCGATTACTTTCGGGCGTGTGGCAGTATAAATCTGGACACAATAAGCTAAGTTTGAATCGAATTACACTCCGTTCTCCCAATAGAGGGCCATTGCTACAATTATGTAACAATGGCGATTAGGATACTGGTAAGATACGATGTATGAGTCTAAGTCTTAGCGTGAGTCTAGTGTCGTTTATACTGATAAACCACCATGTAAAATATTACCTGTTATTATTTTACCAAGTTTTTCGTCTTCAACGATCTTGGCATTATTGGCTCTTTGGCGAGCATCTTTAACCGCCAATTCCCATTTATCATGACGAGAAAGAATTTCTGATTTCATTTTAGGGGTAATGGCTCCAGATACTTTTGTCTCATTCCAAGTGCCGACTACCATATCTTCATGTACTAATTCGGTTTGTGCCGGGTGTTCTTTTGTTGCCTCATATTTTACTAGAACTTTCGGAACTTTTTTGGATTTGAATGTTTGGAGTGGATCGGTTTTGTAATAATTATTGTCCTTGTCCCATTTCCAATTAAACTTTGGGTCTAAGGTTGGAATTGACATCAACAATGATCTTAATTGTTTTAATTTGTTTTCCAAGCTTAGTAAAGACGTTGCATGTAAATTTTCTGCAATAGTATATCCTTCATAAACCAAATTAGCAGTTGCCACTGCATTGGTTTCTTCTTTCACTATCGAATGATTGATAGCATCTGACAGAGCATCAAAATAATATGATATTTTTTCTTGCACAGTTGTTACCAAAGGCTCTGTCTCAGGAGGAAATTGTTCTCCACCCTCTTCTTTGGGCTGGTATACACGAAATCTGCCAGCGAAATGATGCTGTTTTTTGCCTAGCGTATTTTCTGCCTCTTTAGCCAAATTTCTTTCTTTTTCTTTAACATTTGGCTCTGCAGCAAGGTGCTGGTGTAGCTGAGTTTTACTTTCTTCTGCCATAGAAATATTCCTTTAGTTAATTAGTCTAAGTCTAAATATTAAAAAGAAAAATGACAGGGCTCTCCGACGGGCCCAACATTTTTCTTAATTTGTATTTTCTCCAGGATTACTGCGGTTTGGGTTCTTTTTCCCGGACTTGCCTGTGTGCCTAGGGGGCCGATGACCGAGTGCGTACTCAGCGAGCTGGCCGCAGCAAGGGGCCTACAGCAAGGAAGGTGCCCTTCTTTGCTGGAGGGACCGAAGACGCGGCTTGCGAGGAGGACGTGCCGGTCGAAGGCTATGTAGCACACAGGAATATCAATAATGTTGCGAAACACAACAAATAGATATTTATGAATTTTTTGCCTTTTTTCGTCTTTTACGTCGCTTACGCTTTGTCGGAGATTTTGAAGTAGAAGGCTTGGAATTCTTTTTTCTTATTCCAGGATTTTTTAAAAGCTTGCAATCCTTTGCTAATAAGGTTCTTAATCTTTGGTCATTGTCAATACATTCAACACAAAGTTGTTGTTTTTCATCAATATAAATATTTTTAATAGTTAATTTATAGCGACTTCCTTCATAACAATTAATAATTTTTTGTCCGATTAAGTTCTCATCTTTTTTTGTGATTAATTGTGATTTGGGCACCAACTTCATTTGAAATTGTGGTTTTCTAAGAATTATTGTCCATTCCTTTTCTGTAATACTTTTTTTACGTTTGACCATGAATGTGCTTCATAATCTGGTTTAGGGTCATAATCATAAATTTCCATAAGGCCAGCATGATTATACCAAATTGATGTTAAATCAGGCCAATCTTGTTTTACTGAAGAAACATTTTTTGGTTTATCATCAATAAAAGCCACGGGATTTTCATACTCTCCAACTATCCTTGATTTATCCCTATGTGATTTTGCAAACCTCAAATCGGCTTTTAAATCGTCAAGAATACCAAGATTATTTAGGTTTTTTACCCTTTTTTCTCTGTATGCTTCTGGCACTGTAGTATTATATATTATTTTGAAGCGTTTGGATGACCATTCTAAAAATTGTTTGGCTCCTTTTATAAATGAAAGATTTTCAAATAAATCCGATTCCCAAGTTTTTACTACAAGTTTATATACCTGTCTGCGACTATATCCTCTTGATTTTAAAAGATCCCATTGCTTAAAGTCATCTTCGTTTAGATCTATATTTTCGTTTTCTTTTAGTATGACGGCATAGGCTTTATCAAAAGAAAGAATACACCCGTCTACATCTAGAATGATAGGCCTTTTTTGCATAGAAACTCCTTTATGTCATTTAACATTTCCTGAGGAGGTTGATTAGAGTCTACAATGCATTCAGTTGGGACCCGAATACTGTCTATTTCCTTCTCTGAAGGATGCTCTAAAACGGATTTATCAAATTCTCCATATAACTTTTTTATTCGTGCTTCTTGGGTTTCTTTTGATATAAACAAAAATATAGATTGCCAATTATTTCTATCAAACCATTCAAATTCATTTTTAAATCTGCAATCATCTATTATCCATACTGTATTTGGATCCTTTTTAGATTTGGCATCTGCTATTTTTATCCATATTTGATCATCTATCCTTTTTCTAGCGCCATCTGTACCAAGAAACTGTAATCGTTTGCGAGGTTTAGGTTTTTCATGTGGAATAAAACGAGTTTCAAAAATAATTTTATGCCACGCAGTATAAAATTCTTCAGGAATATCTAACCCTAATTTTGTTTGTATTTCGTCCCTGGGATCGTAATATGGAAGAATATATTTATTGATAAGGCTTTTCCAGTCTTCGTCAATATTGTTAACCAGGTCATAAACTGGTCCGGCCAATCTTAATATTTTACTATTAGGTATTTCCTTAACAAGTAGGTTAGCGGCCGTTGTTTTACCACTTGTCATTTTACCTACGATTAATATGTTCACAATGTTTTCTGGTTATTTTTTCCAATGGTCTGCTACGTAAGCATCTACTTTCACTGGCGTATGTTTTATCCATAATTGTGCAGCATCAACCATAAGTTTACTTAACATATTTTTTGCATCTTCTGCAATATTTTCTCTGGCTTCCAATAAAATTTCATCATGGATAGTACTAATGATTTTACAGTCATTGTCCCAACCACGCGCGATAATTTCATATTTAACCAGAGTTAATGCTTTCTTTGTAATACTGGCATTGCCGCTTTGCAAAGACATATTCTTTGCAATATTTGCTGCGTGTGCTCGTTGTTTTGGAAGTCTAAGATTAAAACCTTTAAGCCACCTTAGTCGGTTATCCATATAACATCTTACACATTCACTTTCTAAAGCTTCTGCAGCTCTAGCATCGAGGAATTCCCTTACTTTTGGAAATGCATGCCAGAACTTGGACAATAGCCTTTGGGCTTCATCGTATTCAACTTCTAATTGGTTTGCTAGCCTTGTAGGACCAAGGCCATAAGCTACCAGGTACCCCAATGTTTCCAATGGGCCTGGACTATCCCTTTATGTATCTACCCGTAATTGGGTTGCGTGTGCAATGATGCTTTTGGTGACAACTTTTACACAATATTTCTAGATTTGATAGATCATTATTTGTTCTGTCTTTGTCTATATGATGTGTTAATAAGTTATTCACTGAATCACAACGATTGCATTTTTTATCGTAGTGATCAAAAGCTCGTTTACTAAAATTTCTAATTCCATTTTTATACATATGGTTTGTGGTGCCAAATTGATTACCACCACTACCAACACCAGGCTTAGATATAAATCCATGTTTCACTCTCCAATTGTAAGAGTGAAATGCTGATGAGCATTTTGTAGAACAAAATTTTCGTTTTCTTTTTGGCAATTCATTGCCACAACGCATACATACCGCTCGTCTAGCCTCTACACTTTCTCTTGCCAAAGAGCTTAGCTCGGGATTGCCATCACCATTATGTGTTAAGGTTTCCCCGAATTTGGGCGGTTTTATTTCGGCATAATTAGTTTTCATCTACCGAAGTTAATATTTTTTCCGATTGGTCTTAGATCAGCATTGACATCTTCAGTTGCTACTTTAACAATTCCTTTATCTAAATACTTATCGCCTTTACGGATAACAAGTTTATCTTGAATCATTGTAGCAACGTGTCCATGTGCATCCAGTCCCAAATCAAATATCTTTTTGAATTCTGGGTCTTCTGAGAATTCCGCAAGTAATACTAATTCCATGCCAGCGTAGTCGGCACCTACAATTTTCCATCCTTTTTCTGCAGTGAATGCCGCACGATAATTAGTATCACGTGGAATATTTTGTGCATTTGGCTCGCGACTAGAGTAACGACCGGAGTCAGTGCCACCTACTTGTACAAATGTAGGATGTATTCTTCCGGTTTTTGGATGTACGTGTTCTTTATAAAAACCTGTGCCGTACGTTGTTACGCGTTTTTCATATTCCCGATATTTAAGTAATGCCCTTACAGCAGGATGTACAATACGTTCAAGGACCTCTTTGCCAGTCCCAGGAATACTATGCCCAAGAATTTGTTCTAATAATGGTTTTAATTGTACATGAGAATTATAATTTACAATTGGATCTCCAAATAAATCCTTTTCACAATGTTGCAAAAAATGTTTATCCAATTCCTGTTTTTTAAGCAAACTTTCTTTTTTGGCAGTTGCTTCTAATGCACTCCATTTTGCAAAATCAAGATGCAGGCCATTAAGTTCCATATCACCGGTGACAGAAATTACCTCACATTCTAAATTATATACAGAGTCTAATTTCAAATCAACAATATCAAGGACAAGTACTTTGTGTAATTTATGTAAATAGGCCACATCATCGGCTGCATATTTTATTTGCTCGTCTGTAAAAGGGCCTTTGTGGTTTTCAAATGTTTGTCTAACTGATTTTGACAAATCAGCTAAATTATAATCATGAGTTAAATCATCTAATCCGAAACCTTTCTTTTGTAGTCCGGCCCGAATTAATTGTGCAGCGATCATTGTATCTTTTAGATAAAGAAGTTCTATTCCAAGAGACTGCTTTATCATTTTATAATCAAATTTTGCATTATGCAGAATAAAAACTTGTTGTGGATGTTCCATAACAGTTTTAAATTCTGATAATAATTCAGGAAATGTTCCTAATGTTTTTTGTACGTCTATAACCGCCTGGTTGCCTTGTTCAGTGCCAAGCTGTATTAATAATAATTTCGAAGTGAATGGGTCTAGTCCGGTAGTCTCTGTGTCAAGAGCTAGTGGGGCATTATCCAAACGTCTAATTGCTTCCAGCAAATCAGTGAAAGCATCCTTGGTGTCTATAAATAAAACGCTCATTTATTTTTGGTTGGTTTGGTTATGTTTGATTGTGGAGGATTAACAAAAGAAAATGTACAAATATTATGTAAATCTTGTAATAGTTTAAAAGGAATAAATTGTGAAGATTATAGAATATTATTCCATATTACAAATATTTGTCTAATAAATTACGAGCACGTGGATTACGTCTAATTTTTTTGAGGGATTTTTTCTTTATTTGTCTGATCCTTTCTCGCGTTAAACCAAGAATGTTTCCTATCTCTTCCAAAGTAAAAGGTCTAAATTCATCCACACCGTGATAATATTTTAAAATTTCTATTTCCCTATCGTTTAAATTGTCTAATATTGTTTCTAAATCTATCCTTAAAGATTCTGCTTCGAACCTGTTGTCCGGCGGCAATGCATCTTTATTTGGAAATAATTCAATCATTGGCTGATCGGTCGAAGTTTCAGAATCAAGTCTTACTGGAAATGCTGAATACATTTCAAGAATTTCATGATCAACCTCGTACTCAGAGGGAGACAAGTCTCCCTTTTCTTGCATATCTTGTTCCATCAATTTTCGTGTTTTCTGTATCTCATTAATTTTATTAATTGGAATTCGCACCACACGAGTATTTTCGGAAAGAGCTTGGAGAATACTTTGTCGTATCCACCATACGGCATATGTTATAAACTTCATGCCTTTTTCTGGATCAAATCTTTCTGCTGCTTTGCATATTCCATAATTGCCTTCAGCTATTAATTCTTCCAATGGCAGGCCTTGACCTTGATATCCTTTTGCCACATCTATTACATACCGAAGATTTCTTATAATTAATTCATCCTTTGCACGTTTATTTCCACGTACTGCTTTTCGTGCTATTTTTCGCTCTTCTTCGGCTGTAAAAAGCTCTGTTTTTCCGACGTCTTTTAAATATTTGTCCACTAAGATTTACTTTCGTAATATTTATCTGCGCGCTCAAAGTATTCATGGTGCGTTCTTATAAGAGTATGTTTCAACATTCCCCACAAGAACCTTTGCCAGTGATTGTCAGGATTCCACCCCATGCTAATTATTACAGCATTTTTTATTTTCAAACTATTTTCAGTGTTTTCCATAAAGTCTGGTTCGCCAGAGTTTAAAGATAAAACGTTGTCAATTTCAATTTCAAATTCAGGAATAGCAGGTTTCTTTTTAGCCATAATAATTAACTGGATGGTAGATATAATTTTGCAAAATTTTGTAAATTAATCGTATGAGAAGTATTGGCGCCATCAGTGTATGTTATAGTGCCATTGGCATCGTAAGTAGTTATTGTACCTACGCTGGAAGTACCGTCGGAAGTTCCAGACCAATTGATTTTAAATACATTGCTTGTGTCGGAAGCTACTGACCATTCTCCAATCTGATCAAGCACTTGCTGATTAAAAATAAATTCGTAAGTAAGTACTTTTTCTTTTACGCCATTCGCTTCTATTATTCTTACTTTCATATTTCTAAGTGGTTAACGATTTTAATTTAAGAAATAAAAATACAAAAGTCAATTTAATATAGTAATTCCTTTTGGAATATTTTTTGGATTTATTTCTATCGTACTTTTTAATGTATAAAAGGGTTGTCCTATTCTTTTATCATCAACAAAAAAATCGAATTCGTACACATAAGTAAATGGATATTTAAACAGCATATTGAGTATTTTTGGAATTTGATATCTATCTGTTTTATGTATCCATAAATGCATGGTTGCATTTTTTACGTCTATTTTTGTTATTTTTATTTCCTTTACATTTTTCTTTTTTACAAGAAATCCGTAGCGATGTTGCATGTCTTTTTTCATCATGCGTATAACACCTGTCAGTGTTTTTGGATATTCCGGAGCAGGTTTTGCGGACTGGTTATCCATTAATTTCCATTCTCCCTTCATTATATAATTAATCCTTTTGGAAGTTGTGTATATATTGTTCCATCCAAATATGGATTTCTTATTAGTTTTCCGCCAATTAAAGCTTGCCTATAATAAAATGGAATGTTTAAATAATCAGCATAATGATGAATACTTCTTACTATATCAGTACGCATATACTGTCGTTTATCACCAGACACTACTATCCATTCTATCATGTATTTATTTGTATATCCGTCGCCCGGACATGTTTGGCAGGGATATGCAGGCTGCCACCCCTTTTCACCATAGTGTACTTTATTATCACATCTAAATAAAGGTGACAAGTCTATGTTTTTTGTTAGACCATCGAAGAATAACCATCTTTTAACAAATGGAAGATGTTCGATGGACCTTAATAAAACATTAAGGTTAGTATTATTATCTATTTTTAATCCTATCCAGGTATTTGGCAAGATACATGTAAGATCTGGCTGAGAACTCGGAATCAAAAAGATGTGTTGTTTTTGTTTATTTATTATTTCAACAGCATCTTTTCTCCACATATGAGGAACATCTGGGTCGAAAAAATCAGCCTCCGTACCTACAAATATTCTAATAGGATTTTTATATGTAAAAGGACGAAAAAAGGTAGTATTAGACGTACGCCGTAATCTACCTTTTTCGTATATCCATGGATTCCAAGTTTTATGATACATCATGTATTAAAACCCATGCTTTCTGTTTGTACGTTGAATTTGTTATATTTTTCCAGTTCTACAACTATATAATCGGCTTCTTTGATTGAGATGGTTTGTCTTTCATAATGTGTTATACTTGACATAACAAAATCTTCTACAAAAGCCATACTAAATCCTTTTTTAACTAATTTCGGGACATATTCTTCTGTAGTTTTTTCATTTTTAATTTCGAACTGGCGCCTTTTGAAAAACCCAAGAATTCCGGAAATATCTGGTTTTTTAAATTCGTAAATGCGGTCGAATCTTCCAGGTCTTCCTAATATAGCACTTGACAACTGATCCGTATTATTTGTAGTACCAATTATGATTAATCCGTTCGCAAGACGAGAAACACCATCTATAGCTGTTAAAAAATCAGATAAAGTTATTTTTGCATAATCATCATCGTTTCTTCCTATAACTTTATCCATATCTTCCAAGTAATATATGGATACTGGATTATCTGTTTCGTGTCCTATGGCAAATTTTTCAATGTCGAATGATCTGTCATCAGCAAAAGGTTGGTCATAATATTCATGTGGCATTTTTATAGTGCCATCTTTTTCTATTCTGGTAATAATATCAACCATTTCTATCCCAAATGCCAAACCTAACTTTCTCAAAAATAAAGTTTTACCATTTCCTGGAGGACCATGAAATATGTATCCTCTTTTCCAGATCATGCCAAACTTTTCGTATTTTTCTCGGCTTTTAAGAAATTTCTCGAAGTCAGATAATATAGCATTTTTTAGATTATATGGTAAAATTACATCTTCTAAAATTTGTTTTCCCTTAAGAAATTTTGTTTCTTGAAGTGATTTTTTATATTTTATGTATATTTTTGACAATTCTTTTATAATATTAAAAGCGTTTTCCTGTGTCATATTTTGCTTTAATATTGATGCTTTCCATATATAATCTGCACCATCAAAAATTGTATAAAAAATCCCATAGAAACCAAACCCAAGATCAAAAACATATTCTATCGGAGGCTCGTCTGATGAAAAGTGACCATTTATTTTTAACAAACCTTTATTGCAAGAAGCAATTAAAGGAAAAGTATCAGCAAACATTTGCAATATACCGTTGCCAGAAGAAATTCCAAATCCACTATATTTCTTATCTTTATCTGCAAAAAACTTTTCTTCTACAACATTCAGATTAATTATTTCATTGCCTAACTTAAAATAATCATTCATATTAAATTATCCTATTGTTAATTTTAGTATTAGCATTCCAATTAAGCAACCGGACAAATTCCATACAAAAGCATCTTGTAACGAAAATTTATCTGAATAACAAAAGTTTTCTCTTAACCAATTTAACCAGTATGGCTTACTTTCATCATATTCAAATTCATAATACCATGGGTTAATGCCATCCCACATCTCCCATAAAATTCCAAGCATCCATACGGCTAATGCGGCATGCACTACGTTTTTCTCTGGCATTATAAAGTAAAATCCAATTGTTAGAATAAGGCTAGCACAGAAATGAAACCAGTTATGCCAGCTTTTATATTTTATATTATTTAAATCATTATTTACTTCAAACATTAATATCGACCTGTGCCTTCTATTTGCTCAATCATTCTAATCATTGTGTTTTCATTTAATGGCTCATCTTTTGCACGGTTTACCAAACGTATAGTATAATCATATGATTTGTGCGCCGCGCTAAATAAACCATTAATATTTATTGGTGGGATATTTTTTAATAATTCATTAAAATCTGATCCCATCATTGCATATCGGTGGCCTTGTAAATCTTCAAATATGGTTCTAAAACTTCCTCGTGTTGAATGTACTTCTACCAATCTTAAATCTAATTCTACTTCAAAATTTGGAAGCCATTCTTTTGTATTCTTGTCTGAATGTGCCCAATAATAACTTGATAATTTACCATTAGATTTAAGTATTGGTACTGGAAAATTTCTACTTCTCATATTAAAATCTGGCTATAAATTTAGGTGAATTTTTTTCATTTCTTAAATAATTAATGAAAAGCTGAGAACCAATTGCAGCAATTATTTTATTTCCTTGCTGAATAATTCCTTTTTCTAGTTCATGTGCTAATTGGCAACTTGTGCCATCTTCTGGTGTTTCAGCTAATGTTTCTAACATTTTGTCCAGCGTATTTTTTTCGTGTTTAGTAAAAAATGCAACTGAACGCCCTTCCGATCTAAGATCGATCCAATGTTTTTCTGGATTTTTTTCTGCCCAATGATATAAAAGTTTCCTGAATTGACTATTATCTACTGCTGCTATAACTATATCATAAGCATCTAACTGAGATTCTTCAGTTAGTCTATCTACTTCATAGTCAAAATTATATTTCATTCCAAGTACTTCTGATTTTTTATCGCCTAAATCAAATTCTTGGAAATTTTGATATTTGAGATTTTTGGTATCTACCGTGTCATCATCCCACACAGTTACTTCTATTGAATATGCGCCATATTGTCCGTGTTGTTCAAAATTATATAGCTCTCTACAAAAATAACTGCCTATGCCACCACCACCTACTACAGCGATCCTACGTCTTTCCACGATTCCCAAATCCTTTCTTGTCCATCCGGATATACTGCATCCGGCGTAATATTTTCTTCATTTATAGATATTCTTTTAAAATATGTACCATCCCAATACCAGGCGGCCAGATCATCTGCCGCAACTCCATATATTAAATATACGGTATGCCACGCCGCACCAGTTACATCATATTGGCTTGGAACTGGTCTTCCATTTGGATGTGTGTGAAAAGTAGCGGTTAAATGCAATGCAGATTCTTTGTTAAATAAAGTTGTTCTTTTTAATACTGATAAGTATTGATTAGGATCCATTATATAATCCCATTTAAATTGTGTTTTACTAACATTATTTATTGGATGAAAAAATACTGGCAATGCTCTGTATTCATTATCTATATGATTTATAATACCGGTTAATAATCCACAACATTCTTCTGGATAGTGTTCTTTGCTATATTGTTGTAATTCATCCAATAATTCTGGTCGTATATCAATTTTATGTATCATTTTTCCTTAAAAAATAAGGGGAGATTTCTCTCCCCTTATTTTAGTTTCCGCCTGCCAAGGCATTAGTTAAGATAATATCTTCGGCTAAATCAAGATCTCTTGTTGTAAGCATTTCTGGATTTTTAAAATCACCATCTATATATAGCCATTTTGCCTCATCTTTGACCAGAGTACGAATATTATTTAATGCTGTTAGATGGTCAAGCTGATATTCGTCGTCACCATTTGGAGAGACTACTCTAAAATGGATGTTTTCTTTTTCGAATTTTTCTGTTTTTTGCATTTTAATTTATGTTTGAATACAGTGTACTAATTTGTTTAGCCAATAATTGATCATTGACCAGGGCGTAAATTCTATTAACGAATTTGTCAACGCCAACTTGTTGATTTGGTGTTTTATCAACTATGCAAACATACTGCATATCTGGGTATGTATATACACCACAATCACTAGTATGCTTGTTATTTTCATAGGATACGAAGTATGTTTTTATTTTTCCTGGAACAATGTATCCAGATTTTCTTCCGCCTTTTAAATCTAGCGTGGTTTTTTCTAATTTAAATTTTTCTATCGTATTTTCCAGCAATTGCTTTGATTTTTCAATTGCATCGGTATACGCTTTACGTGCCAAAATTACTAATTCTTGTAGATCTTCTGGAGTAATTCCTTCTATATTTTCAGGATTTAATAATACATCGATTATATCATCTAAATACTCTTTATTTGGTAGATTGACTATTCGTGGAGTATTTTTTATTAAAAATGCTTTATTTCCAATCTTCAAATGCTGGCGTTTATTTTTTCTTACCAATTCCAATTTCATTAGAATTGATTCACCTTTTAATGGATTTTTTACTTGTATGTCAATTCCTGTATCAAGTAGTCCGTGGATCTTTAATGAGCATGTACTTACTTGCTTAAGAAAGGTATTGTATGTTGCTACGTTTTCAAAACAAGCAGTTCTTCGTAATATTGGTTCAAACTCATCTCGATTTACACGAATTTTATTTATATAATATACCGCGTAGGGTGCACCAGTTTTATTTGTTCCACGTTTTTGATGTAATACAATATTGATATCTCCGATTCTTGCGGATATGTCTTTATTATATTCATGCATGGTATTGCCTATTAATTCAGATATAAACATTTCAAAAGCACGATCATAGTTTATGTCATCTAGATCATGATATCTGTGCATTTTTGTTAATAATTCTTTAATGTCTACATTTGGACTTTCTAGAACTTGTCCAGCATATTCTATTTTATTTCCGCTAAATACTGTTTCATTTAACTTCAATGGATCTTTATCAATATTCTTTATACGGGTGTTGATTTTTATAGCCACCTGTTCTTTTTTTAACTTGTTATCACGATCCATCGCCTGTTTTATCATGTATTTTTTGTTTGCTTTATCAATCATGTCTTGATTAAAAACAAACACTTGATCTTTTTTACGGCCTATATAGTATTCAAGTGGATCAAAGCTTTTGGGAATAGATTTTACACTATTGTCAAATTGTATCTTTCCAGGAATATGGTCTTCAAATTGTGCAGCAAAAGTTCCTTCATCAACATAATTATAAGCAGGATTCTCATGAGGAATATCATAAGCACACCATTGTAAATCATCGTATGATCTGCCATAACCATAATGATATTGTCGCTTTGCCCCAAATTTAATTACTACCGCAAGACGTCTATTATTATCAATATCTTTTACACGAAAGAAATTATGTATTTGCCACGAGAAATCTTTAAATTTACTATTTAAAGCATCTATTTTTTTAGAAACAAAACCAGTTGTATCGATATCAGTATCATATAACCAATTTAGATGTTGTACGAATCCCTTTACTTTTTCAATATCAGTATAAATATGTGGATTTATTGTGCCATACCCTGTATTTGAGAGGGTATCGTGCGTACGAATATAATCAATAATGGCATATTTGTAATCATCCATATTATCGAAAATACCTCTGGGCTTTGCCCATACTCGCATATTCAATTTTATATAGTTTATGGCTTTTATGTCTGTTATAGTTGGAACAAAACTAAACCTGGTTTCTGCAGTTTCAAACCAACGTCCGTTATCATCTTCTTTTCCGCATCGTTCTTGTAATCCAACCACTTTATCATCATTTCCATAAGGTGGTTTTGATAAACGAGTTTTTAAAATATATTTTTGCTGAAAAATGCAGTATGCAAATTCATTTTCTAATTTATTAGTTTTGTGTTTTTTGTATACGTCTTCTGCTTCTTTAAATATTTCATCGGGTATATTTAAGTCTAGCAGTTTGTTAGAAATTTTTAAGTTACGAAAATTTGTTCTCATATATTATTCTAATTTATCTGTTATTGTCCAAAATGAAAAAACCTGACATAAATCAGGTTTAATCTGCACTACCAACTAGCAAGTCTTTTTCTCCAACGAAGAGATCAATTTCAAGTCCTACTAAATCCTGTATAGTGGTTTTTCCGTATTTTCTCATAAATTTTCCGAGTGTAGAAAAGTAGTTCACTGATCCGGAAGCATCAGTAGATACCCACAATCCTCGTTGTTTCTTTGTCCCTTTATAATCTTGTACAAATACTTCATTAACTCGAATAATTTTTCCATCTTCCCGTTTGATCATTAAGCAAATCTTATCTCTTTGTTTAGGCGGCTCATTCTCTTCCATGGGAATATTAACTGTTTCTATTTGAATTTCTTCAACAGTGCCCTTTTTTGAATAGGTTCCTAAGGGCGTTGATAAGTCTATCATTTTTTAGTTAGATGGTTAAATTCTAGTTTTCTTATACCTATTTTTTATCCGATACTTTTTGATATCCTCTTTGCTCTCTTCTTTTGATTAATCTTTGCATCTCTTTAAAACAGGTATTCCAGTCTCCTGCCGCTTTTATTTCGGCACGTGGACGGGGGGTATCAATTTTTCCCCATTTAGCACGTACTGCAAATGTTTCTCTTCCTTGAGAATCGTCTGGTCCTGGAATTAAATCAATTTCATAAAACTTATTGTGTCCGTTTTTGCGATTTTCATACCGCATAATTTTACTCCTTGTCAGGTATTTTCATTTCGCAACTGTCGTTTGAGCAATATTTTTCGTCATAATCATGTACAGTTCCGTTGCCATTTAGTTTATCATAATTTAAAGGTTTTAATTTTTTAATTATTTCTTTATATCGTTCTTTTGTTATTTCTTCATATGGTGGTTGTTCATATCCGTGCTCTGTCAAAGGCAAAAAACTTATTGATTTTAGTGAGTCTTCATATGTTTCTAGTACCGTTTTTATGTCTTGTTTTTCATTTTCTTTGACAGTCACAGTTATACTAACCTGATTGTCAGACCAATAATACTGTAAATCTGCAGCATTTTTTACCTGTTCCCAAATAGTAACATCGTTTTTTCCTTTACTAAAATATATTTCTTCTATAGGAAAAGAAATAACCGTGGTGCTGGGAGAATATTTGTCTGGCTCTATAGGAAAATTAGCCTTTTTTAATATGGGAACTAAAGGACTATTATCCATCATTCTAATTCGTCTTATATAATATTTTGAATGAGGATAATGAATACCAGGACTAACTCCAGCTAATAAAGATACTGTGCCCGAAGGTTTAACGGTTGTCATCTTTATAGAGCGAGGAATACATAGCCAATCAGAATACATTTTATCTAATTCTTTTATGTACTGATATCCTTTATCCATTGCTATTAATGTATTTCTTTTTCCAAATTTATTAAATGTATCAATTATTCCAGAAATAGATAGCCCGATTCTTCTGTTACGACCCATTACTGCATTAGTTCTTTCGTCGTGAGTTAATAATAATGTAACGGATTTAGCGTACAAGTACGCAAATTTTAATGTTTTTATCCAATCTTCCAAAGTTTCATGATTACTAGGATATGTTTCTACTAGGTTACATAATTCAAAACTTTCCAATGTTTGTTCTGAACAAGGATTAGTTCCTAATGCTCGTCGATCTTTCCAATTGGGTTTATCTATAAGACGTCCATATTTTTGGGAGTTTTCCAACCAAAAATATCCTGGCTCCCCATTTATTGCTGTATCTTCTGCATATTTTGAATAATTCATTCCTATATGTGCAATGATAGAATTATTACTAGCCCACCTATGACTCATAAGTTTTTCTTTATCTTGTTTTAATTTGCGAAAAACTTCATCATCTGGTGCACCTAGCATTAATTCTGCAGATCTTCTAACATTGCCTGCAACGACACAACGGCCTATTAAATTGAAAATGTCAACAATTTGATCAGATCTTATTTTATAATCTTCTCCACCATTATTTTTTGGATGCAATATTTTTATTATATCTTCTAGAGCATCTACTAATGGCCCGGGACCAGAAGCAACACCGCCAAAACCCCTTATTGGTGCTCCAGAGGGTCTTACTTGTGATACATCCAAGGTCTGTAATTTTCCTTTTCCAATGAAAGAATTAAGCACCATTTCAAGCGCGGCTACCCAACCTTCTCGAGTATCTGCTACAATAAATTTATCGTCGTCTTCCGCCTGTTTGGGTGTACTTATTTTTAAAGTATCTGCCCCCTTTGTATCTCCTGATACACCGACTCCAAGCATAAGCATATCCATCATAAAACAAAAGGGTGCTGAAAAGTTTGTGCTGATTTCATTAGTACTTACAAAGGCACAATTATTAAGTGCGGCTGATCCACGTTCATACATAAAGTCTGTTCCCATAATCCAAAATCCACGACCTGCAGGAGTAAACTTAAATTCCCACATAAGTTCAAACATTCTTTGTGCTGAGCGTTGTGCTTTTTGATCATTCCATGGAAGCTTTAAAGTTTTGGCATGTATTTTTTGCAAAGAATATACACCGTTTATTACGCGTTCTAAAGTTTCCCAATATTCTTCTGTTCTTTTTTCTTCTTTTATAGATCTAGAATATGTACGTTTGTATGTTATATACCCAAGTGGTCCCCAATTAGGCTGTTTACCAATGTATTGTTCTAGAAATGTTTTTGATAATTTAAACCTTTCCATTCACGTTGTTCTCCTTATTCTGTTTCAGTATTACAATTACAATGTGATGGAAAAGAAACTAATGTTCCTATATGATCTCCGGTCTCAAGATCAACCGGATAAGGAGTTAAATTTATAATTGTTATGATTGTAACGCCTGATGTAATAATATCAGGATATAACATTATTTTGTTTTGTTTACCAAAATCTGATGTAGTTATCAGGGCTTTTGGATATTCTTTTGGCCTGGAAATTTTTACTTCGAATTGATGTATTCCATGACCATTAATTCTTAGTCTGTTCTTTGCCGGTAATCCGGTATCAAATAATATTTTATTAGTCATTATTATTCTATTGGATTTTTTGGGGAGTCTGTTACATCTATTATGGCTCCAATTAAAGATGATTTAATGGTATGTGGATAACGAATTATCTGTATTTGTAATCCTACATTTTTTTCTATTATATCCAACTCTTCCTGTGATGGCATTGGGTCTATTGGTAAAAGTTCAATTTCTAACTTCTCTAATGAAGGTATTTCTTGAACCATACCAAACATTGGGCTAGTCCCTACCATTGCTATTATTCTTTTCATATAGATTTAAATAGTCTTCTGTTTTTCTCATCCAGGTTTTTTGAAAATCTGACAGAGGCACAGATTTGCGACCTTTTTTTCTATTATCCCAATATTTTAATATTAAGGAAATAGGAGTCATATAAAATTTTTCAAAACCTTGGACATTATAAAATTGTATAAATACGTAGGCTTCACCACCTACCTTATCCCAATATCTTAGAAATTCTATTTGATGCTGTTTCATATTAGACAGGGGGAAACTAGTTGTCTCCCCCGTCTGTTTTGCGTCAAATGCAATCCCTTTTCCATTGGGACCATATACACCAGTAAAATCCACAGTGGATTGTTTTAGGATATTTCCCTTCACCGGTATTTCATGATACTCGATTACCGCCAACTTATCTTTACGATATTTGTAATTTACTTTCTTGATCGAGTTCTCGAAGTTTTTCCACTCTTTTGGTTGTCCCATCTGGCTTTATAAAATGGATTTCATCAAAACTTTCTTCAAAAGAAGGTTTTGTTAATGTTCGTAATGCTTCTGGAATAAATTCTTCTAACTTTTCACGCTGATCTAATGTTTTATCTGTTCTACTTTCATTTCGTAAAACAGCCTCTTTTAAATCAGGTTCAAAATATAAAGCAACAACATACAAGTCTCTTTTTATATTTTTTGCCTTATTAATGAATCTTTTCCTAGATTTTGGAGTAAGATTAACTCTATCAATATAAATACTAAATCCAGCTTGAAGGGCAGATTCTAAAATTACATTTTCAGAGTCTTTGATAACATTATTTATGTTTTGTGTGTATACTGGCCCAGATAACATTGTATTTATATCATCTCTAGAAATCCTCAATACTTGCTCTTTGTCAAAATGTTCAGCCCAGTAAGTAGTTTTTCCAGAAGCCGGTATTCCAACCGGAATATAAAGTTTTTGCGTCATACCATAATTCCTGGGAATTATATACCTTTAATAATTTGGATTATTTCCTTAGGAGTTTTTGGAGTAGTTGGGGCTAATCCACGAATAGGACGTAGTTGGGAAATTATTGCTTCTTGCCATTGTGCTAATATTGACACTGCTCCAGGAACACCTAGCTGTTCAGCAACTGCAGTCGGTGATGCTGGCCTAGAAGGGGCCATACCAGGAGTATGTTTTCGATAAAAACCTTGAATGGTATGTTGCCATCCTTTTAGAATATCTTCTGCAGTATTATCACCTACAATTTTAAGAGGCCTTAACTGATCTTCTGAAGGTCGGCCGTTTGCAACTGGCGCAGCAATTTCTGGAGGTTTTTCGTCTTTAATTTCGTCTTTATTTTCATCTTCAGATGTAGTTTCACTCTGTATGTCTTCCTCATATGTATTATTTACTTCTACTCCCACAGGAATATCTTCTTCAGGGATTGAGGTTTTTGCTACGGCATCCGCAACATCTTCTATAGAAATAGTTAAATCTCCATTTTTCAAGACTGGGGCCGCGTCAACCATTTCTTTAAAAGAAGGTTTATGTGTAAAAATTCTTTCTACAAGCTCATTATTTGTACCAGATGCATCAAGATTTAAGTTTTCGGCGATTTCGATAAGCTGTTTTTTCTTTTTAGATTTCAATTCATTCATTGTGTAACTAGGCATTTATTGTTCTCCTTTTAAAATAAAAAAGAGTTCGGTTAGGCAAAAATCTGGCCATAACCGAACTCAAAACATACTATTTAAATAAATTACTCTTTGGTTGTCCGATAGGTGTTTCTGTCGGAGCATTATCTGTATCTCCGTCAGTTACCTCTTTCCAATTAGTAATTTTATTTCTTGGGTCACCAGAAGGAGTGGTGTCTGGCTCTAGAAATGCTTTACATATTAATCCTGGCATAGAGGCCACGATTGCGTCTTCGTCAACATCTCCGCGATTAACCAAATCAGATTTTGCTTTTTCCAGAAAAGTTTTTAACGCCCAAAGTGAGTTGGAACCGAGATTAAAGTTATTCCAAACTTTGCGTTTATCATATTTTGCTGGAGAAAGAATATTAAATTCTGTATTAATTAAAGTTCTGGGGCCATTTTTTGAATCTTGCAATTCAGCCTTAACAACTTTTACCACATACCAGCCTTCGGGTAAAGCAGTTTTTACGTTTCCTGTTTCAACGTTAGTAAAATTTATCATTAGTTCTCAGTGGTTATTTCTTGTAATGATGAGATAAACATTGCAGCTTCATCTTCTCTTAAGTCAAGAGCACTTGTAACTGCATATTCGTCCAGAAGTTTGTGGTTTACTACTTCTTCATCAAGAGTAGAGACTATTGTTTGTAGTTCTTCTAATTGAGCTGCAGTAATTCCTGCAGTTAATACCGTGGTTCCCTGGAATACCACTTCATTATTGCGTCCAGCGGCTTGATTAAAACTTGACTGTTGTTCAAATTGAACAGCTTCTCTTTCTAACCCATCCACACCTAAATACTTAACAAAAGAAGGATAACTGAATTCAAAAGTTTCAGGCATGCGATTACTTCTATCTTTTTCTACTATTGCCAGCCTTTTTCCATCTTCGTCTTTTTCTAGCCTTAAGACAACGTCAACCAAGTATGGCAAGTCCTTTGGACCATCTGGTTGTACGCCAATAATTTTCATAAATTCGCCCTCGTCTTCAGAATATTGGTTCTTGGTAGGGGCGGTTAAAATAATATTCATATCCAAAGATAATATTTTTCTGAAAAGAATATTTCTTTCTTCTTTTATTACTTTGTAATCAAGCGGTTGCAGCGAATAATTGGGGTTCGCTTTTTTAACTCGCATTCTTTTTAGTTGTTTTAATACGATACTATCATCAATTCTGCGGATAGGATCTATTACAAATGTTTTAAAATCTTTTGGATCTGCAAGTAATTCGTCAACTGCTTTATCAACTACTTCATGATCCTGTGTTTGCAGGCGATAAAAATTAAATTTATCACCATAGAAATTAGTTCCTTTTTCTGTATCAATTACAGCTGGATTCGGGAAATGGAGAGAAGTTACTGTTTTTCCGGATCCAGAGGGACCATAAACATACATCTTTAAGCGATTTGCTTTTGGTTCTGCTTTTTCAAATAAACTCATTTAGTTAACTGGTTTCTGTGAGGGTGCGTTGTTCATCCAACTTTTTCCCCACATCCTCTATAATTTTTAGCATCTCTTTCTTAGCAGATGCTAATGTTTGTTTCAATTTTATTGGATCTATCGGCGCTTTTTTATATTTGATCATATCATCAACTAGATGATTATAAACATTTTCTAATGATGTCAAATAAAAGGGCCCGGAATTTCCAAAGTGGTAAATCCACTGCCGAGAATCCCAATCTAGCTTAAGAACGGTTTTTCCAATCTTTGTTCTTATTCCAGTTTCCGTTTTGATGTTTGAGATAGTTTTTTGTGATTTTGTAGATTTCATAAGTTGCTTCAACATCTCTCATGGCATATTCTGCTATTTCTTTTATTTTTCCTTGTTGGAAAGCAGCCGCTACCGTATCTGCCTTCACATCACCTTCTTTTGGTGTAGGGATACCAAAGAATTCACATGCAAGTTCCAATGATGGCCTTAAATTCATTGTCCAGTTGGCTAAATGCTGCATAACATCATAATGTGGATAATTTTGATATAATCGTAAATCTAGAAAATCATTATTTGTTACTTCTACACGATGCTTCATTGAACGTACCTGTATAAACCAGGTATCAAATCTAAGACTATTGAATCCTACAAACGTACCAGTAAATCCTTTGACATAATCCCAAAAATCTTCGAGCAAAATTTTTTCTTCTGGCTCTACTAATCCATTTTTCATTTGTTTGGGAGCTGCTACCAGGGTTGACCGATTACCAGATGGAAATCTATCTGAAATTTCATACATTGAAATACAGATGATTTGGCCAAAAAACGGATTGGTGGCTGCTACTAATCGTTCAGCCTCACCAGGATCCATATCACTTTTTTCTACGTAATAATCTATTCTGTTAGCCATTTTTTCTTTCTGCAATTCACTAAATAGTGAAACCTGCGGGACAGTTTCGATGTCCCATACTATAATATTTTCCATAATATTTTGGTTTTTGCGTTGTAAATATACTTAAATTATTCTATCTTTTCAAGCATTTTATTGATTACTTGGGTATGATGATCCCAAATTTTTAAGTGTTTCATTACTTCGCATTTTATGAGATTTAACTTGTTTATTTCTAATTTTACTGCTAATCCTATTATATTAGGAATGGTTTTTTCTGCATCAACTTTATAGCCAACATAGAGTTCCATCATTTTTTCTGTCTCGGAATACACAACACCAACATAATCACTTTCAATATTGTATGATGCCATATTGCGTTTTCCAAACTTTTTTGATGGTTCAGCCAGGACAGCTTCCAAATGATTTACTTTCCAAACTCTTTTATGGTATGTAGTTACTCTCATTTTAATTCTATAGGGTCCAACGTGGGAGCAATAAGAAATGTTCCAGAATAATTAGGAAATTTACTTCTTGCCGCTTTTAAAACTTTGTCTGATCTGTTGGTTCGATCTGACAAATGGGCAAATATTACAAAAGATGTTTTGTCTATCCCTATTTTTTCAAGGCCATCTAATGCATCGTCGGTACTTAAATGTCCATATGCACTTGCTATACGTTCTTTTAAATAATCAGAATAATATTCATAATCTTTTAGCATTTGAACATCGTAATCTGTTTCAATAAAATACGCATCAGCGTGTGTCATATATTGTACCATTAGCGGGGTAATAATTCCCGTGTCTGTAACATAACATAATGTTTTATTATAAGTTGTATCTTTTATTAAAAATCCAAAAGTATACTTTGCATCATGCTTTGTACTAAACGTTTTAATCTCTATATCACCAAATGTTAAAATATCTGATGGTTTTAGATTTACCATTGTAACATCTTCAAACAGATGTTTTTTTGCATTATAACTCCACTCATGCATATATACAGGACATTTAAACTTTCTACCAGCAGGGCCGGCGGAGTTAATATGGTCCGAATGTTCATGTGAAATTATAATAGCATCGAACTTATCTCTTCCAGTATTTTGTGTTATTTTTTTGACAGAGACACCCACATCTATTAAAATGTGAGCATCCTCTGTCCAAATATAAGTACAGTTTCCGGATGATGAGCTCGCTATAGGTAATATTTTCATTAAATTATTTTGTGACTATAGTGACTGCGTGGCCATGTCCTCTTCTCGTTATCCACGCTTTGAGTGCTCTGGCCTGTCGCCAGTCAATCTGGTGAAAATTCTTTACAATACTTGAAGCATCGAAATTAGCATAAGCACTTACCCATGCGCGGATTCCAGTAGCATTTATTAGGCGTGGAATACGCACTTTGTCTTCCAACGTAAAGTTAGTTACATCTTGTACGTTATTTGTTTTACCTGATGCTAGGGCTGTTTTAATATGGTTCGTATGCTTATATGTAACGTTTACAGTGGATTTCTCTAACTTATAATGTATGGATAAATTTTTTATTTCGGTTCTCTGCTTTCTAAATTTTTTAGTCTTGCTTTTCATTATTATCACTTTTGTCTATTGTACTGGTTCTGTTTCTATCGTTTCTATTATAGTGCACGATTTTAAATATGCATCTATAGATTCAGAAGACCCCCACATATTTTTTAAGTATATGTAGAAGTCTTCATCTTCGAGATCTTCTGCCTGGAGAGTTCTGACTATACAAAATTTTCTACCAGTTGCATCCATCTTTGGAAATCCGTGGCTGTGCATCAAATATGTAGTACTAGGTAAACGAACATTATTTAATTCTTTTTCTGTAAGAGTTTCATTTGTTATCAGTATTATTGGCTTTCCAATATATGGTGTAAAATCCATTAGAGGTCCTCTGCTTCTGGGCTTGTATCTACTTCATCTCCAAGAAATGTTTCCATATTTGCTGCAACCTTTATTAGTCTTTTTTCGTATTCTGGAAACCAGTCTGGTGCATCTTTGATAGATGGTTTAAGAATATTTACCACCATGTTATCCAATTTATTAAGAATGCCAACTAAAGTTGAAAGACTTAAGTCAGTGAAATCTTTTCCAAATAAAACAACAACTTCGTCTAAAACAAAATAAAGAATTTCTGTTGGTTTTGGAAAAAATATATTAAAATCGCTAACTTTCATGTCAGCATTTTTTTCTTCAATCAATGTACCATCAATTTTATAAATTTTTATATCAATGGTGTTTTTCTTGGCCACAAAAATATACTCATTTCTGGCCCAGATCTCTTCGGGGGTGATAAATTCTATTTCTTTTGAAGTAGAATTTTCTTGCTCTTGTGTTTTATTCTTACTCATTACTCCTCAAAATTTCGTAAATATACTTTTCCAATTTAGAAATTGACTTATTATATTCTGACACCCATTGGGTGTTTTTATAGTTTTTATCACGAGTATATTTCTGTACTATGATGTTTGGTGAATCTATCTTTAAAAGTATAGACGCTAATGCATCTAACTTTCTTGTTCCAAATTTTTTACCACAAACAACAAATACAGTCCATAATTGATTAGTACAATAACACACTTCTTCATCCTCAATAATATGTATCTCAATATCATTAGAGGTTATTTCTGGCCGTCTCATTACTGGAGTTCTTCCCAATATAGTATACATTTTACTGCCTGTAGGAGCAATAAATACCGGAGAATGGTAATTGTTTATTCTTGTTGTAGTAGATAATATTTCCGGATAAGAGGGCTGAGCAATAATGGAATTCTTCAAGTTTTCCAACTCGGCCATATCCGATAAATTTATTTTTTGCACTTGCTTTATAAAAGCGTTTGATGCAGAAATTTTAGAAGGCATCCTTCCATGTTCTACATGCTCTAAGCTTTTTATAATGTCGTCTAATGCAAAAATTTCTTGATTTTCTTGTTCTTCTTGACTTGGCATTTATTTTAATAGTTTGTCTTTGTCAACAGGATACACAAACATATTTTGATTATTAAATACTTTCTTTACAGGCGATGGACTCTTAATATATTTTGCCTTATGTAGATCCTCAATAATAGTTATTTTTGAGAATTCAAGGCTTTCACCTGCGCCTCTCAGGTATTTTTCTACTTCTCTTAATGCTGTATCCATTATTAGATAATCTTCTCCACCGCTTCCATGGTATCCAATTATTGGAATCATTTTAATGGTTTTGTCCAGATCAACATCTTTACTGGTTTGTAAACGTAACTTGCCGATGGCAAGTAAATCACGCATAGTAAACCAGAATTTTTCGGCGGGGCGTTGTATAGCAGTAAGTCTTATTAGATTATCTACCTGATCAATTAAATATTGTTTAAATTTATCCTGGTTAGTTTTTGCCTCTGCTGACGGCCAAAACCATTCAGCAAAGAAATAATAAGAAGTATACAATAAAGACATATTACGAGCAATACGAATATCATTATGCTTGCCTATTGTATATTTGTAAAATTCTTCATGTGCTTTTCTTTGAAAATCATGATATACAGTTTCCTTATTAGGATATTGCAATACATGATGAATATATTTAGCAGTAATGGCGCTGTAATATTTCCTATTATCCAGCACTCTTAATCCTGCCGCGATGTTTTTCTGTGGTTGGCTATAATCCAAAGTAATGGTTCTTGCCATAACTGAACTTTGTCCCTCAGCTAAATCTTCGCCGGTGATCAATAATGTGCCGCGCATAGGTTTAGCTTGTTTAAGTTCTGCTTCTTTCGTTAATCTTGTACGAGCACTACGATCGGCATAACTTTGAAGAATACCCAAAGCTCCTCTATGGTCCTTAATATTACCTCTTTTCCAGTCATCAATTAAAAATATAGTATCTTTGTAATTGAATCCCGCAGTTTCCAAACTATTAGTTGTTGCTGCCCATGATTCATATCTTCCAAAATGCGGGCCATAAAAATGCTGCATAGTTTGTGCTATAAAAGATTTACCTTCTCCAGAACTACCACGAATAAATAATATATATCGTGTGCGGTCATTTTGATATAACCAGGGCTCTATAATAGGAGAAAATGTATGTCCTAATAAAGCATGTGTAATTCCAAAATCTGTAAGATTTAATAAATCATCATTGATATGTTTTATCAAATCTTTTTCTGCCTGAGCGTCCAGCATGGTTAAATCTAGCCACTGGGCAGATCCACGATTGCTTAAATCAACGATAATTTCAGAATTGTTTCTAACGCTTTTTGCATCAATTACTACAGATGGACTTATATATCTACGATGCGGATCGTGTTCCGGACCATCATATCCAAATGATTCTTTAATCAAGGTAGTGTTAGCTTTCGTAAATTTGTTGATGGCGTTAATAAAATGATTATAGTTTTCAACAAAAATACCTTCATTTCCAGCTACATTATAAATCTCTGATCTTAGCTTATCTGGATTTCCGAGGTCTTTACTGCTAATCTCAAATGGATAGCTTTCATCACCTTTAACTAATTGTCCTTTAGAGGTGGTTTTTACTGTTTCACCATCATCATGAATTATTGTGTCTGTAATATCAATAATAAAGCTTGACAGTAATCGATATTGGTCTTTACCATCTGGCTTATATAAAAATTCCGTTCCCTGTTTTTCATAAATCTCAATTCGTGATTTATAGTCCAAAACAGTATTAAGACTAGCACCAGTAGTCATGCCGCCAGCGTGTCTGTGAAAAAATACCGTAGGATTTTTACCACCACGAATATTTGCACACGGCCCCGGGCACATATTATTCATGGAAGGCGTTTGTAAAGTTCTACAATTAATAGCTTTATAATGCCTTTGCTTTAATTTTCCAATATAGTAATTGGTTTTACCTTCATCATAATCATCCTGAAGTTTCATTAATTTTCTTAATTCGTCTTCTCCACCAGGTACATTTAATAATATATATCCAAGAGTGAGCCGTTGTGCATGATTAAGATGGCCTAATGGTGCCTGTTTTTTGATATCGGCCATTACAGCACAATTGAGAAATATAGCATCTATAGGACTTACGACTTTTCTTATTTTTTCAGAGTCAACATACTCAACACCTTTTAGTACATCGTCTAAAAAATAAGAAAAAGTTTTTGATAATTGATGCATACCACAAGGCAATTTTATTAAATTACCATAACCACCATCTCCCAGAGTGTCCTGTTTTGGAAAAAACTCTAAATGCAAATTAGGGTCAACAACGCCGACGCTACTTAACATTACAGAATTAATATCTCTGGCTGTTCCGGCAGGTATTGGTTCTTTAAAAAAATACCAAACGTGTGCACCCTTCATTCCAGAAATTTCTGCATATCCGGTTATTCCATATTTGGCAAGTTTATTTTTGATTATACTTATCTGTTTATAAATCAGATCTTTCCAATCATCAAACTTATAATCTTTTTTACTCCAAACATCTTTATTTATATCTATGTCTATACAGGAAAAAGTTACTGTGTCTTGTTTATCTAAATGATAAATACCTAAGGTTTGTTTACCTTTTAAATGTGCATCTAAAGCTACATCACTAATTGGACTATTGCTGGGTAAATATCTACCGTCTGGCTTTTGTATAGCGTATATATCTTTACGGTGTACAAACAGTTTCTTTAGAGTTTCTACGTCCATGGATCCTCCGTGGTTTCTGTGGGGACCCAAATATACAAAATTTCGTTTATCATGTCAAATTTTATTTTATTCGGAATTCTTCCCAGAATATTTTCTTTTGTTTTACTTGTTCTTTTATCTTTTTTTGCCTTTGTGTTAATCGTGAATTTGCTGACTTAATTTCAAGTAGTGTAATTCCTCTTTCTTCAAAGACAATATAGTCTATGGGGTTCCCTAAAAATTGTATTGATTGCGGATTATGTTTAAAATCTTTCAAGAAAGGAGCAAGCTTTTCCGCCACCTGTCCTGTCACAATCTCAGACTGTTTCTTTTGAAATATCAACTTACTGCGGGATTCCTCCCCCTGTCTTACTTGTTCTTCTAATTCTTTTACCCTACTTTTTGTTTTAAGGTAATAATTAATATAAAAAAAGGCAGTTATACCAAGTATAACTGCCAATATAATTGTTAGTGAGTCCATTACATAAATTGTTTTACATTTATAAAAATACCGGCAATCTGCTCATTATTCATAATCGCGGACTTGAGTTTACATACACGAGGAGAAATACATGATCCACATAATTCCTGTGGATATTGATGCTTCTTTTCCATTTTACTTATTTCTGTATTTAACAGGACATACCCGTCCTGCCTTTTATCATGTATGCAAAGCCCGGCATGTAAACGGGATAAATATTGTCCAACCAGGTCTAAAAGCATATCTTGAGCAGGTTCTTCCTGTTGTCTTCCAAGTTCGGCTTTAGCAATATTTGCTAATGTCATTGACAACTTTCGAATGATATACTGCCTGGTTTTAAAATTTCGGATTTTACAAAACTTTCTTATATGGTCTTCAACCAGTTTGACAACTGGATTTTTTACAAATTTATGTTGTCCCATCAACTCTCCTTATGTTTTATAAATCCTCTATGTATGTAGCACCGCACCAATCCATAACTCCGTCTAGTGATTTACGAGACTTAAACTTATGATTATCACATACGCATGTAATATGGGTAGGTGGTAAGGACTTGTAAAGGTCCTTGGAATAGAATGCCTTCGGTTTTCTTTTTCCATACCAACATACTCCACGGCGCTGTTTTCCACGATAATAACTGAAATAAGAACAATTGCCACAGCATTTTACTTGCCGATGCATTGGTCTTTTTTCTTCTATCATATCAATTTACCCTGCAAATGGTCGTATTCATGTTGTATGATTCGAGCATCATACCCAAAATATTTCTCGGTCTTGTCGATTTGATCCACCGGATCAAAGTATGTTATTATAACGTTTTTATCTCGTTTTTTCATCTTTGGTTTTTTGCCTTGTAACGACATACAATTTTCCGGCCAGAGCATCTTTTTACCAGTACCTTTAATAGTTGGATTTACAAAAATTTTCCAAAGTTCATTTCCACCAAAATGTACTCTAGCGATGAACATCGCGGGAGGAGGTTCTTCCGTATCTTTCCAAAGTTGATTGGAAGCAATTCCGACACATTTGCTTTCATTTGCTTTGGCAGTGCTTGTTAAATCCTCCATTAACATAATAAATTCTGTCAAATCATTTACAGGTTCAGCTGGTGTGGTCAAAATTTTTCTTTCTTCAGGATTCGATGCCTGATTAAATTCTAAAATCATATATTCTCTAATTTCTTATTCCACATTATCAAGATATTTATATATCTTGTTTCTACGATAAGCCTGATATTTTAATAGATCAACTTGCATATCTCGAAAGTCTACAATCTCTGGTTTCTTTTTTACAGATGCTTTTCGCATTATCCGGCCAATGGATTGTTTCAACTTTATTTCTGATCTTGTTGGGCCGGCCAAAAACAATACCTCCAGGCCTTTTATATCTATACCGGTAGAAAATAAACTGAATGTAGATACCACTATTTGAGTTTTTCCACTGTTCAGATTATCAATTACTGCTGCACGCTGCTTTTTTGGCATCGCTTTGAATTTCTTGCGGTGAGTTGGATGTGGAAGGCGTGATACCAGGTAGTCTGCTTTGTGACCCAGCTTATTTAACTGTTCAGCTAAAAACATAGCATGTCGCACGCGTGTGGTTAGTATAACCATCTGTTTACCTTTATATTCATCGACTGTATCCAAAATAAGCTTGTTTCTGGGGCCATCATCGATCAGATCATCTACCATGGCTGCATATTCATCGCTATTCCACAATGGAAAATAGTAATCTGTTTTAATATGGCGTACAGTTGGAATAACTATCTTATCTTTGACATCCGTCAAAGTAAGTTCACTTATTTTAGGCCCTGTGGCCCAATGTATTACAGGTGTTAAACCATCGTCTCTTTCTGGTGTAGCACTAAACCCGAATTTGTATTTTGCATTTAAGTTTTTTATTACACCATAAAAAGTCTGTGCCGGAATTATATGTGTTTCATCCACGATCACCTGGCCAAAACTATTATTTAGAAACCTATATTGCGTTTTACCGAGGCGTACCATAGTTTGTAGTATAGTCACTGTAACACCACGTACACGCCATTCCCCGCTACCAATAAATCCAACCTCGTCTTCATTCTTATTAGTGAATTTAACAAAGTTAGCAATCATCTGATTAGCAAGTTCAATAGTATTTACCATTATCAGCGTTGGTTGCTTGCGTCGCATTACATAATCGACTATCATAACGGTCTTTCCGGATCCGGTAGGTGCCTGTATAACACCGATGGTTTTATCCATCATGTCATTGACTACCTTTTCCTGGTATGGAAACAGCTTGCCGTTGAACCTCCAGTTGTGTATAGGCGGTGCTTCAAAGCGCGCATCAATCAGGTCTTCCGGAGCAACCTTAATAAAACCAAGTAGGGTTGGTACAAAACCTACCGGCACTTCTATGCTGTCAGGATGTTCTGTGTAAAAATGCAATTCCTTATCAATGCCAAAAGCAGACTTTCCTAGTTGTACAACCTGATTATATTTAGGATTAGCAATAGTTAATTTTTCTTTGATAATTGTTTGTTGTATGTCGTTTATTCCGGCAATTGTTGCTTGATTTTTAATTACTACTAATGGCATTTAATGTCCCAATATTCTTTTCATTTTCTTGTTGTCAGTCCAGGCAACTTCTACATGTTTGCCGTCGTTGATAGACTCTATCAATCCTTTTGCCTCTTCATACAAAGGTTGCAATTTTTCATTTTTGCATTTCCAGGTATCTCCTAATTGTTTAGTGATTAATTGGGAATCCGTATACAAAACAAAGTCTTTTTCATTTCTTTTATTTTTTATATAACGTAGTGCTTTAATTAGAGTTAAGTACTCAGCCTCATTATTTGTTTTGTTTCCATACCTAAATTTATGTTTTATTTGCTCGCCTTCTACCATAAAAGAGCCGTATGCGTCCCTTTTATCTCCGTGCTGGTTGTTAAAGGAACCACCGTCTGAATAAATTATAACCATATTTTTCTATTCCTTAGTAAAATTTAGAGTATTCTATACTATTGTGTTTCTTATACCATATCTTGACATGAGTTTTATATCATTGTATATTAAGTCATAAACATTAACCAATTATAAATATTATGGAAATATTAGAACAATTAATACTAAATGGATTTGCTACTAAAGATTTTGATTTATTAGACGGCAAAATCAAATTCTCTTTAAAGACTCTTGCGGGCAAAGAGCAAATGGCAATAGAAAAGTGGATGGAAAATATCAATGGAACTCCGATGTATGTAGTACATAATTTTTCACTTCGCATGTTAGCTTATGGATTGCTTTCCTATCAAGATAACAAATTTGAAAAGAAAAGTCCAGAGGAAAAATTAGAGTTTATAGAAAATCTTGATACCACTATCCTAGATTTAATGGTAAACACTCAAAAGAAATTTTATGAAGAAGCAAAAAATACCATTAATCCAGATGAGTTAGAAAATTTATCGGAGACCCCGTCAGCCGACTCCGCCTCGAATTAATGCTAGACGGGGTCTATCCCGAGGAGCCAGGGAGTCCAAAGGAAATGGCCCTTATTTTCATGAAACACCGCCAAAATCGAATAAAATCTATGGAAACATATTTAATTTCCAAGGCTTTATTTATTTCCGGGACTGAGAATTTAGAAGACAAAAACAAACAGGTAAACGAATACAACAAACTTTTAAATGAATATCAAGATTTAATTAATCCTTCTAAAATTGCAGATAGAAAGAAATTCGAACGTACATTCAAAGAAAAAGCAAAAGATCTTGGAGGAAAAACTCTTACAGATTTATTGGGTGATAAGAAATTAAGTTTAGGAAAAAAACCAAAAGAAGATTTTTCTAAAACCATTACAACAAAAAACTGGAGTAAAGTTAAATAATGGCAACAGAGCCTCTAGAATATAAAGTAACATTCGATACCTCTGAGGTTGCACAAAAACTGTCAGAAGTTAAAAATGCAATGGATGTTGCTTTTGGTGCCCAGGCTTTTAATGCTGCTGGACCAGATTTATATCCTTTTCAACAATTATTCTCTAGCACTGCCTTAACTAGTTTAAATAGTATGGCGCCTGTAAGTTTTGGTGTGCCCGAAGGTGTAAGCAATGCCATGGTTGCGGCACAGCAAGGCGTACAAATGGCGCGCTCTACATTTTCGGATGTGCAAAATGTATTTAATACAGTTGCAGAATCCGCACGATTAGGATATAGTAAATTTACCCGTGATCTGGAAATGACAGGACTTATGGCTGGACGCATGGCTGGCCCACAACCAACACTATCATATCCGGAACAATTACAACAAATAAGTAATAATGACTATTGGGGTAATGTAGGTGGAGCACTTGGTTTTGGATATAAACCAACTATGACCATGTCAGCAGCAGAATATGCTCGTAGAAATGCCGAAGAAACCGCCGATAAATTTATGGAACCTACCTGGGGCGAGGCGATTGGTCTTGGAGTAGGGGCCGTTGCTGCTATGGGAGGCGGACCGGTAGGTTGGGGACTTCTTGGATTGACAGCAGTGCCTTTTGCAGCAAAAGCTGCATTATATCCTTTTACTTCTGAACTTAGACATCAAAGAGCCTTGGAAAGTTATGTAAGTGGCACCAGCTGGAGATTCTTAAGTGGCCAATTTAATAGACAAGAAACAGAACAGATGGGGCAATTCCTAAGAGGAATTCCTGATCGTGATAATATCGCAGCTCGAGGATATGGAAGATTAGAAGTTGATGAAACTGTAGCTGCTTTTACTGAAGCCGGCGGATTTGATTATGTAAGAAACGCAAGAGAATACCGACAAAAAGTAGAACGTCTATTTGAAGGTCATAGAGAATTAATGCATACTCTTCATATTACTTCTAAAGAGGCTTCTACATTAATGGGTCGGCTATCTCGTGATCTTGGTGTAGAAAATTTTGGAGCTTTTTCAGCAAATGTAGGTGTCCTAGCCGATCGTGCAGGATTAACTCGCAACGAAGCGGCCACATTCATAATGCAATCCGCAGAGCTAGTACGCGGCACAGGGTATGGGATGGAAAACTTTGCTCTTGGTGCCGGACGCATGTTGGAAAATGTTCGCAATATGGCCAGAGCAGGAATACTTAGTCCAGAAGACCTACGACAGTTTGGTGGAGAACAAAATATAGCTTTAAATATGGCTCGCTCTGCAATGAATTTTGCAGGAAGCCCCATGGGATTTGTTACTCAAGCAGCATTTATGTCCGCACAGCTTGGTGGGGGAAATCTTGGGCAAGTGGCAGGAATGGGCATAAACGCACAATTAAATGCTGCTGCTGGCCTATTTAGAAGTCCTATGGATTTTGCGAGGTTCTTTGGTCAACAACAAAACCTTGTAGATCAAATGGGACCAGAAGTTGCAATGCAACAAAAAACAATGCTAGGAATTGAACAAGCTCAAATGTTATTTAATAGGCGTCAATTTTCTAGCAATGATTTATATGGTGCATTTCGGGCCATGGGATATAGTCATCAAGAATCCAGAGAAATGGTCTCTACTAGAGATCTTGCCGCTTCTGATGCACCTACCCGCCGTGAACAAGATTATAGTAGAGCATTGGAACGATTAAGACAAATGGAAGAAGAAGGAGAAAGTCCATTTGGTCGAGCATGGCGTGGTTTAGGAAGAGAGCTAGAAGGTGCGATTTGGAGACCAATCACAGGTGCTGCAGAAGATGCATATATTGCAATAGAAAAAGGATATAAAACTGCAGAAAGGGCACTTGGAAGAACCTTTACTGCATTAACTGGAGGAATTTTTGAAGTACAATCTTCCAAACCTACTGGTTTAATGGCAGCTCTTACATTAGGAAAAGACTTTACTAAACAATATAAAAATTTAATGAATCTTGGCGATGCAGATATAGCAGAGTTAGAAAAATCTATTATAAGCAATATGGGCGATTCTCGGCTTATGGTAGATGCAGTTCATAGATCTCTTGTTTCAATTCCAGGAGTTCCAGGAATTATTCCTATGTCAATTGACGCCGGAACTGTTGGCGTTGGTACCCTTAGTGCTACTGATGCTGCCAGAGAGGTACAAGGAATAATAGAAAACATTGGAAAAGAAGATAGAAAAAAATATACTGGCAGAGGGCGTGCCAGCTGGGGAGCATCTTTAGTAAACTGGATAACAGGGGCTACATACACATCAAAAGAAATGGAAACAATATCTGGACTTGCTGAGGCACTAGGTCCAGATTTTACAGAAGAATCAGTACAATCTACATTAGCACAAGCATTTTATGCTGCTGATGTAGAATATGCACAAGCCCAAAAAGCCGGTAAATTAAAAAAAGGCATGACCAGAGAAGAGTTTATAAGAGGAAGAGTCACAACATATTTAGAACCAATAAGAGAAAAACTCGGTGGCGATAATCTGGAAAACTTAAATAGATTTGTACAAACTGCATCTTCAGAATTAATATCTGCATTATCTGGACAAGGCATGGCAGAAAATAGAGAAGAACGAGATAAATTTCAAATGACTTTGAAAACTGCAGCAGAAGATCGTATTATGGCAGAAAAAGGAATAACAAGAGATAAAATAACTGAAGACATGCTAAGAGAAGAGCTTAAAACGACAACTTTTGATGATGCAATTGCTGCTTTAATAGGAGAAAAAACTGGTACAATGCAGGGCAGACAAGATGCAGCCGCAGTATTCAGACAAAGGTTGGGAGCAACTGCTATTGCTGGACAAGCATTATTTACAATAAAAGATGATCAAGGAACTCCAATATTTGACCAAAATACGGCACAAATGATTCAAGCAACAAATAGTCAATTAATAGCTAACGGCATAACTAGAATGACATCAGGACAGCTGTCTGATGCAGAAGCAATACCTGTAAAAATGATAAAAAATTAAATGAAAACACAATCAGTAGAATTAAAGTTATATTTAGAAGGCGTACCTATTAATTTTATCTCAATTAATATTCAGGAAAGACTTGGTTCTGCTCCTATTGCGGTTATTAATTTTCCGCCTAAACCTGAAATAAGTCGACTGTTGCCAAAAACACTGGCACACGTTTTTTATAAAATGAAACCTCCGCAAGTTGAAGAAGAAAACTATTATTTAATTTTTGAAGGAGAACTAACAACTATAGGATTTAGTCGTGCTCAAACAGGTGCTGGGTGCCAATTAACATTTGTAGGCTTAACCAATAATTGGAAAAATACTTATAAAGGTATTACCGATTTTTCTCTTGACACTTTTATGAAAGGACAATTTTTACTTATTGGGGCAGACGCTAGTGCATCTCAGCCAGATAAATATAAAGTACATGATACCAAACCAGACGAAGAAAAACAGGCTAATTTTCTAATATCAAAATTTCCAGGAACCAACATTACAGCAAGATTACAACAAGCAGTAAGACTATTTACAAATGATAATGATAGCGAAGACGCTATAGACCAATCATTTAAGGAGCTTGTATTTAATTTGGCCGATTCTAATCCTTATTATGGTATGATTCATAACATTTTAAAAATACGTGATAGAATGTACGCCCTTAATAATTCAAAAGCATTAACAACATTGCAAAATGAATCTGTAGCAGAAGTAATTCTCAGAAGTATAGACCAGTTAAATAATGTAGTAGATGGATCTCAAATAATTGCTACCCTTTTAAATAAAATCGAATATGAGTATATGGAACCCGCAGCACCTACTAAAGATGAAAATGGTAATCCTCGTTCTATAATATTTGCTCCTCAAACCATGTTTTTTCTTCCTTTAAGGTGTAATACAATATTTCCTGATCAAATTATGCAGGCAGGATACGCCCATGATTATAGTAATGAAATTACGCGTTTAGTTACTTCTACTCCACCAGTTGCTTTAAGTCATGTACCTTCGGCTACTCCTTTTACAATGCAACCAAAGCATATTGCTCCACATGCTGGTTTTTATGAATCAACATTTAATGAGCAAAAGCTTCCCGCTATAAGCATGACTGATGAAGAAAAACTAAGAGGTATAAATCCTTATCTCCATACATATAATGACGCACAACTTGCATATTCCAGTTTTTGGGGAACATACAATAAAAAAGATGATAAAGGAAATGAAGAAAATCCAGATAAAGCTTACAATACATTTTTTGAAAAATATAGAACATCCCAATTAGGAAATTATATTTTATCTATTAACATGTGGCAATATTTAAAAAGGAAATACATGGTAAGAAGCTTTTCAGTTCATACCACATACACTCCACATAGATTGGTAGGGTTTCCGGGAATGGTGTTAGATAAAGAATTGCCAACAATTATTGGTAAAATAGTTACTATTAATTCTACATTAGACGCGAATGGTGTAGGAACATCTACTATAGAATTTCAGGCACCAAGAGCATACAAAGAGTATGATTTTTCTAATAATGCAAATCCATGGACAGACGGAACATTTGATGAGAATATAGATGAGTGGCCAGGAACCCCATTTTGGATGGACGAAACATTTAATGCTGATGTAATTGGGGAAACTTTAAAACCACTAGTTAATCCAGAATCTGCTGATAAAGTTACAATCGATTTTCACGGCGGAGATTTTACATTTGATGAATCCAATATTTCCAAATCAAATATAAATATTATTGCCAAATCAATATCAAACTTAAAAAAGAAATATAATATTTATCAAGAAAAACACCCATTTATAGAAAAAGAAACCCGCAGGAATTTAATGACAGAAACAGATTTTTGGTCTTTCTTACTAGGCAAATCAACCCCAAATTATTTTGTTGATGATGATTATAAATCCTATAAAACTGATTTAAGCTATGAACCACGTTCTAGACAATTAACTTATACAACACAACCATTCGTTAAAGAAAGACGAGATAAAGTAATAGAGGCAAAATAATGGCAACTAATGAAATAGCATTTGGCACACTTAATCCATCGTATTTGAGTGAGCAGCATGATTCTAATAATCCTTTAATTAGCCAAGATTTGACGTCATATAAATCACACTCATCTAAAATACAAGACTATTTAGGATTGCTTTCTATTAATAAATTGCAAAGAAACAGGGTCCATAGTTTTGATTTTGAAGGAGAAATACCGGCCACTATTTTCATATTGCCTAATATATCAGAAGGTAGCACGGGACAGCCATTGCCACAATCTTTCAGTAATTTTATTTTAACTAGTGTTAGTGAAGATCGTAGAGAAAAATTTCAAATTTTCGAAACATTCGGCGATCCAGCACTATTCTTTTTTAACAAAAAAACTCCTATATATAGTTTTAATGGTTTTTTGATAGACGCAGATCATCTAGATGAAACTCGTCCCGGTGGCATTACCGATTATAAAAGTAGTTGGGCAAACGAATTTAGAAACTTGTGGGAAAAAGAAATACGCGGAACCAAACTAATTGAAAATAATAAGATTGCTGCTATATCATATAGAAAAACTGTTATATATGGCTATCCAATAAACTTATCGATTCAAACAGACTCCAGACAGCCTTTTACTGCCGCATTTTCATTCAACATGGTTGTAAAAAAACATAAATTAGAAGAAGTTGGCAATACATTTCTTGATGTTAGACTATTTATGACTCCTGCACAGCGTGATGCATTTGACATAGGAATGAAAAAGCTTTATGATATGGAAGCATCATTAAAAGATTTGCAAGAACAATATGAAATGGGAGTGTCTTCCGGGTTAAGCCGTGATGAATTGGCAAATCTAGAATCGCAAATAAGTAAAAAATACACAGATACAGAAACGATATATTTGAACGTTTTAACATTAATTCAATCTGCTATATCGTTTCCATTTACTGCAAGATAGTTGATATAATTATTAATTTTGGTTATATTTAAAAACAATGAAATCCTATACAAAACAAGAAGAATTAGATCTTTGGAAATCATGGAGCCGCGGTAGTTCTGCAGCACAGAACAAACTTATTAAAAGTTTAGATCCTTTGCTTCAAAGCCAGATAAACAAATATCAGCATCCTAATATTCCAAGATCTACTTTAGAAGCGGAATCACGACGTTTAGCTATTGAAGCTTTTAAAACTTATGATCCTTCTAAAGCACAGCTAGGTACACATGTGACCAACCACCAAAAACATTTACAAAGGTATGTTCTAAATTATGTAAATGTTGGAAAAATACCAGAAAATAGGGCTTTGGCAGTAGGAAAATTTCAAAAAATAAAGCAAAATTTAATTGAAGACTTAGGAAGAGAGCCTAATACTGTAGAATTAGCAGATTCTTTACAATGGCCACCCAAAGAAGTGGAAAGAATGGAAAGTGAACTACGAAGAGATTTATCAATTCCACAAGGGGGCGAAGAAGACTTTTTTGAAAATATTCTTTATACAACTGATATAGAAAAAGAACTGCTTGAATTTATTTATTATGAAGCAGATCCAGAAGAAAAACTTATTTTAGAATATACGGCAGGCTGGGGTGGAAAGCCAAAATTAGAAGTACGAGACATAGCTCTTAGAATAGGCAGACCAGAAGCATACGTTAGAAGAAAAAGAGAAATAATAGCTAAAAAATACCACGAAGCACAAAGAAAAGGATTACTATAAGTGTCTTCATATCTACCTGAAATAAACGTACAAGTTCCTTGTGATCCTTCTGATCTAATATCTAAATTAGAAGAAGATCTAGAAAGAGAATTGGGAGAATTTAGCAACACTCTCAAAAATAGTAGAATTTGGGGAAATCCATTAATTACCGCTGGAATCTCACAAGTTCTTGGGACAGCCGCTAGTTTTTTTAGTACTAACCTGGTAGAAAATTTATTAGAATCAGACGTTGTATCCGAAATAATAGAACGCGCACAAGATTATGTGTCCGTATTTTTGACCAGCGAACCACAAATGAAGCTTGCCGCAAATTATTTGTTGATTCAAAACCTTAAATCAGATCTAAAGGCTCGTGTAGAAGTATTAGATTTGTTAGAGAAAAAACTTACAGCAATGGATCGCTTTATAAGAGCCTGGGATTATTATGAAATTGCCAATTTTGAATTACGAAAACTAAGACAGGCAGAAGCTTATATGCGCGGGGCAAAATCTAAAATGAAAAGATCAAGTGAGTTATTTAAAACTTTTCAGAGATTTGCATCAAATCCATATAGATCTGCAGTACAGGATGTAAAATCTGCAGGCGATTCTTTAGAAATTAGATATGTAGATCCTAATCGTCCAGATCTATTTGTATATTGGAAAAAATGGTGGGATAAAGTACAAGATGATCTTAAAGAATTTGCAGAAAATTCATTAGATGTACTAAGTTTATTGCCGGCTGATAAAAAAATATTAGACGATGTATTTCCTGAGTGGGTGTCTATTTATGGATTACTATCAATTAGATTTGTGCAGGAAGCTACCAATTCTGGAAAAAGCTCTACCTGGTTACAAGATTTTGCTAAACGAGAAATTAATAGAATATTTAAAGGTAAAGAATTAATACCTTTAAATAAAACTATAAGAAAAACTTTATTAGAAATTAGTAATCTTGATTCTACTTGGGAGGGAATGAATCAATTTGCAGGAAATCTTTCAACTCAGCTAGAAGAAAATTTAAATAATATCACAACATTGCAAGAACAAATGGAGAGAGATGCCTATTTAAATATTCCTTCTGAAGTGAAACTTGCTGCAAAAAATGCCATGTATTTAACCCAACTTAGAGCTTTATATACACAACTACTAATAAACAAAGAAATTGTTACAGAATATGATGATTTATTAAGTGACTTTGTTGCTTTAGAAACTCTAATTACAGAAGCAAGACGATATCCAGAAGAAGGTACACACCCAGCAGAAACTGTGGCTGATTTAGTATTAGAAAGTTATGAAGCAATTATTTTTGGATTTTTTTCAGAAGGTGGATCTCGACAAGCATTGATAAAAATAGGAAATGTTAAAAGACGAATAAATATAGCATTACAAAATGATCAATATTTAGTAGGACTTTGTAATGCATTTGATGCTTTAGATAATGCACTTGTTTCTGAAATTCTACGAATTTATAATAAAAATATTGGTTATATAGAAAATCTATTTGAACAAATAGGAAATACAGCGGCACTCAATGCTGTAATCGAATTAGATTTTTCAGGATTAAAAGACAAATTATGGCCAAAACGTTCTGATGATCGATGTGTAGGAAAACAAGTTTTGGGTGATTTAGCTGAAAGTAGAGCAGAGATGGATTTAAGACAAAACCAGAGAAAATTAAATTGGACCAAGGCATTAATAGAAAAAATGGATTGGATACAAGATCCACTGGCTGCTATAAAAAGTAATTTTGGACTATCGATGTTAGGTGAATAATGAAAAAAGACATCAAACTATTATACATAAATGACCTCGACGATAGGACTTATCGTGGCTTTGGATCTAAAAGTTCGGGGGTTGTCCGTGGTATTGATGCATTATTACAAAAAATTACTAAAATTTTATTTACTATTGTAGGAAGCGATCTTTATAATCCAAACTATGGAAGCAACTTACAAGTATTTCTAAGCTATGGTCCAAAGTCTGAACAAGAAATGTCTTCATATGTTAGTATGGCAATAAGCCAAGCAGAAGATTTGATCATAACTGATCAATTAGATAAAGATCTTGAAGACCAAGAAAGATTAATAGATTTATCTTTAAAGTCTGTAACACAATTAAATAATAATGATTGGGAAATTGAATTGTATGTGCAGACAGCAAAAAATGAGACATACTTATTAAGAGTATAAAATGGATACAAAACAATTAATAAAAAATATAATAGCTGAGCATGATCCAGATATAGATACTTCAGAAGGCTCCGGAGTAACTGATATTCTAATTAACCCATTAGCAAATGTATTAAACTATTATCAAACTGTATTACAAGAATTAGAAAATTTTTTATCGGTAATAGATTTAACATCATTATCAAATGCTGATTTAGATGCTATTACTTCTACTTTTCTACTAACACGTAAAACAGGATCAAAGGCAACTGGTTATGTTAAAATAGGTTTTGCGGCCCCAGTTAATTTAACTTTGCAAAAAGGACAACAATTCAAAACAAGCGCCGGAAAATATTATCAAACCACAAGACAGTATTCTATAACAGCTGGACAAATGAGCCTTAATACACAAAATAATTATTTCTTGACCGGAGCCATTCCCGTAGAGGCTACGGCAGCAGGCGATGATTATACTATTGGACCAAATGAAATTAATGAGGTTGTAAATCCATCTTTTACTTATTTAAAAGTTTTTAATACTACCAGTTTTTCGAGGGGTGTAGATGATGAAACAAATGAAGCATTGTATGACAGACTTCTAGCTTCAGTAACTTCAGATACATCTTTATCAAAACTTAGCTTCCAAAAAATTATTTCTGATCATTATGACATCAAGGATTTGGATGTAAAAGGTTTTGGCGATATAGAAATGGTACGAGATGTAAATTATGAAGGCGTAGATTTTAATGCTTATACAAAATTAGATTATTTTGGAAAAACACAGGGACAAGATACGCTTCCACATAACCAAAATATTGCTGGGGCTTTTATTCTTAGTGGGCAACAGCCTCCAGACTTCCAAAATTTATCTCTTAATGAGTTTGATGACGTACAATATGAAAATATTTATAGACTGGATGACGCATTGTACGCGAATACTGTGTCTACAAATTTACTTAACGAAACTTTTAGCGAATCAACCTTAAGTAGTAATTGGCTAACTTCTGACGGAGAACTAGGTTTGGAAAGATTGAAAGTTCCAGAAGAAATAACCATTGTTGATAGCACAGTAAGGCTAGGTATTGCACCAGATACTGAGCCTGACATAGAAGTTGTTTTGGATCAAAAGAAATTGAATGCAATAATTGCTCAATTAACTAAAGTTATTACATCTGCAGGACAGAGGATATCATAATGGCAAGATCTTATAAAGGTGATTTTACCTATGACGAATGGTACAATCTAAAAAATAAATTATTAAATGATATAAGAACTATATTTCAAAATTTAATAAGTACCACTACAGCTTATAATTTTTCACCTATATTACACAGATATATGGGATTACATACTGGTATTAAACTTTCAGGAAAGTTTAAAACAAGTGATCCCAGCGAAAATGGAAATATGTGTTATACTACTTTTTGGAGGAGTGAAAATGTAGCTATACCACATGATGGTGTAGGAATGGCATGGGTAAAAGGAAGTGGTGGAACTTATAATGTTTATATTGTAGACAATGATGTACTGAGCAACGATGTATTTATAGGAAATGGCATTGTTCGAGAAGATCTTGGCATTAATAAATTTATTGCAGCAGGAAAAAAAGAAATATTAATAGATACCTGGTATGAATTTTCTCTCAAAATAAAAAATGATAATTCTATAATTGCTAAAGTATGGAATAATGGCAGCGGAGAGCCGGGAGATGATGATGCTCCTGGTGCTAATTATATTATTGTAAAAAGTGGCGCATCAGGAACGGCCTTTAGAGAAGGTACAGCAGAAGATTATCAATTTGGAATAGGTATTCATAATACTAACGGGGGTGAATGGTTCTTTGATGACTTGCAAATCTTAGCAATTGATTCTGCGTATCCATATTCATTATTCAAATTTAAAACGGCCCCCGCTACCTTTACTGGTCCAGCTACATTTAAATATTATGGATATGCTTATGATGAAGCTACAACATATGGATTAACTGCCTATTTATTATCTTCTGGAGAAGCGTGGGTTGAGATAGGCGATAATTCTTCTACAGGGGCCTCACAAGTAGAAGACACTGAAATATCTTATGAAATAGATGATATTTCAGATTGGAGAAATGCAGATGGATATTTATACGCTGCGGTTAGACCAGACGGTACAGTTGGAGAAAAAAACTTAAATACTTATTATACATCATTAGAAAATGTAATGCTTTCTGGAATTCATACTGGAAATATGATAGACGTTTGGATAGAAGCACCTGAAAAAATAGTTGAAGAAGAAATATCCATTAATTCAGTAAATGGCATTATAGATATAACGGACACAGATTTTAATGTACCTATACAGGAAATAGTAGAATTAATAGACTCAGGGGACAGCACTTTAGACTATGCTGATTGGACAATGACAACAAATATTGGTTCAGCATTTTCTACAGAACCAATACAATATATAACCCTTGGTGGTTCATATACTGGAGTAAGTGAAACATTCACAGTAGTGTCTAGATATTATTCAGATGGTCCAGGAGTACAAACTTTATTAAACTCAGATGATTATAGAACACCGGGTGCAAAGAATATAGTTAAAATAAAACCACCACATGCAATACAAATAGATAATTTAGAATTTCGCGGATTATTAACACGTGATCAAGCTGTTGAACATATAAAAGATTTTGTTTATAGTATTGATGATTCAGTATTTGAGGTATCTGATATGTTATCATACCTATATAATCATGGGGTAACCTACGTTAATTTGAATACGTTGAGTATTAAAATAAGATCTTACAATTATAAAAATATAAGAACTAGTGGAGACGGCATACCTGTAACAAATGCTTATTCATTTTCTGGAATTGGAAGTTTTTATACTCATACAAATGATTTACTTGGAGTAACTAAGATTGTTTAATACCGCACAAGATTTTTGGAAAGGTCTTGGAAGCTTTTGGCTTCACTTTGAAAACAGGGCTGATTTAGAAGCTTTTTGGGACGGTATGTTTGAAGCTTTAAAAGAAGCCCACCGAAATCTATATAAGGTAAGTACGGGAAAATTTCCAGCATATAGCCCGGATGTATGGAATCATAAATATATTTCAATACCATTGGTATGGTCTGGGGTAGAAGATAATCGTATAAATGAAACAAATTATTTTAGTTTACCAGACGAATATGTCGGTACATTTTCTATACCAGAACTGTCAGGAATAAACACAGGACAAATCTTAGAGCAGGGAACAGATTATTCAATAGTTGATTGTAATAAAATATACATCACAAATTTAAGTGGTCTAGAGCACGACACATCATATATAGAAAGTCTACAGGTAGATTTATACGCTGAAAATTTATATCGTATAGATCCAATGATTTTTAATTTAGTTAGAAAAATGGCAGATACTGAAAATTTAATTACAGATCAAACACCATATTATCCCTTTACATATGATGGTAGTGATTCTGATACATTATTACTTGAGAAGGCTAAGTTGATAAAATATATGACATGGGCAATGTTTTATTTAAGATTACAAAAACCAAGCATTACCAATTTAAAAAAGATATACAATATTATTTATAATTTACCTTTTGCATATGAGGATGGAACGGCATCTATATCGGGCACATCCTGCACGATAGGAAATTATACTTATTATATTTCTGGAGGCGAGAGCTGGGGTATTGGGGATGGAGCGTCTGTTAACAGATTTGATCCATTAACCAGCGGAATAGAATTAAAAGATAGAATATCTGATCCAGCAGAAATAATATCTGAATTTGGAAATCTAGGCGATGCCTATAGTTTTATTTTAGAAGTAACTCCATTAACGGCCAGTGTCTATGATACAGATTTTATAAGTAAATATGAAGAAGATTTCTTAGATGCAGCTTTTAATATAAAAACAACGTTGATTTAAGGTAAAAAAATAATTAAATTTATTAAACATTTGAAAGAGAAATTATGGAAAAGGTAATTAGCCCTCGTGGATCAAAAGTTGATCTAAGTGAATTAGTTGATAGTATACAAAATACTGGTGCAAATAATATGAAGGACTTAATGGACACCCTATTTAAATCATATGGTGTTCTTTGTTCTGGCATCACAGATACTAGTTTAAAATTATCACAATATTCTACGGACAGTGTCGAAGTATCACCTGGCATGGCTATAGTACCGGCCGGCCACCCAATATCTGTTACTGGAAATGATCCAGTTGAAGATCGTAGATTAACTATAGACGATGGATATAGTGGTTCTGTTTGGATTTCTTACGTACCATTTACTACAGATCCGGTACAAATATTAGATGGATTTGCGTGGTTACCATCCGGAACACAGTTCTCCGATTCTATACAATACCCATATTACGCTTTAGTAGCTGACGATCCGGGTATTTCCGGAGTAGAGTTGGCCATAGTGCACCGTGTTGGCTCAACTGTATATATAACCGATCAACGAACAGATAATAAATTACAGCTCTATGATCAACTATCACATTTCCAAAATACTGACTGGTATACAACTGCTACAGACTTTAAGGTGGGTGTTGGTAATCCGGATTTTGGTGATGGCCTTGGATTGTCTGTAAAATTGGTACCAGAAACTCCATTAGATCCTATAAGAATTAGAATATCAGATATATCTCCTATTAGTTTATATGATTATATTGATGCTACTGCACTAAATTTTATTCCATATCAACTTCGTTCGGCCATAATGTTGCCAACTGCTGGAGTAACAATACAATGGGGACTTGATTATATAACTGGTACTGGTGGGAGTAGTACATTTAGAATGGAGGGGTATGAATCAACAATGCATACTGAAACCATTCAATTTAGTGAAGATGAATTAGTAGGATATTATTTTACGGTAGACAGCACTGACTATCTTATCAGCTCTAATGATGCTACAGATGGAAGTGATTATACACAACTTTATTTAACGTTACCAAATGGTGGAGGGGCAGGAACTGTTCCTAGTGCTAATTCTTCTAATCCAGCAAAACTACATCATAATGCAGATAGATATAAAATAAAAGCACAGGCCTTATTACCAGTTTCGTTGCGCCCACTGCCAATTGGATCTATACAAACAGAGATTGGACTTGGGACAACACCCCCAGAACAAAGCATTAATTTACAATTAATGCTTGGATTTGTATATGAAATTAGGGTACAGGCATGTAATGACGAAGAAAAATCCTCCATTGTTACAATGGCGTCTGGAAAATACATGGATAGGGGAATAACTGAAACTTCTTATGCTTCTCCTTTTATTGTAAAAATACCTGCAATTGATATGACTGGGGCCGCTGTTACTGCCGTTGCAGACGACGCTGGATTTAAAATAACCATTATTGGAATGGACGATGCCACAGATTTTGAAATTGTTTATACAACGGATAATTCCGGAGCAGACTTCACAAATCCTAATCATCAAAGAATAGTAACCAGTGACCGAGTAGTAAACGTTTCTGCTATAGGTATACGAGAATACAATATTAAAGTACGTCCTCTGCGTGGCGGTTTTGTAGCATCTACAATAGGTGTTCCTTATGTAGAAACGAGTATTGTAGGTGGCGCTGGAGGTGCTTTGCCAAATGAAAAATTAGTACCTTATGTTAATGTAGATATATATGGGGAAGCTATAACTGGTGCGAGTTTATTAGATGCAACTAGCAGTTATGCTTTCGTAGAATATCCATACTCTGGGTTACAATTTCCTTTAAGACTTCAAGGAAAAAATATATTAGATTCTGATACTCCTGACCGTAACAAATATAAAATTGCCGAAATTAAAACATACGAAGATTTGGCAGTTTTTACTAGATTATCAACTGTATGGAGTCCAACTAATATCGATGTAACTGGTACATTATATTTAGGAAATGTTGCACCTAATGTATCCGGTATTACTGCACTTTCTGCAATGTCAGATTATTTAAAACGTCAAAGGTTTATCTATCAACACAATTTTGACCAAGATGTTATTATTACAAGAATAGATTTTGATTGTGATACTACTGATGGAATAGATGTAGAACCTGCTATTTTAAGGTTCTATCAATATCAAAATGAATCGCTTGGCAAAGAAGTAGAAATAACTGCGTCGGATTATTTTTTTGGAGACCAGATAATTAATCTTTCAATACTTAGTTCACGCGGTGTTAGACGGTTAGTAGTTGATGCATGGGATCCGGCTGGCATTGGAAACTTTAAACACGTTAGTGGTATATTGACAATTCATTATCGTGATATATACTACCCGCCATCTAGTTAATGAAGACATATGGCAGTTTATCCTTACGCATATAATGATAATAGGTTGTACGGCACTGTAACCAATTCCAAAGGAATTCCCATAGCTAGCATGGGAGTAGTACTATGGAAAGTACAAGAAAATGGGGACTTGATTGCACAGGTAGATTATGATACTACCGAAAGAACGGGTCTTTGGCAATTTGGCATTACGGAAACTGGTTGGTATACCGTAAAGTTTTATGGTGGTGGAGCAATTCCAAGCAATAATATTAATAGAGTTTATTTGGAATATTCTCCTACTGGAACTGATTATCAAGAACTTACTTATACTATTCAACCTACTTTTAACATAATTGAATTAACCAGTAAAGTAGATGTAAATAAGGCTGAAAAAGCTATAATACAAATAGCGTTCTCTAATTTAACTCCAGACACGGGCGATTTAAGATCTATAGAAGTTTATTCTCGTAGAACAGAAGATGCTGTGGATTATTCTCCATTTAAAACTATACCAATTGCAGAGGATGAAATATCCGCATTAAATGTCAGGGCTGAAATAATTTTGGAAGCAAAACCAGATTATTTTGATTTTATGGCAATATTTTTTGATGGCCTTGGAATACCATATAAATCTGGTGGAACTGTATATCAAACTTATGATACTAATGTAAAATTAGATGGCGTTCCTGATGTTTACGAATACGTTGAAGGTGTGGATCTAGAGGCGACCAATACACCTGATCCAGAAAGTGGTACAATTACAGGAAATATTATAAAATTAAAATGGACGGATTTAAAAAATTTGGCAAGAACTGCATTTCCAATAGAAAGTAAAGATGCTTTTGGCAGAGCAGTAACTATCTCATATGAGATGGCACAGCGCCTAATAGAGTATATTGTTTTTATGTATGTATCGGACACCGAAACACAGCCCATAAAACCATATCCAGGAATTGCTGCTTTGTATGGTGCAGTTCCATTTGGTACAACCCAATGGGCTTTTAAAGATTTACAAACACAAACAGCAGGCAAAAAATGGGTATACATGGGGGACTTTGCCACCTCTAGTGCAGAGTTCACTTTGCCTAGGAATGTTTGGGTTGCATTCTGGGTTGGGTTCAAAACGTACCGTACTAACAGTCAAATAGAAACCGAAAGATATGTTTACTAATGAAATCTTATTTTTGTATTATTGTTGGACTTCCCAACATAGACTTTGAAAATGAAAAAATAGAAATTGATCGAGCTGAAACTTTACAAGAGGCAAAAAAATTAATAAAAACAAGAATATATGATGCCGCAATAGTAAATGTTGAACTATCGGACGCAGAAGGATATGATATTACTAAATTTTACCCCCATTACCGCACAATAATTGTGGTAGATGGAAATATAAATTTAATGGATGGAAAAAATGGAGTTCATAAAATCATCGAATGTTGCTTCACAGAACAAATAATTGAGAGTATATTTGATATAATTTCCAGCTACTCAAATAAAAATGAGGATAGTTTGATGGTCCTATTATCTATTCAAGATTCTATAGAAGAACTTAAAACTTCCTCAGGATTTATGAAAAGCAGCCTTAATGAAGTTCACAACCGCCTGGATAAATTAGAACAAAACCAAGACACACTAAAAAATACATTCGGAAAATTTTCCGAACAGAGAATAAAAGCAGAACAATTCTTCATTGATACGGTCACAGTATTAAGAGGAGATCTAAACGAATTATCGGAACAAGTAGATGGATCGGAAAGAAATAGAGAGGCAATTCGACGCAATTTGGAAGAAGCTGGATGAAACACATAAATTAGCAAGCCAAGCTTCTTCTTTAGCACAACATGCAGACAAAGGCTTTATTGAACTTAACAGTGAAATGAAAACAGTTCGACAAACCATAGAGCAACAAAATAAAGATATTAATGGACTTGGAAGCAAGTTTGAAGAGTTTACCGAAAAAATAAGAGATAAACTTACAAAGAATTTGGCATGGACAATAGGAATTATTTTTGCATTGTTGACTCTATATTCAGGATTAATAATTTTAGTAATAACCAATAAAAACTAATGAAGAAATTTAAAGTAGTATTTGAAGTAGAAATAGACATCACTCCAGCAGAAGTCGATGCCATAAGAAAAGACAATCGTGCTTTTCTTACTCATGGATTTTTTGCTAAAGACGAAAATGTCGCAAAAATAGCTGCTTATAACAAAGCAGTAGATAGAATTACTAAGGGGCAAGAAGTGAATTATGAAATATTGCCCTGGGAAAAAACAAAACTATAAGGTAAACATAAATGGCTGTCATAGATTTTATAAATTCCACAGATTTTCAGGATTACTATGTTGCTAAAAATAACTGGTATACAACTTTAGCCAGCGATGTAACTTCCGGAGCACAGATTATTCCTTTGTCTTCTATTACCGGGCTATCTACAAAAGGTTGGGTATCGGTTGACACAGAACATATTTATTATGATTATATAGACTCCGGAAGCCAATCATTAGGCAGTGTTACTTATCCGGTAGTACGTGGTACAGATGATAGTGTTGCTGCCGCACATGATGCTGGCGCTTCTGTAGAACAACGTATCAATGCTGGAGCTTTTAATGCTCTTATGACCGCCGTTAAAAAAAGAAAAGAATATACATTTGAATGTGACCAAGTTGCCGCTGTAACCAGTGGATATCAGGACTTAACAGGCTTTGCATCACGTGCATTGATACATGACTTGCGTATTATGTCTACAGGAGGCAGTACGTCTTTTAAAGTAGAATTTTATCAGACAGATGCATTTAAAGGAATTGAAAAAATATTTGAAAGCAATGTATTAAATTCTATATCAACTACAATTGATGCTACATCTAGTTCTGGTCAAAAAAATATTTATGTAACTTCTACTACTGGTTTTTTAGTAGGAGAAATGGTTTACATAGTAAATTCTGGCGTTTCAAATGAATTTGCAATGGTAAACAATGTAGTTGTAGGTGATAGATTAGAGGCTTACGACGATTTAGAAAATACTTATACTTCTTCTGATACAGTTGCTTTTGTTAATAGACAATTAAATAGTTTTTATTATGAAGATCTAGATTGGACAGGAGAATTACATGTAAAAATTATAAATACTGATGGATCAAATCCAGTAACTGTTACGTTATTTATTGTAGCAGAAATATCAGATGAGCTCTAAAATTATAGGAAAAATTTAATTATGACTGATGGCTATATAGGAATGTTTAGAGTCCCGGAAGCGGGAGCTTTAATTCCTTATACAAATGACGTGACTGGTATGACAATGCAAATTACTGAAGATGCCGTAGAAATGGGCACAGCGACTATTTCTAATGCCATAGTTGATATTAGCAATGTTGATATTTTAACAAGCGGTGCACAAATTACTGAAATAATTTTACAACATAAATTAACTGTTTCTGGGATTTGGGAATATGCAAATTCATACAATGTTAATTGGGTTGGAGCAGATAACGAGGGAAAATTTGTATATGGACCCGTTTCATGGAGCCTTAGTGGAATAGAACATGATTTTCGTGTTTATTTTCAAAACGCGGACGGGCAGTTGGCTATTCAAGACTCGGATGGACAGGTAGTTGGTGTAGATGTATGGCTAGACGATACGGATGTTACATTTAATGGATTTGATGATTTATCGGAATATCCTGAAGTTTTAAATTTAAAAGCAACAAATGCTACAAATGAAGAGGGCGGAACATACGCCACTCCGGCAGTAATACCTGGAAATGGTATTATCAGGTTAGCCTGGAAAGATATGAAAACTCAAGCTGTAGATTTAACAAACCATCCATTTGCAGATGGAAGTACAGGAACAGTGGCAGTAAAACAGTGGAAAAATACTATTGGATATAAAGTTTTTATGTATATTGCTGTTCTTGTAACAGGTTCCGAGCCACAAAATGGTTACTATCCAAATCCAGCTGAACCTTCTGCAAATGGTACATGGTATTTAGTTGGTGAAACACAAAATAATTATTTAGAAGTTGATTGCCCAAAAGCAGAAAAAATAGCTTTTTGGGTTGGAGCCAATATACGATTAAGTGGTAGTTCAGCTACAGACCCAGTGCCACCATTAACTTATGACGAATACAGATATAGTACTAGCTAAGGATAAAGTATGACTGATGGCTATGTGGGCATGTTTCAAAGACCATTGTATCCCGATCCGGTTACTGGCGTTACTTTCAATGAAGTTGGAGATGGTCTTGAAATAACTTGGCCAATAGTAATTTCTGGAGTATC